CCGACCCTTTTTTTTTGCACCTACAGAACGAAAGAATGAGATATGGCTATTTTAAAAGGCTTTCCGCCTTCTGATAGAATTTCTACGGGTGGGCATCCAATAAATGACGTTCAAGTAGACATTAAAGAACGCACGTTCCAAACATTAAAGTTGGCGAATGAATTGTTTGAAGATTTGAGGGGTGGAATTAAGAAATGCACTGTAAGGGCAGGAAAAAGAGATGTGTCATTAGGCCCGTTAATTTTTGAGTCTACTGATCCTGTTGATGATGATAGTGTGTTTCTTTTCCAAGAGGTCAATATAACAGAAGTAAGATATACTACTTTGAAATACTTGAGCGATGAAGTTGCCCAAATGGACGGCGCTGCTGATGCAGTGGAACTTTTGGGATCGCTAAGAAACTTTTATCCAGACCTTGATTTAAACGATGAAATAACGATAATAATATTTAACGAGGTAAAAGACTATGGCAAGACGTAAAAAAGAACCGGCAGAGGATTTTGTTGATCTGTCGGATATGGGTGGAGTCGCTTTAGATGAGATTCGCCCCAAATATTTTGTAGATACTGGCAATTTAGCCATTAATTATATTTGTAGTGGGAGGTTTATAGGTGGCGGGCTTCCTGGTGGCAAGATTACTGAAATTTTCGGTCCACCTGCGGGTTCTAAATCTTTATTAGCAACTTGTGCCTTGCATGGCTGTCAGCAGATGAATGGGTTTGCTGTTTTGTTGGATTTAGAGCGTGCCGTGAATAGAGATTTCGCAGTAGCAGCAGCTAGAATTAATCCTAAACGATTGATAGTTTTCGAGCCAGACACAATTGAAGAAACGTTTTCAAAGATTGTAAATGTGACCAAGCGTGTCAGAGAGAAGATGGGACCAGATATTCCTATTGTGTTTATGTATGACTCCTTGACTGCTGTTCCTTGCGAGCGTGAGTTAAGAGAAAATGATTTGCCTGACCTAGCATCTTCCGACATTACAGATGCTCAGTGGAAGAAAATTGTTGGTGCTAAGGAGCAACCTGGAGAAAGAGCCAAGGCTATCAATAAAGGCTTGCGTAAGGTCAATGGGTTCTTATCTAAGCAGAATGCAACTTTAGTTGTAATTAATCAGGTCCGAGAGAAGATTGGGGTGATGTTTGGCAGTCCTGAAACCACTCCTGGTGGTAAGTCTCTTGAGTTTTATTCATCGTGCCGTCTGAGAGTTGCACCGCAGAAGCAGATGGTTAAGAAATTAACTGAAAAACACCAAATACCGATTGGTGTTAATGTTCAATTAAAGAACAAAAAGAACAGATCGTTTGCGCCTCATTGGGAAACTGATAATATTCAATTGTATTTTGAAAGTGGCATCAATCCTTTGGGAGGTTTGCTTGGTGTGCTTATTAAAGCAGAGCGAATCAAAGCTGTGAAGGCGGGGTATTACCAAGTATTGGAGCCTTATGCTGGCGGCAAAGAGATTAAATTTCAAAGCAGCCAAGAGAGAAACGATGTGCCAGTAGACTTATTGTTTGACTGTCCTGCTGTAATTGATGCTAAGAGCAAGAAGGAAGTCGAAGATTACCTCAAAGCCTTTGGTTCTGCAATTGATCTTTCTCATGTTGATGGCATTACGGAAGAAGAAATTGAAGACGAGAATAAAGACATTATGGCTGTTATAAATGGTAGCGCAGAAGAAGAATAGAGAGTTGGTCGTTATCTTACCTCCAATTGATCAAACATCAACTCTGGCCCCGTTCATATTTTGAGCGGGGTTTTTTATTCTCTGTCCATCATCCATAGGATTTCAGCAGCGTATCTTACGATTTGCTGCATATCTCTGTAATTAATTTTTTCTGGGGTGTCAGTGGTTTGGTGGTAGTTCCTGTGTGTTCCGGTAAAGAGCCATACTATTTTTACCCCTTTATCACGAAAGCTCTTGTTGTCTGAAACCCCAGACCCTTGCCATGTGATGTCTCTGTAGGGGTATTTGTGTTCTAATTTAGATATTATATGTTCAACAACTGGTTCTCCTTGGCTTACACGAGCATCAGGCCCCATTGATTTACCGTGGTAGCCAATCATATCCAGGTTTATCATGTAGTTATGTTTTCTAATATCTGGGTTGCTAATAGGGAATGTTGGGTTATTACAGTAGTATCGACTCCCATAAAGCCCATATTCTTCGGCATCATAGAGTTGAAACACTATGGTTCTTCGGGGGTGGAGTGGGGTGTTTTTTAGCATTCCAAATGCTTCAGCCACTTCCAACACTCCAACGCTCCCAGAGCCGTTATCGTCAGCACCAGGACAATTTCTTACTGTGTCAAAGTGAGCGCCTATGACCAGTATTTCATTTGGTAATTCTTTCCCCTCAATCCAAGCAAATAAATTTGTAGCATTTCCTCTCCTGTAGGGAAATTGTTGCCTCATTACTTGAAGTCCTGCTTCTCTGAACCTCGCTTCAGCATAATCCATGTGTTTATGGTATTCATTGCTGAGGGCATATCTGTGCGTCTTAGCAATTGCATAAAGCATCTCCTTTAATTCCGCCTCTGTAATTGATTCTACAGCTTGGTCAAAGGTTAAATGACCTGGAGGAAGACCTGGAGGTTGTGGTTGAGATGGATATTGAGGCGGTTGATATGGGTATGGTGTTGGCGTATCAACCGGAGGAACAAGGGAAAAGAATATTAGCCCTAAAATAAGAGCCAGTGCTACTATTACGGGTTCTTTTTGCATTTTACAGTCCTTTATATCTGGAGATATATAGGGACTGTAAAGGTTCATTTAATGGTGTAGACGCCTCGTTTTTTGCGAACTATTTCGTAGCCATCTTGTTCCATTTCTTCTTTTGCTCTTCTGATATGGTTGCTGATTGTGGGTTTGCTCAGGTTGTATTTGTGAAATTTCTTTTCTACCTGGGCGAACGTCACGGAGCCATTGGTTAAGAGTTGGGTAACAATGAAGGTTTTAATTTGCGAGGCAAGGGCCAAGATATTTTTTCTTTTGTTGGGTGCTTGCGGGGCAATGTTTTTGAATTCCGCTATTTTGATGCGGACTAATTCATAGTTTGTTTGATCGGCGTAGGATGCATCGCAGAATGCTGTGGGCAACTCTTCCAGGGTCAGCACTTTGTTATCATCATCTATTTTCACCACGGATATTTCTGCCCCGAACACTTTTGAGAACTCTATCAATTGTGGCAGGTGTTCTTCGTGAGTGAAGAATTGTCGCTGGTCTTTGGTTTTAATCATCAAGCATTTCATATAATAACTCCCTAAGAGTATTTTAATTATAAAGGAGGTTTTGTCAATAGGAAAGGAAGGAATCTGAGAGAATGGCATTATTATTTGATATATATAAGCATGGCAGACAAATTTGATGATAACATGATGGACAGAATAAGGTGTTGGGCTGACAGGCTGATCCCTTTCAGCTACCCATTTGTTGCACCAGAGGAAGAAGACGCTATCAATATCTTAAAATTTAGAGAGGTAACGGTAGACGGTTATCATTTAATTTTGCACTTCAACAGGCATGATTACAAAGATCATTATCTCGAAACTTTCCAAATCATAGGGAAAGACACGCCTTTTTTGCCATTCTGCTTGACCTGCAAGCTGGCCCAGAAGATGTTGGGCGACCGATACCTGTCATTAGTTGAGGTATTGAAGAACAATCGTAAGATTTATTGTTGGACTGTTGTAACTGACAGAGACGGATATGCTGTCTCCAGTCCCTATAAAAATCAAGGAGAATCTTGTAATTACGAGGGATGGGAGTATAATTACGTCTATCCTAATAGTGTCAACTTTTATTAACGAAAACGATTTTTCATAATAGTAAATTTTGCTTCGTATTAAAGGTAAATACTGTATCGTTCCCATTTAGGAGGATTCAGAAATGACACGGAAAGATAAGATACAATACCTTTTAATCTCCTACCTTTTGAAACACGGAAGCATCAAATTACAGCTACCGGACGGCGTTGACTTAGAAATCGGCATTACAGAGGAGGGCTTCAGTGGGAAGAAATTTAAAAAGCAAGACTATTGCTGGGTCATCACACGACGAGAAGATCGTGAAGTTGAGCTAGATTCATATAATTTAGGATTGAATTTCCTTGACGAAGACAGTATAATACTTATTGACGAAGACAACGTTGAGGAAACCATCAACGTTAGCGTTTTTTAAGCATTTGTCCGACTATACGAACTGGTATTAAATCACCTTCAAAATTCAGGTGGGTTTCTAAAGTACCGATTGCAAAACCATTGTCCTTTGGTACTGTGAAATCCAGCCAGAGGAGGAATCCATTGTCGAGTAGTGTAAAGCGGGTGACGGTAATCTCCACACCCTTCTGTGGAAGAGTTTCTTCTTCATATACTGGAAACTCATCGTGATCCCTTACGTTGACCATAACGAACGCCATGATTTTCTTGAAGTCAAGGAATTCCGCCCATTTTGACGTGAGCAGGCGTTCCAACTTATCTTTATCAATCACGTTTTGCATGTGAGGTACTTAAAATGAAAAAGGCTGAAGTATTAGTAAAAGAGTATGTTGGTAGATTAACTGATGAGAACGTGTTTTTCTTACATTCACGTATAACACAGAGATATGCCACCGATTTATCTGAAGCGTTGGAGTTTGTTTCTAAGGCAAACGACGTAGACAAGTGGCTATGTTCCGCTTCCTCAGCCCACGAATTTTATTCAATGTTAGACAAATTAGAAGAGCAATTGCAGAAAGAGGTTGCTAAACGAGAGAAGACTAGGGTATAATCATACCATTAATTTCATAAACCGCCTCCCCGCACGCGGGCGGGCGGGGAGGTTTTTTTATAGAGACTGTGAGTTGATTTGGAGCAATATAAGTAATGACTCTAAAAGAAGCGTTTATTAAAGGTTTTACGCCCCTTTATAAGGGGTGGTTTGGACAAAAAGAAGAACCCACTCCTGAACAATTAGAACAAGCGTGGGTGGAATTTACTACGAAATATGATTATAGTTATTTGCGTGATCCATGTTTTCCGACTTTATGTTAGAGGATGCAATGAAAAGAGATGCAGAAAGAAAAGGAACATAGATGCCCCCAATTCAAAAGCTAACTGACCAGAACGAATTAGCTAAATCCGATCAATTCCCACACGCCTCATTTCCCTTTGATGAATTCAATCCAGTTCAAAGTAGAGTGCTTGAGGTCTATGAGAATAACGCCAATTTAATTATTGCAGCCGCTACATCGGCTGGTAAGACCGTTTGCGCAGAAATGCTGCTCAGTCACGAAGTTCGAGTTAGAGGCGGTAAGGGGATGTATCTGGCCCCTTTAAAAGCCCTTTCTCAGGAGAAGATAGATGATTGGACGGATGAAAAACACCACTTCTCAGATTTAAATTTATCAATTTGCACGGGGGATTATAGATTAACTGCTGCCAGAAAAAAGGAACTGGAAGAATCGAATCTTATCTTGATGACTTCGGAGATGTTAAATTCTCGGTGTCGCAATGATAAATCGGAGAAAAATCAATTTTTAAGAGAGATAGGAACAATTGTAGTTGATGAAAGCCACTTGCTGACAGTGCCAGGACGAGGCGATCATTTAGAGGCGGGGTTGATGAAATTAACCATGATTAACCCTGATGTAAGAATTGTTTTTCTATCTGCTACCATGCCTAATGTTGATGAAATCAGCGAGTGGGTTTCTTACGCATTAACAGGCCGGGATACTGCGCTTTTAAGTTCTACATATCGCCCCTGTCCTTTGACCGTGCATTACGAAGCATATTGGGATATGGGAGGCACTTATGAAGAAAACGAGGCGCAGAAGGTCAATCAGGCTTTAGGATTAATTGAATCTTATCCTAACGACAAGTTTCTAATTTTTGCCCACACCAAGCGAACTGGGCACCTGATGAAGCGACACATTCAAGCATTAGGAGAAGAGTGTGAGTTTCACAATGCTGATTTAGAGAAGAAGAAGCGAGTAGAGCTTGAGCATAGATTCAGGAACGATCCTAAGTTTCGTTGTATTGTGGCTACTAGCACGTTGGCTTGGGGTTTAAATATGCCTGCTAGACGTGTGATTATTTTGGGAGTGCATAGAGGTTTAGAAGATGTTGCTACCTACGATATTACTCAGATGGTAGGTCGTGCAGGGCGAGTGGGTTATGACCCTTGCGGGGATGCTTATATTTTATTGCCGCAATCGAAGTTTGATCAATATAAAGACAAGTTGACGAAGCCACAAAAGATTAAATCACAGATGTTGGATGATGCTTTTGGGCACCACAAGATTCTAGCTTTCCATTTGGTCAGTGAGATTCATCATGGGAACATTAGCACGGTGCAGGATATTCACGAATGGTATGATCGCAGTTTGGCTCATTGGCAGGAGAATGAATTAGAAGAAAACATCATTGAGAAGACTATTGAGTTGTTGAGGAAGTGTGGTGCTGTTTATGAAGATGAGGAAGGTGTTTTAAGTGCCACGTCGATTGGCAAGATTTCCAGTTTGTTTTATTACTCTCCTTTTGATGTGTCTGATTTGAAGAAGAATTTTCAGAAATTATTTGAAAATCACGATGAAAAGGATGATCATAGTTTAGCTATCGCTCTAGGCGATATAGATACAAATAGAATGGGCATTGTAAGTCGCCTAGAAAGGGAGAATATGGGGACATTTCTCTCTACTTCAATAAGGAGGTTTCCAAATGTTTATGAGCCGTCTATTAAAGCAGGCTATTGCTACCACCAGCTTCTCCACGGACGTTCAAATGCTATTTTTGCTGGCTACATGCGAGGTCTTCAGATGGATTTTCCTCGCTGCGTCGAAGTATTAAATGCCATAGACAGCATGAGTGCTAAGTGGGGCAAGAGAGAATGGATCAAGAGGCTTAATCTCAGAGTAAAATATGGGGTTAGAGGCGACTTGGTTTTCTTATGCGAGATTCCTAATGTTGGTAAAGTCAGGGCTGAAAAGCTCTGGAAGGTAGGATTACGCACAGTAGCCGATGTCGCCAATAACCCCGGTAAAGTTCAGGATGCCCTCAAGTTTAAATCTGAGCGTGTCACTAAGATTTGCGAGGACGCCTCTTCACTTCTTTGAGTTTTGGTGCAATTTTATTTCTATTCTTCTTTGGTTTCCTCATTACAAAGTATTCTCTGTGTTTGATACTTTTCAGTTTGTTAATTAATGATTTTTCATTGAGATAAAGTTTATTACCTACACGAACATAAATGGGTGCTTTTGATGCCATGAATGCTGACATACTAGCGGCAGGATCGCAATCGGGGAATTCCCCCATTGAACATCCTGTGTTGCAACATCCACAACCATCTCCTGTTGCTACCACACTGGCAGAAACACCCATCCCATGAGTAACTGCGATTGGAGGGGTGCTGCCATTTAATAGAAGCGTGTAAGGGCCACAACATGTGCCCCCACCACCTACAGAACCACCTACGGTTCCGTCGCCTCTGGCCGTGACGCTAGAGCCGCCACAAGAGTTTTTTTCAAAGCAACAGGATGCACTGAGACTTACGGTGACTTCTTCGCAAGCACAAGAACATACTGCTAGTGCGTGGACCTGTTCTTCCTCAAATTCTGGAACAGGAAAGTCTACTTCTAAAACGGGTTTTAATAGAGGGGCACCGCAGCAGGTTGGATCGGTAGCGCAGCCGCAATCGAAAGTCATTTCTGCTGAGTTACAACAACAACAACATTTACAACAATCAGGATCTATGCAACCCATTTAGTTACCCTTTAAAGGGGTAAGAAGAGCTTAATCCCGAAAGAGACCACCGAATCCTTTATCTTTCAGATCGTCATCGGATTGGAAGAAGCCTTCCCATAACTTTAATTTTTCTGGAAACTGCATTTTTACAACGCCATCCTTCTCTGTTTTGTTTCCAGTAAGGGGGTCTTCTGTCCACCATCTCATTTCTTCGACTTCAATGCCTAATTCATCCATGTGGCATTGGTCTTGTGGAAAAACAGGCATGTTAAATTGCTCTTCACCGATCATCACGCTTACTTTGCATTGACCTTTTGGATGGTCGTATAATCTGCAATTACCGCAAATCGGTTCAACTTTGCCTTTTCTTTTCTTGCTTTTCTTTCCCATAATTCTATTGACTTTACCTCCTCTAAGTTAGTATATTAATCAAAGTTTCAAATTAATTTAAGGATGAAATTATGACTCAACCGCAACTTAACCCTCCTGATGACGGCCCTACGACTTTCAATAAAGTTGTGGATTCTGGTGAACGACAAGAGTTTGGAACCGGAGCGGTTCGAGATACTCAAGATGGAAAGGGGAGATTCGATTTGCTTCCTTATTACGCAGTAACAAGACTGGCACAGCACTTTGAGAATGGCGCTCAAAAATATGGTGCTGAGAACTGGCGACAAGGCATTCCTCTTAGGCGATATTTGGATTCTATGCTAAGGCACGCATTTAAGTTTTTGGCTGGTTCCGAGGACGAAGACCACCTAGCGGCTGTCATTTGGAATGCGTGTTGTTTGCTGGAAACTCAGGAATTAGTTAAGCAGGGCTTGCTACCTGAAGAATTAAATGATTTGCCCAAACCTGTAATAGTGGAGAAAACAAATGAGTGAAGATCCTCTAATGAAGAAAATGTTGGATGTTTCTATGAATCAAAGGATGGAGATGCTAAATAAACAAAAAGCCAAGGTGGAGCGATCCATGAGAGAGACGCCGAAGTATTTTGTTCATCCTAATAAAAGAACATTCGTCCCTAAAGGTTGGGGCTATGAAGATTGGATTGCTAATTCTGAATTATATTGTGGCAAAGAACTGTTTGTCAAAAAAGGCAAAAAGTGCAGTTGGCACTATCACGAAAAAAAGGATGAAACATTCTATGTGATGACAGGCAAGATGCTTCTATATTTCTCTGAAGATGACGATTTAGAGAAGTCTTGTGAAGTAGTTCTAACTCCAGGCGATGCTTTCCATGTGCCTGTAGGTTTAAGGCACCAGTTTGTTGGATTGCAAGATACACGTTTTTTTGAAATTTCTACACAGCATTTTGATGAAGATTCCATAAGGGTAATCAAAGGCGATTAGCAAGGAGAATTGCGATGCCGTATATCACACAGGATGATCGTGAGAAACTGAAGCACACCCTAAATTTGCTTGTCTATCAATTAGATTCTTTTGGTGATGAGGATATTGAAGGTGTAATGAACTATTGTATTACTTATATTCTCAACAAGAGAATGAGACCTCATTCCGGCTGGCGATATAAATGGGTCAATCGAGCCATAGGTGTCTTAGAAGCTGTTAAAATGGAGTTTTATGGAAGACTGGCTAGGCCGTATGAAGATAAAGCCATTGCTAAAAATGGCGATATTGACGTATATGGTGAAGATGTTAAATCTGATTTGGGAATTTCTTCACCTTCAGAATAAATACCTGAGATGAAGGATCACAAAAAACTAATCATAATAGGCTTGGCCTTTTTACTAGCTTTTATAGTATTTGACAGCAAAAACAAGAGGCGTCAAAACACGCTACCCGTCCAGCCTCAACAGGTTCTTCCCCCGCAGCAGCCTCAACAGCCGCCGCCTCCTCCACCTGAGCCTGAAATTCCCGATATATCCAATCCTGTGCCCAGCTATCAGGATTACTCTGATATTATAACACAAATAAAAGAATGGCAGCAGGAAGCTCCTGATTTGGTGTATGAGGTTGGCGTATATGGAAAAACTACTAGAGGCAACAGTCTTTGGTTTATGAGGATGGGGAATAAATACAGAGAAAGTAAATTAAAAGTTCTTCTGTTCGCTGCTATTCATGGCAATGAATCAATTGGCACAAGCACTATGATGGCTTTCTGTGGCACTTTGCTTTCTAAATATGGCAAAGATAACAAGGTTACAGAATTATTAAATACAAGAGAAATAGTGTTAGTTCCTGTAGTTTCTCCTGATACCTACCCACATACTCGTTGGGTAGATGGGGTAGATCCAAATAGGAACTTCCCATCAAAGCGAAGTCTTCAAGTTAATTCTGTGCCTCCTGTTAGAGCTTTAATGGAGCTTCATAAAAAAGAGAACTTCAAGGCTGTGTTGTGCGGTCATTCGTCAGGCAGGTGGTGGTTATATCCTTGGTCGGAAATTAAAGAGGAGACCCCAAATCACAATAAATATAACGATTTGTTGGATAGAATGACGGCAAGTGGGGCTAGAGGCTATAAGAAAAAGCAATCTGCATATTTTTATCCTGGTCAGACGATAGTTGGCGGTGCGTGTGATTGGTTCTATAGAAATGGCTGTGTTGCTATGACTCCTGAGTTTGGAACACACCAAAGAAAATCTTCAGACGAAGAAATAAGGACTGAATTGGGATTAGTATATGATGCTTTCGTAATTTATATTACAGAAGCACCTACTTGGGATGTTCCTCAAATAGATCCAGAATACCACAATGCGGTTCATTTAAAACCATACACTCCTTATGATCCTATTCGAGAATGATTCATAAGTGCATTTTATCAAAGTTTCTGAGAGTGTGGTATCGGCTAAGATTTGCGAACTTCTTGTGTCTTAGTGAAAGTTGTAATCGTCGGTAGTGTTTTGTGTTTCCATTTTTGAGTTTAAGCGAATTTAAGTTTTCTAGTATAGGCAAATCAAAGTAGTTTAAGATTAGGTTTACATAAATTAAATTATATGTCAAAAGAGATTCATAAGATACATCCATGTAATTTAGATTGAGTTGAGCAATTCCACCATAAATCATCTTGTATGCTCTTTGAATGTTTTTTATTCTAAATATGTTGCCTGCACTATTGCAAAACCAATCTCTTTTGGTCACGGCCACTCTAATATCATTGAATCCACCCTTTTTTGCTCCATCTACTAGCTTAGGAATGGGTGCCCACCATTTTCCATGAGGGTAACTTAATCGCAATATAGCTAAATTAATGCCTTTTGTAGCCGTTGGGGAGTTATACATTTTAAGCATTCTTTGGAAATTATCTCCATCTCCAAAGCACCCTGCTTGCAGAAACACTCTTGCCCAAAGGCGAGTGCAGCTTGTTTCTGGGCCAAGCACCAAAATTAGCCTTTTAGCCATGCTACCCTCTGATTAATCGTTTGACCTTTTTTTCTAATTTATTGATGCCGACCTCGGTTATAACTACAAATTTCCAACCTCTGATGTGACAATAATCTTCGGCGGCATGGAATTTAGCCTCGTTTTTTGGACTGCTAGTTTGGCTGGCTGGCTTCACTTCCCAGACTTCTGTATGGCCATCTGCCATAGCTATTTTTAAATCTGGTAAGTAAATGTGTCTTTCCCCATCGAGGTAGTATGGGATTTCTTCGGTTTCTGTGTCATAAAGCAATATGTCTGGCAAGACTTCAAGGCACTCGTATACTTTTCTTTCATAGCCAGATCGGTATCTTACTTCTTTCCCTTTCATCATGGGCTTATTGGATACTAAAATACCCTGCATGAATTTGGGTTTTCTGGTGACAATTTTCTTTTTGCCTTTAGCTACTTTTTGATCTCGCCACACGGTAGCCTTGAATTGAATCCCTCCAGGTATTTTTTCATTTCTGTGCTTGGTTTTAAAATGTGCTCTCAAATCACGCACGGGTGCTCCACATCTTTTTAGTGGGCAAAGCACGTAATCTCTGCTTTCTTCGTGTTTTTCTACTATGTGTTCTTTGTATGCTTTGTAGTCATTGAATTCTTGCCCACACACGAAACACTGCCATCTTCTTTTATATTTATCAGGCAGATCGAAGGGTAGTGTCATTCTTTGTCTCCTTGGAGAGTGATTGTTCCAGGTGGTGTATCGTCTTCTTTTTCTGGTTCTATTGGTTTTGCACTTTTAGTTTTCTTAGCCAGTATATTCTTGACATCTTCTTGATCTAGAATTTTGATTTTATCTAAGTCTTTTGTAGAGAACATATTGTGGACTTTTGCTCCTTGGAGAGCCTTGGTTAAGTTAATTCCCATGAAATTAGCTTCTTTTTTCCACTCTTCATCTTCATCATCCCCTTTCATTTTGGCAAAAACGAGGCGACCTTCCTCGGTAGCTCCATACACTTCTTTGCCTTTTTTAAAGAACATGACAAATGGCTGACCATTCAAAAGCAGGTCAATTTTGTTCTCTTCTTCTTCTTCTACTAAATATTGGTCCCAAGTGTCGATTAGGGATCTGAATTTGGAGAATCCTAGTGATTTCATAATTTCTACCTCTTAATAGTATATATCTCTATGATTAAAACATTTCGTCAATGGCTTGAAGGTCAAGCACCACCAAATCCCGATGGTATCACGGGAGGCACCGAGAGTCAGGTGGGTGCTGGCCCTGCTGCTTGGAAAGGCCAAGCATTTCCTTTTACTGGAGAATTAAAAGGAAAGCAGTATAATCAAGTATGGTTTACCATAGCTGATATGGATGATGATGAAGATCCACAGACGATTACGCTAGATATATTTAGCGATAGCCCCAGTTTGACTCAACGGGTGTCTTTCGTAAACCAAAAACAAGATGGCGATAAATTTGCAGCCGAACCAGACCAGGGACAAATTACAGTCACCAGAGCAGAATTGGATGAAATAATAGGAGGACCGTGGCGAACAGCAATGGCCCCTCCAAATCCAATGGGCGGTGGCGGATTACCTGGAGGAGCACCAGGAGGATTATAAAATGAAATTTTGTGACATGAACGATTTAATTACTGAATCTAAAAAAACAAAAAAAGAAAAAAAAGAGGCCCCAAAAGAGTTTCCATTTTTTAAAAAAGAGGCTCCAGAAGACAAGTCGCCTGATAAGGACGGTAAGGAAGAACCTAAAGACGACAAAAAAGAGGCGGTGGCTTATCCCACATTTACTGAGTGGATGAAGTTAAAAGAAACAACGACATCTACTGCTTGTGTTGCTGGCTTTGCTCGTCCTGTCGGAATTGGCACTCCAGGCCCAGATGATGACAAAAAGAAAAAAAATGAAAAAGGGAGTGTGATAAGAAGGAATTTCCCTTGACAATTTATCCCTAGAAGACTACTATATTTAATAAGGTGCTACAACACCTGTGGCTGCAATTAGCCAAACAAAGTTCGCGTCTAATTTAAATTTGCTACGATTTTCATATGACGATGATTTTTGGATAATAATAACGGCTTTTGAGATGGGAAATTGCGAACACTAATAATTGCAGGCCCACCTTCGATAGGAAGGTGGGCTTTTTTTGTGTCTATACTAGATTAGAACAAGGAGATTGAAATGCAAATAGAGCTAAGGACGGAAAAACAAGAGTATATTGATGAGGATTTCAAAGATCATTTGAAGGAATGCAAAGATTGTTTCCCTGAGTGTGAGACTAGGTTCGGTCCTGGTAGTTATGGGTTTTTTGAACTTTTAGATCGCTCAATGCAGGCTTATGAGTATTTTGAACATTATGTATTAGGAAGCTGCGCTACATCAGTAGATAAAGAGATTTATGAGAAAGCTCATAAAATAGCTCAGGCGTTGTATGACTTTTATCAATTTGTTGCCTTGAAGGATTTCGATGCAGAAGATAAAGAAAAACACCGTCAAGTAGGCGAGTTTTTCGATTGGGCAACTAAAAAAATCAAAACGGATGGCAAACCAGTGGATTTGGAGGCTTTAATGAAAGAATGGGAGAAGGAGCACAACGTAGGACAATTTTAATATGATAGAAATTGGTGGATACGGGTATGAATTTGAAACCGAGCATTATGGTGGCCCGTTTGATGGTTCAAAAGATACAGTGGTATCATTTAATGAACTTCCGCCCCGTTATCAGGTTTTGCCTGTAGGCGAAACAATAAATGATAATAAGAAGTTGGGGCAGAAATTAATGGAGGCGTGGAGACAAAAACACTTGCCTGATGATACATGGGTAGCCGTTTATAAAATAGAAGGCAGACCAGAAGAATATGATAATGAACAGGTGGTTCCTTATCACTATGTCAAAACCATGTGTCATAAGGAATATAAGGAAGAATACAGGGAGGAAGAGTGATCCCACTAGAGAGCGGACAGCCTCCAAACAACATTGCGATTGCAACTGGATGTTGTGATGATGATGATTATATCAAGCAATTAGGCGATGATATAGCCAAATTAGATACGAACCAATCCAAGGAATTATATGATTACCTCAGATTACATATTGGAACCCTACGATGATGCCCTTACTCAAATATTGAGGAAGGGCGATCTTAAAAAAAATAGGACGGGAGTGGATACCATTTCTATTTTCTGTATGCAGTCTCGTTATAGAATAGATGAATACTTTCCCTTGCTTACTCGTCGTTCTATAAGACCTCAATCTCTTTTCGCTGAACTATTGTGGTTTATCAGTGGAAACACCAACAACAATAAACTCAAAGAGCTAGGTTGTAATTTCTGGACTCCTTGGGTAGATGAAGAGTTTGAGGAAAAACATAAATTTGTTCCTGGGTCATTTGGCCCGCTCTATGGTTTCCAGTTGAGACATTTTAATGGGATTTATCATAATGGGGATCAAAATTGTTTTAGGAGAGACCATTATGGGTCTGAGCCAGACAATTACTGTTATGGTGAGGGTGGTTTTGACCAACTGGCTTATGTTTTAGAACAATTAAAAACCAACCCTGATTCTCGTCGCATATTGTGGAATTTGTGGAATCCTAAACAGTTAGATAAAATGCGGTTGCCTCCCTGTCATTATGGGTTTCAGTTTTATACTTACGAAAATAAATTAAGCGGCGTCCTAACACAACGCAGTTGTGATTTCCCAGTTGGCGTTCCTTTCAATATCGCTTTTTACAGTGCTTTAATCTATATGGTGGCTCAACAAACAGGTTTTGAGCCTTATGAGTTTATCCATTGGACAGCCGATAGTCACATCTATGTAGATCAAATTCCGGCAGTGGAAGATTATCTCGCACGAGATAAACCGGGTTCACCTAAATTAAATCTGAGAAAAGCAGAAGATATTGACTCATACAAAGTTGAAGATTTTCAACTAGAGATGTATAATCCCCTTTCGCATATTAAAATTCCGGTAGCTGTATGAGTTTTTATCTTTTTTGGGTTCCTGCTGTATTAATCATGTATGCTGTAACTGCTGTCTTTTCTAAGTGGGCAAATGACAGCACTGGTTGGACGTGGGTGTTTGGCTTGTATGTTCTTCAGTGTGCAGGTCTTTGGCCATTGGTTTCCAAGTATTCTAAGAACATTGTTTTTGATGGCCTTTTATATGAAGTGATTATGTTTGTAGGTTTTTATGGTGTTTTGTGTATAATGGGTGCAACAAAGAACTTTACATTTTATCAGTATTGTGGTATGATTCTCGTAATTACTGGGATGATTTTAGTTAAAGTCACAGGAACACACTAATGATCACTATAATTGCAGCCGTAGATGATAACGGAATCATAGGCCAGAATGGGGACATTCCTTGGCGCATTCCAGAAGAACTGGAACATTTCAAAAAGACCACGTTGGGTCACGTAGTAATTATGGGGCGAAAGACGTGGGACAGTTTACCAGATGGATTTAAACCTTTACCAGAAAGGTTTAATTTGATAGTATCTGGTAGCGATCATGTTGACACTGGCACTGAGAACACGGTGTTTTTTGATAGCTTAGAGTCGGCTATTCAATTTGCTGAATCTAATTGTCAGAGTTCTTTTGTGATAGGTGGAGCCAGCATTTATCGTCAAGTGCTAGACAAAGGCTTGGCTGATCGCATATTAATGAGTAAGGTAAAAGGGGAACATGAGGGGGATGTGTATTTCCCCTTAATGACCGGCTGTTGGCAAGGAAACTTAACAGAAGAGCATGATCAGTTTGATGTCTGGGAATACAATAAAATACACGAAGACGACGATTAATTTAATGATCGCTTCGTTGATTGAGAATATAAAATCATCGGGAAAGCAGTATAGCTGTGTAGTAGGCATCAGGGAAGGTGGGATAAACGTGAGTGTTCCGGTCGCGCGTGCGTTATGCCTGCCGCATCATTCGGTCCATATTAGTTTTTATGATCGTCAGAATGCGGTAGGAGGGTTGGTGTCTAGCGATGGTTTTATTTGGCAGCAAAACTGTCTTGTTGTGGATGATTTGATTGATGGGGGCAAGACGATTGAGTGTTTTAAATCTAATTTTGGTGAAGCAGACGTAGCGGTTTTATTCTGGCATGAGACGTGTCATGTGATTCCAGAATACTACGTTCATGTTAAGCCGCCATCCTGGGTGGTTTTCCCTTGGGAGATAGAAGAATGTCCGAATGGCAATTTGAAGGTTTCGAGCGTCCCAAATTAAATCTTGAGGACATTGATAAAGTTCTCCACATGATTCGGGCACGCATTAGTCATCATTTTGAAAAGTATGGTGATGGTGTCTTTAGGTAATGATCGAACCAATATACTTGAGGTCAATGCCGGTAAGGGTATATCTACCATATTTGATTGTGGTTGTTCGTCCGCAGGATTCCCAGTGCCCATACCAGAAGAACCGTATAGATTTCAATTAAAAGGCATTGCTGCTTTTCCATTATTCGTGGATAGTCTTCTTTCTGATGATGCCTTGGTGATTATGTTAAAAGACGGGTTAGCCCATAATTTGGTGATTAGAAATGCAAATTATAAATGATGTTAAATTAGACTTTAGTGACGTTTTGATACGTCCTAAGAGATCAAAAACAGTAAGTCGTTCTAGGGTTGATTTAACCCGTGAATATCAGTTTCTCAATTGCGATAATCCTTCTGAAGAGCTTCCAACTTGGGAAGGTGTCCCAATTGTTGCAGCAAATATGGATTCGGTAGGAACATTTAGAATGGCTGAGTCATTATCCAAGCATGGGATGATGACTTGTCTTCATAAACACTACAGTATCGAACAACTAATTGCATTTTATTCTAGGTCGGATCAGGTTTGTAGTAAATTGATGCATTCAGAGCCGCCAGGAGGGCCAGATTATGAGATTGGCCCTGAAGGTGTGCCGGAAGAAGACATAGAATTTGCGAAAGAATGTTATCGCGCCTATGTTGCCGATCATACTTTCTACACAATGGGGATTAAAGAAGATGATTTAATGAAGCTGAAAAAAGTGATAGGCATACAAAACTCAGAGCTTTTTCAGATTCCAGGTGCAAAAACAAAAATTAGGCACGTCTGCATGGATGTTGCAAATGGGTATCAAGACTACTTTGTAGACTGTGTGAGAAGACTCAGAGATGAGGTGGGTGAAGATGTGGTAATTATGGCTGGTAATGTAGCTACACCTGAAATGGTTCAGGAGCTTCTAATTACTGGGGCAGCAGACATTGTAAAGGTTGGGATTGGTCCTGGTTCTGTTTGCACTACTAGAACCACTACAGGCGTGGGTTTTCCTCAGTTAAGTGCAGTTATTGAATGTGCAGACGCCGCACACGGTTGCGATGGTCATATCTGTGCAGATGGAGGCTGCGTAACCCCTGGTGATGTGTGTAAAGCGTTCGGGGCCGGGGCAGATTTTGTAATGTTGGGCGGGATGCTGAGTGGAACGGACGAGTGTGATGGTGAATGGACTTATTGGGAAGATTACGGTTCATGTAGTGGAACCACTGAATCTGGTGAGAGAAAAAAGAAAGCCTTTGTGTTTTATGGTATGAGTTCTAAAGAAGCTCAATTGAAACATGACGGAGAATTTAAGAGATACAGAGCGGCGGAAGGGAAAAAGACATTTATTCCTTATAAAGGCCCTGTAGATCGTGTTATACAAGAAGTTTTAGGGGGGTTAAGGTCGGCTTGTGCTTATGTGGGCACGGATGATCTTAAAAATTTATCTAAATGCACTACTTTTGTAAGAGTCAATAGAACTCACAACCGAACTTACGGAGAATAAAATGGATATTAAGTATGTAAAACTTTTGACAGGTGAAGATTTGGTTTCTGAAGTTGTCGATAGTAGTGGTGAATCTTTTAAATTGAAGAATCCAGTTAGATTGATTGTGACCCAAGAAGGCTTGGGGATGGGTCCACTTACTCCTTTTTCAAAAGGGGTAGAAGTGGAAATTAGAAAAGAACATGTTATTTTTGTTGATGATCCTGAAGAAGAGATAAGGAATGCATACAACAGTCAGTTTGGCAGTGGTATAGTGACTGCCGGGGCTGGTGCGCTGCATGGTATTGACATTGTGAGTTAAAATGTTGACCTATGTTACGCTTGAAGAACTTAGAGGAAGATTATATCATTATGCTGCTCAACCCGGCAGGCCGGTAATAATAGAAGCGGGGCCGGGGAACTTTTCTCAAGTAGCATTTGCTTTGGAGGAAGGTGAGCGGTATAAGTTGTTTAAGATTTATACAGGAGGGGGAAAGTATTCTGAAGTGCGAGATATGATTACCCTTGTTGTAGAGAATTTAGGTGGAACAGTGGAAGAATGGTGGAAAAATGAGTGAGTTGTTAAAACAAGTTGAAAGTCTGGCCCCTTGGCATATGAAGGTAGATTTGGGAAATGGGCTTTTTACATCGGGGAAATCTGATCCTAAATCTGTGACAGGTGTTTTGGAAAGGGTTTATCCTCAAGGCTTGGAAGGAAGGAGTTTTTTGGATGCGGGTTGTAATTGCGGAGCAACATGTTTCGCAGTTAAAAAAATGGGAGCCGGAAAGGTTCTAGGTGTAGATGTGCGACCGCATTGGATGAAACAAGCCGAGTTTCTAAAGACGCAACTTCCGTCCGATGATATAGAGTTTAAACTATGTCATGCTAACGAAGTAGATGTGGAGCCGTTTGACATTGTTGCATTTAAGGGTTTATTTTATCATTTGTCTGATCCTATTGGTGCGATGAAAAGGTTGGATGCAAATGAATTAATTATAGTAGACACGGACGGCGATCCTTCAGTTCCAGAAGATTGCATTCAGGCTGGAATGGAGAAAACTTCGGGAGATTTGATGGGGGTAGATGGCCTTAAATGGTTGCCGGGCGGGCCAAAAGTTATGCAGATGATACTGGAATCTCTGGGTTACAAATATACTGCCATAGAGTATAATAGGCCCCTGTCGCCTCGTAGAACCGAGAAATGCCACAAGAAAGAATTGATCCGGTTTTGTGTCGTCGGCAGCAAGAAAGAGGGAATGTTAGATAAGATAGGAAAGAGAAAATGAGTGAAATCACGGACAAAATTGTTCAAGATATTGCTGCGGAATACGAATATCAGTTAGAAAAGTGGGGTGTCGAGTTTGACGACAAAAACACTGTGAATGACTGGGTGGCTTACCTAGCCAACTACTCATCCAGAGCGTCAAACATGGAAAGCCCCCCTAGCAGGCAGAGGGAGTCTATGGTAAAGGTTGCGACCCTAGCCGTGGCTGCAATTGCGGCTTTCGACCGAAATGGCCAATTTCCGCCTCGACATTATGAGGAAAGATGTGCCAAAATCGAAAGTTGATCAGAAATCTCAAAATTGTAGTTGAGTGACTTCGCTTTGGTGCGCCGTATGTTACAATGTGCATACATGAAATGCACGAAATGACTCTCAGAGAAAGGGAAAGGGAAAGCAAATGACGAAGAATGGTATTATTGGTGTTGTGGGTGTCTTGGTTGTTCTGGGTGGTATCTGGTTTGTCCTGAGCAAGCCGTTTCAGACTCAGGTGAAGGAAACCTTCCGCCAGGGAACCGAGTGGACCCCGGAAAACATTCAGGCTGATCCGGTGGGGTATCTCACCTGGGCACAAGCCGAGACGAAAAAGACCGAGCAAAAGCTGGAAGCCAGTGTGCTGAGCCTGCGCACAAAGAAGAACGCCGCCGCACGCTCGTTGGAGAAGAACAAGGCAGATCAGGCCGACTATGAGAAGCTGTTGGCCGAATTCAAAGAAGGATATATTGCTGCCGAAGGTAATTTCCCCGTCAAGATTCGTGGCGTCGAATTTGAGGAATCGGGCTTGAAGCGAAAGATTGTCGAATGCAACGACAAGCTGGAAAACGTTACGAGCTTGGTGGGAACCTACGAGAAATCGAAAACGACGATTGACCGGAAACTTGGCGAAATCGAACAGAAGATGAGCGAAGTGACCAAATTGACCAACAAGTTGGGCACCGATTTGGAAATCGCCAAGGTCAACAAGTCCGTCGAAGGTATCGAAGGTATCGGTGATACGCTCAATTCCATCATGGATACCACTGATGCGTTGGTCAGCACAGCCGAAGACGGCATCAGCGTCGAAGAGATGATTACCCCGACCGGCGAAATGCGGGTGGACGACGAATTCGACAAGATTATGGGTGAATAACCCATCCCCTGCGGTCCACCACAACCGGCCCCCGTGCTTGCACGCACGGGGGCCTTTTTTTATGCGCAACTCTCTCTACCAATACTAAAGGCCACTGAGGCTTCTTTCATAAAGTAAAGAGCCGCTTCATAGGTCGCCTCAAATTCTGTTTCAATGTCTCTTTCTGAGGGCGCTCGCTGGTGCGTGCCGAATTCTATAATGGTGGAAAATGCTCCCTGTCTATTTCCCCAATCGGCATCCAGAGTAGTTCCGGGGCCTCCCAAGCTGCTTATTCTGTAGCTGCTGAGTCTGCCTATTTCTTTCTCAATCCTACTGTAAACCGCTTTTCTTTGCGGGTCTGAGTTGGATGCAAACAGCCAAATTCTACCGTAAGAGTGGCCAGAGGCGTAGCAGTCGAATTGCATTCTTTTGAAGAATTCCTTCAGGTTTTGAATTGGAGGAATTGATCTATTGTCAGAATTGCCTGATGGGAAGTTGCGGTTCGGGTCTAATCCGTCACAATGTCTGCTGCTGGGGTAACTATCAGGGCAAACTACAGGGATGAAATATAGCTCCCTCGTATCCACCAATTCGGTGACTTCTGGGTTTTGACCGTATGTGCTTAAAATTCGGCCTATCCACCACATTGTTGTCCATGTGCTAATAGGTTCATTACCGTGAATACAGCCTGTCATTAGGCTGCGAGGCTTTTCTGCCTGATTAAATTCATTGGTGATTTTAATGTAATACTGATCTTGACCTCTTGAAGTTTTGCCGTAAGTCCCCACTTCTACGAAGTCTTCTGCTTCGCTCTCCCAAGTTTTTAATACCGCTACCATTGCATTGTAATCTCTATGCAGTGGTCGCACTTCTGATATTTGAGGTAGTCTAGGTTGTTGTGGTTGCGGTTGTTGAGGTTGTTGAGGCCACCGTTGTTGCTGCTGTGGCGGTTGGAATTGCGCAGGTGGCTCACTCTTTTTGTTAAAGTAAAAAAACGATAATGCAAACGCAAAGACTAAGACGACGAGCTTTTTTTTGTCATCCATAACGAACCTCCTGTTAATTATATTTATCCGTAATACTCTTTTATTGCATGACACTGATAACAGACTTTATAGGCAAGAACTATGCGACCCGCCCCAAAATCCTTGTAATGGGGGATTGCATGATTGATGAGTATTACGAGGTAGAAGTTAATAGAATATCACCGGAGGCACCCATTCCAGTGATGAAGTCTTCTACTGATGAGCCAGTATGTATCGCTCCAGGTGGGGCAGCTAATGTGGCGAGTCAATTTGCATACTGGAATACGGAATGCGATTTGTTGAGTCCAGAGTGTCGCATCCCTATTAAAAAGAGGTTTAAAAATGGACAGAATTTAATTAGATGGGACGTAGAAGATCCGTCTGAAGTGACTGATAAGCACATTGAGGAAACCATTGCAACTTTGAAGGTGTGGTTATCAAAAAAGAAATATGATGTTGCTATATTGAGCGATTATGATAAGGGTCTTTTTAGAAACTTCAAACTTGTTCAAGAAATGATTACTCTTTTTAGCACCTATGGAGTCAAAACTATTGTCGATCCTAAAGATGATCCTATTGAGAAGTGGTTGGGTTGCACTGTGTTTAAGCCCAATTCTGTTGAAGCAAATAAATTTACAGGGCACTATGACGGTGGTTGTCAAAGTGCCAAATTAGCTGAGAGCTTGTTGGATTCGTCTATCGTAATAACTAAAGGGGGTGAAGGTACCTATTGTTACGACGCTTCAGCAAGACACGATTTCCACTATCAGCCAAAGAAGAGGGCAAGGGTAAAGAGTGTAATAGGGGCGGGAGATTGTTTTGTTTCTTTGCTCGCCTTAGCGATAGCTCATAAGTATCCGCTTGAACAAGCGGTAGAGATAGCTTATGAGGCGGGGGCTATTTATGTGCAGAGAGAACACAATAAGCCCGTTAGCCCACTGGACTTACAAGATAGTAAGTTTGTATGGCCAGTTTCTTTGGCTGATAGGGATTTTAAATTAGTCGTCAGTAATGGATGTTTTGATTTGCTTCATTCTGGTCATATAGCTTCTTTGGAGTTTGCTAAATCTAAAGGGGATAAGTTAGCCGTTCTTGTTAATTCAGATATGAGTGTAAGGAAATTAAAGGGGCGCGGAAGACCGATTTTACCACTATCAGATAGAATGGACATGTTGGCTGCATTAGAGTGTGTTGATTATGTAGTTCCTTTTGAGGAAGAGAGTCCTATGGAATGTATTAAGAAAATACAGCCAGATGTTCTTGTTAAGGGGCCGACAAGCAAAAAACCAAGGTCTGCTGAGTTTGTCAAAGAGTTTTATAATGCTCCTTCTGTAGATTGGGTATCTACAAGTAACATTATTGACAGAATTAAAAACGCTTGATATAATTCAGCGATATAAATTTTACAAGGAACAGTTGATGTCACTTCCTATCCCACTATACGCTCTGGTAACAGAAGAACAATTACGATCTACTAGGAGCGGCGAAAGATACTTTTTTCAATACACTGTCAAAACTATTGCGGGCAATTTGAAGGCGATGATGTGGAATGCACATCAAGGTGCCGATATGGACGAGGCTTTCCCGCACGCCAATGACATAGTAGAGTTGACCAACTTTATCGATCAGCTTTCTACCCACAAAAGCATTGTAATTAACAGCAATGGATTCAGGCGATTAACCAAAGAACAATTGCCTGAAGACCAAAAATCCATTTGTGAATTCCCCAAGGCGAAGCCAGAGGATCTAAAATGGGCTTTTTCAGTGCTTGCTGATAAAGAAATGTGGGATGAAGTTGAGCATTATGAGTTCGCTGCTGCATGTTTGGCTAAGTTGGACACAAATAAATTGAAGGCGTGTCCTGCTGCTACTGCTGTTCACCACAACTATCAGGGCGGATTGCTTGTTCACACGGCTGAGGTTTTAAGTTTGTGTAAATCTTACATGGATGCCGCTGGTGAAAGGTATCCTTTTGTTAGTCGTGATGTATTGTATGCTAGTGCTATCTTGCATGATATTGGCAAGGTAGAAACGTATTCTATCAGTGAAATGGGGGCCGCAGAGAGAAGCGTCACTGAGAATCAAATAGGTCATATTTATTACGGTATGCACCTTGCACAAATTGTAGGCGAAGAAAGAAAAGTTGATCCTGAATTTTTAAATGAAGTGATGCACTGTATTGCTGCTCATCATGGCACCGTAGATTGGGGCAGTGTTAAACCTGTGTTGTCCCATGAAGCTGGTATTTTGAGTCGCCTCGATTATCTTAGTAGCAGAAATGGCATGATTGAATCCAAGCTAGAAGAGAACGTAAGAGGCAATCTACCACTAAAAGATTTTGTTATTTATGGCGATCCGTATTTCGCATCCATTGCCATGAAAAAATACGTCGAAGATAGGATTTAATATGGATATATACATTAGGTTTTAATCCAAAGGAGGGACACCTAATGTTATACGTCATATTAGCTTTCGCAGCAGGTTTAGTGGTAGGATGGAACTTCATTCCGCAGCCCCAATGGGTTGCCGATATTTTCAGCAAGTTCAAGAAAAACTAATTTGCTTTTAACCCCATCAATATGATGGGGTTAATTTTTTCTCTACCCAAAAGAATGCGGTTACTGCTATTAATATTGGCCAGCCGATTAGCCAAGCAACCGCATAGTCAAAGGGGAATCTAGCCCACCAATACATTCTTTCTAAAATAGGTATATCAGCTTTGGCAGTTGGCCACCACACATCTTTGATGACGGCTGTATATGGGATTTTCATTTTTTGGCAAACACGTTCCCACATTATCATTAAATGTCTGGCGTCTGATCTCATTAGAACTCCTGGCGCATTTACCGAATCAACTGCTTCTTGTTCTTTTACTACGCTAAACCCTAATGCTTTTTTATAAAAACCAACATGTTTGGGATTGAATACAAAGAGTATCACATGGACATGGTTTTCACACATGAACTCGATGGCTCTTTTTATTAAATAGAAAGCTAGTTTTCTATCTCTGTAGCCGGAATCGGTGATTATCCGCCAACAGTAGCCAAGGTGTTTGCTGGTTACAATACATTCATGTTTGATTTTTTCCACGTCTTCAGGGAAGTCGTGGTCTATAGGGAATCCGGTCAAGTTGTTGGTGGTTACTGATATGGTCCCTATTATTTTATCATCAGCTTTAGCTATGAACACAGATGTTTCTGGGAGCGTGTCCCATCTTCTGAATTTTTTGAATTTCTTGTCAGAATTGGGTTCGATGTAATCTTCTTTGAGATATTCTTTATAAGTTAATTCTTCTACAGATGTGAAATCTTCCGGCGTTTCTGCCTTCCTGATAGTGTAGTTCATTCCGTTGTTTATTTTCCTTCCTTGTTAATGAACACATGCATATATATCATTAACAATCTTGCTCTTTATGGAGGAAATAAAATGGACAGGAATAGCATACTTGCATTGGTTGCCGGTGTCTTGCTTGGACTGATCGTAGGTTGGATGGGTCGTGGCGAATATGATGCTCGCAATCAGCGAACAATTAATATTGATGTGCCCGGCTTTCAGTATGAGGGTAATTTTTGCGAACCAGGAGGTTGCCCCAAATGAGACTTTTTAGTTTTTTAATTGCTGCATGTCTTTTAGTAGGGTGTGCGCCACAGCAGCCGCAATCACAGCCTCAAGGTTGTGATATAAATAATCCACAATGTCCCGATCATGGGATTCAACACCGTGATGTTCATGTTAAGCCCCCCTTTGGCCCAGAGGTTCATGTTGAAGAGGGTGATGTTCGAGTTGGAAGAAGAATTCATATTAAGAAATAATTAATTTTCTTCTCTCCTAGAGTGTGGACAAAAAGGCTAAAAAGAGGCGCGATAAAAGGTGTGTTTTCTGTGAAGAAGACGATTATGAGTTGCTTGATACGCACCGCATAGTTCCAGGTGAAGAGGGCGGGAAATATACTGAGCACAACACGATAACGTGTTGCAGTTTATGTCACAGGAAAACACACAGCGGCAGGATAGAAATTTTTGGTAAACATCCTACATCCAAAGGGGTTCGTGTTTTGCATTGTGCTGTAGATGGTGAAGAAAAATGGCTTCCTTGTTGATAGATATATTATTATGAAAACATTTGTAACATGGTTGGAAGAACAAGACAATAAAGCGGCACAGGATTTTGCTAAGACTGTGGCTACTAATGTTGCTACGACAAAAACGAGGCAATTGGGCACCACGACGGGGGCAACCCCTCCTAATTCAGCAGGCGTAGATGCTGGGAAAGTCATTAATCAGGCTGTTTTAGATGCTGCATCTGATCCCAATCAAGTGTCAGGCGCTATTAAATCTGTTTCTGGTATGAAAAAGAAGATGAAGAAGAAATGAATGGTTTTACTGAATTCTTTTTTTCTGAGGAAAATAGAAACCCCTCGCCACAGAAGAGGAAGCATGTTTCTAGTTCACTTGCTGTAAAACCTCCTGCCCCTGTCAGAGATGGTGGCGTAGAGCCGCCTCAAAATGTTACTTGGAAGCCTAAAAAAGCACCTACGGATGGAGGTTTGGGTATCATTCCTAATTTAATTCCCAGGCCCCAGACGGTTTTTGGTAACAAAAGACCCTTAGATAACAAATGAAATATTACACTCTTTACAATAAATTAACCGACAAGAAATTGATTCATCCTAAAGTTGGTTTGTGGTTTACTACCAAATTAGATGAAGCAAAAGATATGTTGGAGGATGTCCGTGGTTATCTCGATCATACAGGTGTTTCCAATCTAAAAGATAAAATAGTCATTATTGATGCTGAGACGGGCGAGGAATCACTCGTTTAGTGTATGGAAAATACAGGTAGTGGCCTTAGCATCGTGGTGGAGTGTGAATATCTAAAACACCACCACTGGATGACTTATGCTTCGTGGTATTCTTTAACAAAGAATTTACCAGATGCTAATGTCCTCATTTACTGTAAAAGAAGCAGGGAAACTGAACCATTATTCCAATGGGCGGTTAAATTAAGGGCATTCTTTTCTTATAATCCACCTAAACAGTGTGATTTAGTGATCCCTTGTGATGTCATGGCAGTAAGATCATGGCACGGGGAAAAAATAATTAACGCTAAATCCAAAGAAACTACCACTTTCGTGAGTTATAAAGACGGTTGTGGTGATTTTGTTTTGTCTGACTGGATACATAAGGAAGAGGCACCTTTTTTTGAGGTAGATACATTGAAATCGGCGGACATGACCGTAAATGAATTTAAAGTATTTGATTTATGGAAAAAGATGCTTCTTGTATATCGGGAGGTAGGATGATGCGCGAGTATGATTATGACGAGAACTCCGATGAGTTTCAGGACGAAATGGAAGAATTTTTTGAGGAGGAATACGAGGAGTATCAAGCCGAACTTCTTAAAAAGAAGGATGTGCTTAAAGCTATGGAAATGGAATTGGTTGAGAATAGTATGGATTTGAAATTGTTAAAAGATGTGACAAAAATGCTACAAAAATCGTTTTGGTGGAGGTTTTACTCATTTAAAACCAGACTTAAGATGATTACTCAGGCGTATGCTGTCATTGATAAGTTAATAATGGAAGTCCGAGATAGACGAAGAGAACAACAACAGGGGGAATAAAGTGCCTCTTTACGAGTTTGAATGTAATAAATGTGATTCAGGGTATACTGAATTAGCACAATATGATGAATCTGGCGAATATGAATCTGTTATTTGCCCAGAATGCGGTTCTTCAGATAAAACTAAGTTACTCTCTGCGTGTAAGCATAGTTTTACCAATCCAGAAGGAACTGACAAGATGAATACGCATGATTATCGAGCACATCATGCAATCGAGAAGCCGGGAGGCGCAAGCGACCAGCGTAAAAATGCTGAAGAAAATTCGCACATGGGTTCTGATCCATATCCAAAAATTGACGATGTTAGTGGCGGGAAGCATTTCGGTCCCGTTAAATAATAGAGGTTTATCTGAAAACTCCGTGTTCGTTGTTGCTTTTAATTTGTAGATTTAATATACTACTTTAAGTTCAACATAAATAATGCTAAGGGAGCTTTTTAGATGACGAAACTAGCAGAACTCACTTCTCAATTTGATCGTCAACGTTTTCTTTCGTTGAATGAAGAGATTTCTTTTGACGAATATTTAGAGAAGTGTTGGGAGAGACCCAAAACCGTAAGGTCAGCGTACCAAAGAATATATGACATGATAATGTGCGCTGGCACTTCATCTTACAAAAGATACAGGAAGTCTTATACCTGTTATCACTTTTTCGATGACACAGAAGTGCCTGTGTTTTCTTTAGATGATACCAAGGATCAGTTTGTTAAATTCATTAGAGGGGCCGCAGGTGGCTTCGGTAGTGAAAAGAGACTACTCCTTCTACATGGCCCAGTAGGCTCAGCTAAGTCTACACTGTGCCGTCTTTTAAAGCGTGGGCTAGAAAGGTTTTCAAGGACCGACGATGGTGCTTGGTATACCTTCAAGTGGGTTAATTTACCAGAGGAATTGTTTGTTAAGGAACACGATATTTCCCCAATGAATGATGAGCCTCTGAAGCTGCTCACCCCTGATATAGCCCTGCCTTTCTTGCAAGACCTAAACAAAAGGCTTGTAGAAACTGTTGAAGACACCCGCTTGCATTATGATCTTAAATTGGTTGGTTCTTTAAATCCAAGGTGCAAGTTTTACTTAGATGAACTTTTGAGGCTCCATGATGGAGATTTGAACAAAGTTCTTTCAGAACATGTTAGGGTAATTCGTAGGGTTCACTCTGAAGCAGATCGCACAGGTATCGGAACATTTGCTCCGAAAGACGAGAAAAACCAAGATTCCACTGAATTAAATGGTGACATTGCTTGGGATAAGATCAGCAAGTATGGTTCGGATTCCGATCCGAGGGCATTTAATTTTGATGGTGAATTCTGTGTGGGTTCTCGTGGTGTTGTAGAGTGGATTGAGGTCTTAAAACTGCAAAAAGAATTCCTATATGACTTGTTGAGTGCTACCCAAGAACAGTGTATCAAACCTAAAAAGTTCCCTCAGATTGGCATTGACACCGTTTTAATTGGTCACACCAATAATCCTGAATATAAAAAGCTCCAAGAAGATATTTACATGGAAGCATTCAGGGACAGAACAGTTAAGGTGGATGTTCCCTATCTGTTGGAAATATCACAAGAGAAGAAGATTTATGACCATGATTATGGCGAAGAGAAGGTTCAACAACATATCGCTCCGCACACTTTGGAAATGGCTGCTCTTTGGGGAGTTATAACCAGATTGAAGGAATGTGAGGCATGTGATGATCCTATCAAGTTGGCCAAATTATATGATGGTCAAGCACTGCCCGGTTGGACAGAAGACCGAGTTCGAGAAATTAAAGAGACTAGGGTAGATGAGGGCATGGGTGTGGGCATCAGTGCCCGTTACATCCAAGATGCTCTCTCTTGTTGCCTTAGCGATCACCACACCTATATCAACCCATTTATGTTGATTAACGAACTGGAACGTCGTCTAAGACACAGTTCGGTCTTTGCAGCAGATAAAGATTTGCTCAAACACCTGTTAGATTGCATTGATTCTGTTAAAAAGGAATTAGATGAAATTCTTAAAAATGAAGTCAAGAATGCTTTAATTTCTGATGAAAAAGCCGTTGTTAGACTTTGCACTAATTACATTGATAACTTAATGGCTTATATTGAAGGTTCTAAAGTTACGAATGAGTTCACAGGACGGGAAGAAGAGCCTAATGAAGCGTTAATGCGGAGTATTGAAGAAAAAATCAGAATCCCCGATACAGGGGCACATGATTTTCGTGTTATGATTCAAGGCTACATTGGCAAGTGTCACCACTTAAAAGAAGAGTTTACGTGGAAGTCCAATGATGATTTGAAAAGGGCTTTGGAAGCCAAACTGTATGAAGATACCAAGGATCACATTAAGTTGAGTGCTTTAAATGTCAAAGGTGCTTCAACTGTAGACCCTGACTTGCAAGAAAAGATCGATGTTATTAAGAAGAGGATGATTGAAAAATTTGGATACATCGAAGAATCTGCCACTGATGTTTTGAATTATGTTGGTAGTATTTTCGCTAGAGGCGAGTTAGCCAAGGAGGAGTAAGGAAGTGGAAGTGAGCGACAATCAAATGTTGTTTGATTGGGCTTATACTCAATATACCTGTGAGCCTATTGTGCTTTCGTTGGTCACATTAGGCAAAACAGTGTATGAAGTAAATATAAGCCCCACTATTGCGCGTAAAGTGTTGGAATGGTATTTCAATAATTACGTTGACGAAATCAAGGATGAGGATTGGAGTGATAGTCTCCTTTGTCAAGCACTAGAGGAGTTCACACAAGAACACACCGATACAGGTCTAACAAAGGTAAATAAATGACACGTCGTATTGATGCAGATCATAAATATTTCCGAAAGGTAATAGAAAGAAAAGTTCGCAAGTCGTTAGACAGATATATCGACAAGGGCAGCATTTTTCGCAACAAGCCAAAAGGCGGCAAAATAGTTATTCCTATTGATCAAATTCACCAGCCTAAATTGGTTTATGGTGATAATAAAATAGGCGTAGGCCGTGGTCCTGGTAATAAAGGGGATGTGATTAGGCGTGATCCTCAACAGGGCAAAGGTGGAAATCAAGCAGGCGAAGAACATGCGGACGGTGTGGAGGTCGTTGTCGATTTGGATGCTGTCTTGCGAGCTATTGGGGAAGATTTAGAACTTCCCAACTTGAAGCCCAAGGAAAGCAATCTTGAAGAAATAGAATATAAATATTGCAGCATTTCTAAAACAGGCCCTAATTCTCTTAGGCACACTAGAAAAACTCTCATGCAGGCACTCAAACGCAGGATTATGAGTGGTGAAGATGATGTTTTATATCAACTGCCTGGATTCCGCGAGTCGGTGCAATTAATTAGTCCCATTAGTGAAGATTTTAGATATAGACAGTATAAGGAGTTTCGGAAACCTGTTAGCAATGCTGTCATATTTTTTGCTAGGGATTGTTCGGGGTCTATGGGTGATGCCAAATGTGAGATTGTGTCTGATATATCTTGGTGGCTTGATTTGTGGATACGCAGGTTTTATAAAAGAACAGAGAGAATCTATACAATCCACGATACTGAGGCTGAAATCTGTGACGAGGATAAATTCTATAGATACCGTCATGGAGGCGGGACAAGGTGTTCATCATCCTTGAAATTAATAAATCAAGAAATCAAAAATAGGTTCCCGCCCCACAAGTGGAATATTTATTTGTTTTACTTCAGTGATGGGGATAACATAGACCATGATAATGCAGAGTTCTGTCGTGTTTTAAAAGAAGACCTGACGCCCCAAATTGTTAATTTAACTGGTATTACTCAGGTCTTGTGTTGGAATTACAAATTTAGTCTTAAAAAGTCAATAGACACAGAATTAAGTTCTGGAGGTTTAAGGCCAGAGTTTGTTAGGACTGTCAGTGTGGGTTCTGAAGAAGAGAAGAAAGGCTATTCAATCTCAGGTGGCACTTTAACGGATGAACAGCGAGACCAATACACAAAAAGAGTTTTAAAATCCCTACTAGGCAAGCTAGAAAAAGCAGGTAAATAATGGTTTCTAAAGTTTTTGCGGGATCGCCAACATTAGAAGGCGACAATACGGTTCCTGGCGCATCAATGCCAGAAGAGCTTAAGGCTGTAATCCCTCAAATTTTTCAAGCTGTAAGGGATTACGGTTGTGATTTTTACCCCACCATCATCGAGATGTTGAGAGATGATGAAATCAGTGAGATTGTGGCTTATAACGGATTCCCTGTTCGTTACCATCACTGGTCGTTTGGGGCAACTTATGAAGAAATGCAGATAAGCTATGAGCTTGCCATCAGGCGTGTCAGTGAGCTTGTCATTAACACAGACCCTTGTTTTATTTATTGTTTGAGCAGCAACACCCTTATAGACAACATAACCTGTGTATCGCACGCTCTGGGCCATAACGACTTTTTTAAAAATAACATACACTTCCAACACACCGACCGTAACGCCATGAATCGGTTGGCTAATAATGGCAGTCGTATTAATGAGTATATGGATAGGTGGGGGCGAGAGCGAGTAACGGCTTTTATAGATTGTGTTATGAGGCTGAACACCCTTGTCGATCCTGTTAAAGGGTATAAAAGAGTTAGGCAAAAGCCTTTACAGAAAATCAAGGATGAAAGAAAGTATTACGAACCCAGAAGGCTGAAGGTTGATGAAGACCATATGGAAAAGTGGATAAACCCGGAAGGTTGGGTTGAACATGAACATGAAATAATTAGAGATAAAGAGGCGGCAGATAACATAGATTTATTTGAGGAGCCTACTCGTGATGTTTTAGGATTTTTGAGGGATAATGCCCCATTGAAGAATTGGCAGGCAGATATTTTGTCTATGCTCTATGATGAGGCTCTTTATTTTTACCCTCAAAGGAAGACTAAGATGGCTAACGAGGGTTGGGCTTCAAAGATTGATTATGAATTGATGGCAAAGCAAGGTCTTGTTGATTTAGGCCCAGGGGGCATAGTTGAATATGCCAAGGATAAAATGGGTGTTCTGGGAGGAAAATACTCCATGAACCCCTACAAGCTAGGTTTTTGTTTATTTAATGATATTGAGGATAGGTGGAACAAGGGGAAATTCGGTCCAGAGTGGGCGAAGTGCCCCATACCAGATAAAAAAGATTGGGATAAAAAGCTAGGCTTAGGCAAAGATAAGATTTTTGAAGTTCGCCAGTTTTATGATGATTACATGATGATCAATGATTTCTTCACCGAGGACTTTTGTAACGAAAATGAATTTTTCGAGTGGGAGAAGAACGCTAAGGGCGAATACGTGATAGCTAGTAGGGATCATAGTGTAATTAAAAACAAGTTGCTGAGACATTATCTGAATCGTGGTCTCCCTGACATAAGGCTTGCCGACCCTAATTTCAGGGGCAGGGGGCAGTTTTTATTGGAGCATGTTTGGGAAGGTCGAGAATTGTATCATCCTTATATGAAAGCAGTGCTTACATCTGTTAGGACACTGTGGAATGATGCTGTGTTTTTGGCTACTAGAGATGCTGATGGCGAGGAAATAGTTTGCATGTGTGATTCGGATAATGAAGATGATGTAGAAATTATTAGTAGAGAAAAGTTTGAAAAGGATTGGTAGAATTGGGCGGGTTTCTTTCGATTAAATAGGGTCACATATAATAAGGATTTCAAATGGTACGCAACCAAAGTCAAGCTGCCGCTAAAAAGAGAAAAGAACAGCTTGAGCAAATCTTGTCAGATTTGCACAATTTAAACTGTAATCTATACACTCGTGAAGTATACATGCATGGTTATTACAATGACTATGACGAGCCGGGTGTAGAATACCGCATGGCAACTACTTTCGAGAAGAACATAAGACTCCTCGATCAACAAGACCAAACTAATATTTTGGTTCACATGCACACTTTTGGCGGTGAGTGGAATGATGGCATGGCTATGTATGACATCATTAGATTCGTAAAGTCTCCGGTCACAATTATCGGGTATTCTTGGGCAAGGTCTATGTCCAGTATAATTCCACAAGCAGCAGATTTAAGAATCCTTTTACCAGATTGTGATTTTATGGTGCATTATGGGTGGTATGGTGAGGAGAATCAATGGACTGCTGCAATGTCATCTATGGAATATGCTAAAAGATCAGAGGAAAGGATGTTGCGTGTTTATGCGAAAAGATGTATAAATGGAGAATACTTTCAAAATCGTTATAAGTCTCTCACCGAAGAGAAGGTGATGGAGTTTTTAGATAAAAAGATGAGAGAGAGAGGGGACTGGTGGATTGGCTCAGAAGAAGCCGTCTATTATGGTTTTGCAGACGGAGTTCTGGGTCAGCCAGGATTTGAAACGTTCGAGAAAACCAGAATTAAGAAAAAGGTGAAACTAGAGCTATGACAGAAGGTGAACTACTACTGACAGACGAATTCCTACAGTTTTCCGGGGACATTGCAGCACTTATCCAAGAAAAGAAAACCCTCAAAGACGATTTTAAGAAAGTCTATGAGGAGTTTCAAACCAAACTCAAATCGGTAGATCAAAAAGCTGATAAACGATCTAAAGAGTTTGATGAGTGGAAGAAATCTAAAACTAAAGATCCTGTGCCGCACATGGAAGAACCTCCTAAATCCAAGACGGGTAAAAAGTGAAACACGAAATTTGTGGCGTTGAGCATCTTCACAGGCACACCCATTTCAGTCTCCTAGACGGGTATGCGCATCCTGAAGAATATGCAGCCTATTCTAAATTGGTGAATCAACAATTCTTGTGCATTTCGGATCACGGGCAGATGGGGGCAATCCCTCGTCAAATAGCCACCTGTGAGAAAAACAGCGTGCATCCGATATTTGCGTGTGAACTGTATGTAAACCCCCTACAGCCAGCTTGTCGAAATAACGATGAATATAAAAAATTCATGGATGACCTGGATGAAGAACAAAAGCGTATTCTTAAAAAGAGCTTCCATCTATTAGCCATAGCTCATAGCGATGAAGGTTATAAAAATCTCGTTAATCTGAGTTCATGGGCGTGGGTTAATGGTAAGGGCGGTCGCCCCAGAAGGCCCCGTGTGAACCATGAACAGCTTCTTAAATATAAAGAAGGTATCACGTTTAGCTCGGCCTGCTACAACAGTGAAATAGCTCAGGCTTTTGATGGTTTCTATGGTGGAAATGAGAATCGTGAAGCCGGTTTCGAGATGCTTGAAAAATATCTGGCGATGTTTGGAGAGCATTTTTTCTTAGAACTCATGCTTCTTGATTTTAAATCTCAAAAGCCTTATGATAAGTTCCTAGTTGAAGCTCATGCTAAATATGGCACTCCCGTAGTTCTTACAAATGATTGCCATTATTGCTTTCAAGATGATTCTAAAATGCAAAGATACTCCTTGATGATCCAGACTGGAAAAACAATCAAGGAGATTACAGAGGTTCTGTCTCAAAACCCAGATGCGGATATGTTTGAACTTCAAGACACAAACCTCTGGATGAAGTCTGAAGATGAAATTAACGCTATGTGGGAAGCTAATTATATGGATACTGTCCCATATGAGATTTTTAAAGAAGCTAAAAGGAATAGTGTTAGAATATGCGAAAACGCTAAGGGAGTAGAACTGGATCGTAGTATGAAGTTGCCGGATTATCCTGATGCTGATGCTAAATTCAAAGAAGCTATAGGAATAGGCTTTAAAGAAAGAGGGCTTCCTCCCAACAGAACATACCTTGGTAGAATCAAAGAAGAATACGCATTGATTTGCAGGAAAGGCTTTTCTAGTTATTTCTTAATTCAAAAAGAAATGGTTGATGAAGCTAGAAGAATTTGTCCTGAAATCTTAGGTTGGGGCAACGGCTGTGAAGCCGTTGGACCGGGGCGCGGTAGTGCGGTTGGTGCTTTGGTTTGTTATTGTTTAGGAATTACAGACGTAGATCCTATAAAACATGACCTGCTGTTTTCTCGTTTCTTAAGTGAATCTAGGGGCGGTAAGCAGATGAAACTTAGATTTGTGAATGTAGATCCAATTTTAGAAGGAGCGGCTTGATGGCCAGTAATGAAGACAAGGAATTGTTGGGAATTTTAAAAACCATGAATGATGGGTTTGATCAACATATGAACTCGAAACCTCAAGCATGTGGAGAAGCGGTGGCAGAGGAACCACGAGCTAACGACATATTTTCGGGTGCTTTGGTTCAATGGACTACAGGCGACGGAAAGGTTTATTTTCCTGCGGGAGAAACCACCCAAAATCTTACTCCAGGTGTTTATGAGATTGGACATTGTGAAAGAGGGATTTATTTTCAGAGAATACCTGTTAAGACCGAAGGTTTAATTCATTTTCCTCAAACTAATATGGAGAAAGTGGTCGAGGAGATACAAACTTTTTGGTCGAAGGAAGATAAGTTTCGTGAGTATGAATTGACATACAAACGAGGCATTATTCTCTGGGGGCCTCCTGGTAGTGGTAAAAGCTGCACGGTTCAGTTGATTATCAAAGATGTAATTGATCGTGGCGGTGTGGTGATTAAATTCACCCAACCAGCTTTGTTTATGCAGGGCATGAGGGATTTGAGAGAAATACAAACGGACTCCCCTGTGGTTGTTCTAATGGAAGATATTGATTCTATTTTAGAACATTATAGCGAGAGTATGGTTCTTAATATTTTAGATGGCGTTGATGAAGTAGATAAGGCTGTGTTCTTGGCGACTACCAATTATCCAGAAAGATTAGGAGCCAGGATTATTAATCGTCCTAGCCGTTTTGATAAGCGATTCAAGATAGGCCATCCCAACAAAGAGTCTCGACGCCTCTATTTTGAACACATAATTGGTGGTAAAAATAAGACTACAGTTCAAGAGTTTCAAGAGAGGTTTGGTGTTGATCTTGATCAATGGGTGGATGATACCAAAGGTTTTTCTATTGCTCACTTGAAAGAATTGTTTGTTGCGGTTTGTATTTTGGGGGATAATTATAGTGATGCTATCGAAACTCTTGAAACCATGAGAGAGCAGGTTATGGCTGAGAAGGAATTCGATTCACCCCATATGGGATTCGAGCAAAAAGCCTGCACGAAGAAAACAAGATACAATGAGTTTGAATGAAGTTTGGCACAAAGTATCTGTAATAACGCCCACCTGGAAGCGTCATAGGTTTTTACTAAACCTTACTCAAAATATGTTGGCCCAGGTGGGCGTTGAGTTTGAACACATCATTGTCTCAGATGGTTATGATGATGTTGCTAGGAGTGTCTGTGAATCTTATGGTTCAAAAGCCACCTACCCAGTTACATATGATGAAATAGAGCATAAGGGTCACTATGGCGATTATGCTCGCACCAGAGGGTTAGAATTAGCCAAGGGTGAATATGTAATTTTCTTTGACGATGATAATGCCTATTTTCCACATGCTGTTACGACCTTATACGCAGCAGCGTGTAATCACGATATTGGAATAGCTCTTATTGAGCATTGGGATTTTCAAAGTCCCAACAAGCAGATCATAGGCAGTCAGATTGCATACGGCCAAATTGATACCGCTTGTTATTGTGTTCGCAAAAGCCGTGCAGTTCCTTGGACGGGATTTACAGAAAATGGTGTTGGCACGGATTATCATTGGATTGAGCTAGTAAGCACTGGAGCCAATGTAAATCTTGTCCCAATAGTAATTGCCAGCCATCTTATTGAGAAACAACACCCTGTCTAATAAATACCAGTATGAAAGTGAAGGACTACATATTGGTTGGCACAATGGTTGCCATTATCTTGGGTGCTGTTCTGTGGAGAGATTTTCGCAATCACTTTCCACATAAAGAGGAAAATCTTCTTTCTGATTTTCCTGTCTTAAAGCAACCTGATGGTATAAGCTGTGGGCCTACGTCTGCGGCTATGGCTCTTAATTATTTGGGGCGAGAGGCAACAATAGAGGGTTTGAAGAGCAAGGCTAAAACCACTTGGTATAAATCGGGAGACACAGAGATAGGGATGACTGCCCCAGATGTTTTGGCGAAAGCTATTCCAGGTAAGTTGAAAACCGGCAGTTTAGATGAAATAAAATATCACATTGATCAAAACAAACCTGTAATTGTTTTACTTCGCAGTGGTCAAACAACGTGGCATTATGTTGTGGTGATTGGATATACTGAAGATAATATCACAATGGCCGACCCAGCAGGATATATTCACTCTAAAGAAAATGATATGTTTTTAAGTGCTTGGAATTTCTCTACAGATATGTCTGGAAATGAAGTCGCTGAATCTTGTCCTATGTGTGGCGGTGATGGGGAAATAGGAATAGCTGCTTGTGAAGTGTGCAATGAAGGCCGAGTTGATCTTATTCTTATGGCTTTTATTTTAACCGAAATCAAGCCTTACACCATGATTATTGTTTCAATTTAACGCTTCTGACATTTTCGTTGTTTTGCAACAATTCAAGTAGTGTTGATCTGTTTTTGCGCGTAGACATTTTGACTTCATAAATTCCGCCTTGCTTGTGTTCAACAGACACAATTTGCCCTCCGCTATTTTCTATCGTTGTTGGAATTGCTTGAGGATCGACAACATCTACAACAACTGTAATTTGTTCAACTGACATTGTGTTGTAGGTCATTATTCCGACACCGCCCAAGCATACAGCCAGAAGCATGATGCCTATATTAAGAGGAAAGCGCGATCTCTTTCTCTTGATGACAATTCTTCCCATGTCAACAACCCCCATGTCAGGGTATTCTTCGCCTTCGTCTCTTGCAGATTGCAAATTTCCCGGCAAATCTCTGAGTGGCATTGGTTTTTTATTCATTTTATCTCCGTTTCAATCCTTTAAGTTATATATCATTCTCACAATGGTTTAATTTTTGGAAAGCCTCTAGTATCGGCTTTGGATTTAGTTGCTCGTTTACGCGCACGGGAATTATTTTGGAGAATGGAGGTATTCTTGAGTTTGGGCTGACATCGCCAAATAAGCCGATGCTGTCTGTGCCAAGTGAATTTGCAATGTGTAAAGGAGCAGAGTCTACGCCTAAGAACATATTAGCAGCATTTATGATGGACATTAATTGTCGCAATGTGGTTTGGTCCCTCAAATCTAAATCTTGATTATCTAGCGGGGGTATATCGTGACCCTTGTTGCCAACAATAACTAATTTATATCCCGCCCCTTTAATTATTTGCAGAATAGGCTGCCATTCATCTTTAGGCCAAGATTGTTTTTTTCTGGGTATTTTAGGGGGTCTTTTGCCCGTGTCTACTACCACCCATTTTTCATCAGGATGAAGTATTGAAAACCCATACTTTTTCTCTTTCGATGATAAAAAAATTCGAGGCGTTAGTTCAAGTTCTGGAAGATGGAGACGAAATTTTATTAAATATGACCGTATTGCTAGACCCTTTGATGCTTCATAAGCATCTGTGAGGTTGAACGTTCTGCTGTTTGAGGGTTTTTCTTCTCGGAAGCCAGTTACAAGTGGGTGGTTTTTAAATATTTCAGGGTATCTGGTGGAAATGAATATTTGGTCATATCCTATTGCACCCAATGCTCTTATTGTGGGTTCTGCAAACAGCACATCTCCAATTGCCACTCTTCTGATAATAAATGCTTTCATAATTCACTTATAAAAGTTCTAACCTCAGCAACAAAATCTTCCACTGTTGGGAGATTGATCTGTTTTAGAAACTCATGTCCTTCTTCTGCTCGATTAAATAAAAGGCGAGCGTCCTCAAACTTATCATAAAAAAGAGGATAGTCCGGTGTTAGGTATTCTTCTATTGACGGGTGCCGATTGACGACCAAAGGTGTATTTCTTAGAATGCATTCTACAATTATATTACTAGCACCGCAATCTATGAATTCAGCAAAAACACAACTGGATGACAACCACCTGTTTAATCTATCATTGCTGATTCTCTTTTTTATAACCACGTCATTGTCTAGTATAGGTCTTCTTAATTGAGTTCTGATTTTTGGGGGTTTTATTTTTACCTTGTTGTAGCCTTCAATGGGCGGTAGTTGATCTAATGCCAGGGAGTTTTTCAAAAAGAAGCCATATTGAAGTATTCTTTTTTGATTGTGAAATCTATCAATTGAAAACCTCCTCTCGACTGGTGGCATGGTGAATTTTAGTATTTTGTAAGGACAATCTACATGATTTGCAAAAGTTTGAGAAGATAGATAGGATTCAGCCACATACTTCGATAGGAAAATTACACCTTTAAGGTTCTTTCGAGATCGATGCCAACACCTGGATTTTATCAGTTGTTTTCGATAAGACTTATGATTAGGGATGTGAAATACGCCCACCCAAGGACGCCAAATAGGCTCATGTGTGTTTTTTCTTAAAAAAAAATCTGGAAAGTCCTTTAGGATTATGCTGTCTTTGGCTGTTTTAGAACTATACTCGGCCAGTCGTTTGACCAAATATGGCCATCCCGCAATGTGTTGCGTTGCATTTTCAGATCCTATTGGGCTGGTATTACCAAGATAATATTCCATAGCATTATTTAGTATATAGTATTAAAGGAGTTACCAATGGGGAAGAAACACATATTTGTAATAAGCGTTATTTGCCTTTTCATTTTATTTTTTTGGAATAGTGGTGGAGCATCTGTTGATGTGCAGATTTGCCCTATTTCGGATTATGTGGCCAAAGTCCAGTGTATTCAGGAAGATTCGCCTTTTTCCATACGTCTTTTGGTTCTCAAGCATTGTTTAGAAAGCATGGCTGATGGGGATGCTAAATTAGCCATACAAGCAGCGAACGTAGCTAAATCGAGAGGATTGAGAATTAGGGATATTGGTAATCACTATGTTGATAAAAATGGGGAAATCCAAAGGGCCAGTTATGCCAATGAAATAGTCTGGGGTCAGACGCAATATTTAGACATTGATCAGTTTAAAGCGTTTGTTAAACAACAAATGGTTGTAGGTGCTGAACCCGGTGACACTTTGGTTTTGTTTACTATTGGACATGGTAGTAAATCGGGGTATTTAGATACGCTGGGACAGAGACCAGAAGTTATGAAGGCTTTAGCTGAAGCAGCAGAAGAGACGGAACAAGAGACGATGTGGTGGCAATTAAGTTGTTATGCTGCTGCGTCGTTGCCTGCCATTTCCACTTTGAATGAAAACCAGCAAGATTTATTTAGCATCTGTGCTAGTTCGCCTGCTAACAGAGAGAGTCCAGCTTATGTGGAAGGCGAACACATGGAGAAGGTTTTCACTGCTATGGCAGATAGAAGCCCTGAGATTGACCCAGACCAGGATGATATGGTGGTAGCAATCGAGTTGGGTGGTTTTTTAGAAAAGAACGCAGAGCGAGGTCGTGGCCGTTTAGTTTTTGCCAGAAGCGACCGAGAGGTTATCTTTGGTTTAAATTTTGCTCAACGCATACCTATTATCGACAGGAATAGCCCACAGAGAGAATATCCAAGAGATTATATCCCAATGCCAGAAGGAGGATAATATGGCTAGATTGATTAAATCAAGTAAGGTTAAAAAGTTGAATTGGCCTGCACACACGGGCCACAGTGAGCACAAACGAGAAAAGTTTGACAGACATGGAAGGAAATGGTGTAGGGTTTGCAAGAAATACACTAATGAGTGCAAGCACAAATAAAAAAACCCATCGTGAGGCGTTGGGCTTCACGATGGGTTAAAATTAACTACAGCTTCACAGAAATCCTTCAATTCTTGATCGTCCCATGTGTTTTTTGCATATTGGGCCATAAGCGATACAAATTGAATGTTGTCTTTCGTATATGGTTTAGATGAATCTATACGATCAAGGCTGGCTCTGTCAGGTGTTCTCGGTAAAGATTCCCTTGTGTTTTTTGGAGTTTTTAATTTCCAACCAGTGTAGGGACATTTGCCGTTTTGTTTTTCCCATTGTTTTTTTAAATCTTCTACTGTGATGAAAAACGGTTTTCTTTTGCAGTTGCGTAAGATTTTCATAAAAAAACGAAATGGAGAAAGATCGTCTGCCTTATTATCGGGGATAAGATTTTCAGGATTGGCAGGCAGGTGTGTGTGGTTGTCTTTTCCCACACATTGAAGTGAGCAGTAATTTCTTCTTCCTAATTTTTTGCTTCGATTGACTTCTGCTTTTCTTCTTTTGAATTCTTTTCCGCAAGTTTCACAAGTTAGTTGTATGTACATAAAAAACGCCTCCATGCCATTTATATAGTATGGAGGCGTCAGTTTTGAAGTGGAGGCGGTGGGCTATGCTCCCACGTCCAGTCTATCTATCCCCAAAGCGTCTACGTGTGTAGTTTATTGCTTGTGTCTCGCTTCATGGTGTTGCAACAAACAAAAGCGCCAATCAGCCAGCAACATCTTGTCTTACTTAGGTCGTCGTTGCAGGAACCTAAGAGTGGCCAACTTTTGCGACTAGACTTCAGACCCCGTTAGCTAAGGGTTCTTTGTCCAGGGCTACTGTTACGCAGCCAGTTGAAGTGGTCTTTCGACAACTAAATTATTGATCAAGTTTTTACGTGGCCCCTTGATCAACCACGACACGCGACTTTGGCTCAACGATACCTGTCGAACCTAATTCGCCCCCGAAGTATCCTATTTAGTGGTTTCAGCTACAATTTTACCGTCTTCAACCTTTCTGGTCGAGTGCAAAAAAGCTGCTTCTTTACGAAGTTCTTTCATCATTGCGGCTTGAACCGGATCTTTCCACCCCACAGGGGGGGCCGCAATGAAGTCTTTGCCGTCTGCCGCTTTCCCCATTTCATCAATCTGATCCATAACAGCCGATTGTTGGGGAATGGGACATTCAGGCCCATCGCAAGGCGGCTCCTCTTTGCATCCGGTCAGTATGACCAGCAAGGCAAGCGGAGTCAGCCAAAATAGGAAATGAGGAATTGCTTTAGTCCAAAACTCAGGCTTCGTCATCTTTCAATCTTCCTGTGATTTTAAGAAAGTGCTTCCAGCGTTTGTCAAACCTCAATCTAAGTCGTTGGTATTCCTGCCATTCAGGGTCGGCGTTTCTATTTGCTTCATATTGGCGAGCTTCTTGTGAGGTCATAGCCCCTCTTGCTGCCGATTTGAAGTCTTCTTTTTGCACTACCCTTTTGAGTCTTACCTCGACTTCTACTATACCGCACCCCTTGTGGGGGGGTATAGCTTCTGGACTGGGGTATAGCGTGTTGCCAGATATGGCACCGCCGAGTTCATAATCCCAGTCTGTTTTGTCCATGAAGCAGGTGACTACATCGTTCTCGTCTCCATGTAGAGGTTCAGTAAAAACCCCCTCGTCGTGATTGATCATCTGTCTGCGGCTCGACGCCGCTATTGCTAAGGTTCATACCTATTATAGTTGATTTTCGGCCAAAGTGAAGCCGTATCGTTTTTTTGGAAAAAATGGATACATACAGTAGAGGTTTGTCATGCAATTTAAAGAATGGGTTGAAATCAGTATCGAGTTTGAGGAGTGGTTGAAAGAAAACCATCCTGAACTACTTGAGGAAGATTGGAAAGACATGCTGCGCAGAGCAGCTATGGGAGCAGCAATGGCTGGCGCTGGTGCTGGGGCAATGAATCCAGCAGATGCGGCGGCGGATCAATTTTTCCGTCAAAGACAGCCACCGGGAGTATCGGCATACGAGCGACCGGCTCAATTACCAAGGGCGGTTAGTGCAGATAGAACGCAAGGAGCGGAAGAGCCTGGACCCATTAGAGGCGAAAGTCCTATGTCGAAGAGGGCTGGTGAATCAGGGGTTGGGCTTAATGGTGAGACTTATACTATTGCGGATAATGAGACCATAAAATGGCCCAAACATAAAGCAGTGTCCCATCGAGCCAATAACAAATTTACTATTTATTATCCTTCTGAAATGGCAGCTAAATTTAACGAAAAAACAAGACACTATTTTTTCAGTGATGCAAATAAAAGAGCGTTGAGCCACCAGAAGGTTTACATGGGCGTTAGTGATCGATATTTAGGACATGCATCGTTTGGCGATCCTTCTTTTAAAGTGTTAGAAGATGGTAGACTTATTATTTCGTTTTCAATTGGAGGCGTTCAGAGAATAAGGATGAGATAATATGAAACGAGATCCTAATAACGCTGTTCTTGCAGGAGTTTGTGCCGGGTTGGCAAAGCACCTGGGAGTCAGTGCCTTATTGATGAGAGTTATTTTTATTATAGGCACACTATGGTTAGGTGCGCCTTTGTTAATTTACATACTGCTGGCGATTTTAATGCCGCCTGAAAGAGCAGAGTTTTTTGAGAGTTTGGAGAAACTACACAGGGATGATGAAAAGGGTATGATTGGTGGCGTTTGTGCTGGTATTGCGAATGTTTCCAGTATAGATGTTACTTTAATTAGAGGGTTATGGATTATTTCGGCTATATACTTTGGCTTCGGAATTATCCCTTATGTCATTCTGTGGATTTTACTTCCAAAAAAAAGTGACGAGGCGTTAATAAATAAATAAACTAAAAGTTTGAGGGTGGCGAATTATGTCTTATAGATCATTCACTGAATACTTAGATACTAAAAATCACAACGGCAAGGGTAAAATGGTTGAAAAGCCTTCTACGGAGGAGGTTCCAGATTTTAAAGGGAAGCCTAATCCCGAAGGCAATGAGCCGTGTAAATGTAAAAACATCAAGGATAATCAAGTTGTCGAAACGATGACTAAATTTAAAGAGTACCTTGATGGTAATGGTAAAATGAAAAAGCCAACAGTGGCTTTAAATGTGAATTTTCCGAAACAGGATTCGCCACCTTCTCAATCTATGCCGCCCGCTCCAGGTCTTGGTCAAGGTAAACCAGCACCTTATACACCGAAGAAGGGTGGTAAGGCAGGAGAAAAAGGTTTTGCTGATCAAGGGTGTTGCCCAGCTTACGAACCAGATACAAAAAATGCACCCGCTCCTAAAGAGTCTTTGCCCAAATCAGGTGGCGGCGGGAAACAACCGCAGATAGAAGCCGTAACTGAAATGAGTTTGGCGGAAATGACCTCTTATATTAATGAGCAAAATTATGAGCCAGATGGTTCGTTTGCTCCCCCAATGGTTACGGCGTATATGCCTGGGAAGTTTATGCCAGATCCAGTTGAGGCGATTGATTACGTGACGCACTTAGCCGCCGTTAATCCCGCTTTGATGGAAACCATGATTCGTGCTCTAAAATACAAAACCAGTATGGGTTATATTGTCAGCGAAATGGCGAAACATCCCGAAACCTTCAAAGAATTGGCCGCACTTTTAGAGAGCGAAGATGGACTGAAATATGCTGGTTCTCTTTGTAGGTCTATGAATGATCTTTATTCTAATTACATGGAACAGTTTGAGTCTTTAAACGAATCCGCTCTTTCTCCCCCTCTAGGAGCCGATGATGAAGATGATGAAGAACTGGATGATGAGTTAGAAGATGATGACGAAGAAGGTGATGAAGATTTAGGTGATGAAGAAGACGAAGAGGGCGAAGATGAAAACGATCCGTTCGCTGGCGGCGAAGAAGGCCCAGTGCCACCACCTAAAAAGAAGCCCAAAAAACGTTTTGGACATAATAATATGATTGACGCTATGGGCGGTCATGGACACATGTTGGATGCCATGAAAGGCATGTGTAAACGTTGTGGGGTAATGTAGTTGAAAAATAGGTTCCATTTGCTATAATTAACTTCTATGGAACCTAAAAAAAGACTCATACAATTGTGCTTAAAGGCCCTTCAAGAGATGGGCCTTTTTGATGAACCTCACAAAAATCGCCTTATGCTAGAAGCGAAGGAAATAGACGCTCAAAGTGAGTTTGATTATTTCCTTGAACTCCACGATAAGTGCGTTAAATACCCAGAAAACCAAAACAATCTACTGGTAGCTTATCTTCTGGGTCTTGCTCCTGATTTTAACATTGATGCGGAACCCGCATTCGTTATCGGGGAAATGCCGGATATTGATGTTGATTATCTGCGCCCCGTTCGGGATCGCCTCAAAAATGAGTGGGCACCTGAGCATTATGGTCAAGAATATGTTTGTAACATCGGCAGCTACAACAGTTATGGTATGCGAAGTTCGTTGATTGATGTTGCTAAAATATTCGGTGAAGATCGTGACCGGATGCTTGAACTCACCAAGAATCTCCCCGATAAGGATGAAGAGGGCGATCCTATCACATGGGAAAGCGTTCTCAAAATCTATCCGGCTTTGAATACTTTTTGTGAGGAAAACCCGGAAATATTTGATGTGGCCAAACGACTCTCGGAAAGCGATTACGGCCCCAGATACAAGAGTTCTGGTAAACACGCTGGAGGTTTAATTGTATCATCTAAGCCTCTTGCGGATTTGGTGCCTCTGGTAGTTGATAAAGATGGTCTTATCACTTCCGCTTGGCCCGAAGGACTTAACACGCAAGACCTTGGCCCAGTCGGGCTTATTAAATTTGACTGCTTAGTAATTACAAACCTTCAACAGATTGCTGATATTGCAGAATTAGTTAAACAAAGACACCAATTAAACGCTATTTGCTCTACAGATGGAAAAAACAATTGGTCAGATACGAGTTATTTAAATGATGAAAAAGCCATTGAGATGGCAAATGAAGGCGATTTAAGATGTATCTTTCAGTTTGATTCGCCAGGGATTCGTGGACTTGTTAAATCTGGTGGCGTCACAGATTTTGATGATTTGGTGGCTTATACAGCTTTATATCGTCCTGGTCCTCTCGGAATGGGCATGTCGGAGAAGTTTGTAAAACGTAAGAAGGGCGAAGAGCAATACGAGATACACCCGATTATGGAGCCTATTCTTGGCAGCACCTACGGAGTTATGGCATACCAAGAACAGGTTATGAAAATCCTGCACGCAGTTGGTGGAGTTCCTCTTAAAGATTGCGAAAAGGTAAGAAAAGCGATCAGTAAGAAGAAGGAAGAAATATTTGAAAAAATCAAGCCGCAATTTATAGAAGTCGGTTCTGAACGATTACAGCGTGATTGTGATTGGGAACTTGAAGAAGATTTTAATGAAGTTATCCGCAGGGAATATGATCCCAGCGAAGACATGGATTATAATATTAAAAAACTCTCAGGCATCCCCTATAGAGACGGCAAACCCAGTCCTTACCCTAAGAGCATGGGTCTGGTGGCCGCTTTGTTAAAAATGAAATACGCTGATGCTGCTCGAACCCAACCCATTCTTCACAAATATGCCGCTGCTGCTGAAGCTCGGTCTTTGTGGGAACAAATTGAAGCCTTTGCAGCTTATGGATTTAATAAAAGTCATGCTGTGGCTTACACCTATATCTCTTCTCGCCTCTTATATTTGAAGGCTAATTATCCTGTTGAATTTTATGCTGGGATTCTCAAGTCTGAAACTAAGGAAGGCAAGATCAAGGAGTATAAAACTGAGGCGGCTATTCACGCTGTTGAGATCAAACCTTTGGATTTGAACCGTTCTGGTGTCAGGTTTCAGATTTATCAGGAAGGAAGTGACCCCGCTCTCACAGACCCGATTTATTTCGGATTTTCTAACATCAAGGGCATTGGGCACGAATCGGCCCAGAATATGGTGGATCACCAGCCCTACAGTGGGTTTGATGATTTCTTGTTTAGGTTTGGAACAGAGGCAAAAGTTCTCAAGCCTTTAGTGTGTTTGAGGTTGTTTGGCGATGATAATTTGGAGGATTTATGGAGATATTACGACACTTACAAGAAATTATCTAAGAACCGCAAGGATAGCGAAGTGAGGAATCGCAAGTCCTTAATTAGATATGAGGAAGAATTAAAAGAGTTGCTGGCTGTTGACCCGGAGGCGGTAATTAGTTGGGATGAAGGCAATTTAGAAATATGGGAAGCAAAGTATGATGAAGACGAGATAAGAGAGCAGGTTTGCACTAAAGCCGGTTCTCCAAAATATGGTAAATTAGATCAGGTGAAATTTAATCGTTGGAAGAAATTAAAAAGTCTCTATAACAGGCGAAACAAGTGCATAAATGGTCAAGCTGAGAAGATGCGCGAATGGGAAGAAAACCCTTTTACGTTTGATAAATTTCGCCCCGATATAGCTGAGGAAGAGGTGTTTATAACCAAAGAGATGCAGTCTTATTTTGATTCCTTGGAGTTGGCTCAAGAGAAGTTCTTAGGGTTCCTGTGGGATCATCCTTTGGTAAAGTCGCCTGATTTTACTAATTTAACTTACTCTCATCTAAGGGAATTACTGGACGAGAACCCCAACATAACAGATGCTCCGGTAGAAATTCTTACAATTGAGATAAGACGTAGAGATTGGAAAAGCGGTAAAGGCTTTAATTACACCATAAATGCAGAAGATGCAAATGGTGAAAGGAACTATGTTACTGTTTGGCCAGATGACTTTGATCGATTTAATGAAGAATTCACTGAGGGGATGTTATTGAGGTTGAGAGTGCAACCACCAACTAAATATGGTTACACTTTGGATGGCCCTCCCAAATGGAAGCGGCACACCCTTCCCGACAAAGATAGAGATGTTAGAGTTGTAAAACTTAGGTATCCTGTGGAGGAAATAACGTGAGTGAAGAAGTAGTCATTAATGAAGATAATTTTAGCGAGTATTTTTTTGATGCAAGGACGCACAAACCCCAACGGGGACAGTGCATGGCCATATATACTGCTGTGGCCGAATTAGTGGATGGTCAGTTGAAGCGAGATGTGGTTTATCTTTTGAGCAGTACGCCCAAGGTGAGCGAAAGCATACAACTCCTTCGTAAAATAGCCTTGATGAATGAAGAGGATGCTATCAGTATTTGTCTGGATATTGCGAGACGATTGCATGAAGGACAAACATCAGATGTGATTTGTGAGCATCCTCACGAATATAAATTTGAGGCGGGATATTACACGAACAAGGAACATATCCCCACGGATGACAAGCATTGGGCTATGGTAGAGCTTACCAACTTGGAGGAGTTTATCGAAGAAACTGAGGAAGGTACCATCAAAACCAAGATCGTAATGAATCCAACCGAAGAAGAAATAAAAGAATTTAAAGATCAAACCGAGGATAATACATAAATAGTGGTTGGGTAGTTAATAAAGGATATATGATGGACAAGAAAGATTTTCAAAATTGGCAAGATATGTGGGAAAAGGCAATGGACGAAGATGTTCCAACGCCAGCAGCGACACCACCAGAACAACAATCTAGGCAGGTTTATTTTAATAATCCGAGTGGTGCTGCCGATCCTCCGCAATCAGACAATTCATCTGTAGACAAAGAATACTGGGATCAGATTTATAAAGCCTCTATGCACCCAGGCGATTCTCCCGATCCTTTACAGGCTGCTTTCGGCGCAGAAAGTGAAATTTTAACTGAAAAAGCCGAAGATATGAATGTAACAACGCCCAAACCAGTGGCACCCAACCAATCCAAGGATGAATTGGGAGATATTGCCAAAACCAAGGCAAATGCTGCCAATCCTATTGATCCTGGTTCTATTGGCAAGGATCAAGATTACAAACCCAACCTTGCTGATGCTCACCAATTAGAGCAATTGCATAATTTAAAAATCAATCTTTATGAGCTTGAATGCAAGCTAAATACTAACGATTGTCTCGCTAAAACCGACAAAGGCAAAAAAATTCAGAATCAAATTGATGCACTGAAAACTCATATAGATGAGTTGAGTGATACGATCACTCCCGATTTCTTGCAATCATATTTGTCGTAATGAGAAATAAAAACTTAAAAAAGAAAAAATTAGCTTTTGTCCATATCCCTAAAAGTGCTGGGGTCTCTGCGGAAGTGTGGTTCTACAGAATGTTGGGCCACAAATCTGATATAGTTTGGGCTAACAGTTGGCGAATGGGTATGGGGCGAGACTGGTTGCCTTCTGAAATCCATTCGTGTCTACATTTTCCTAAAGTTTTCATTCACAACCACTCTCCCAACTGGACTATCGAATCGTTAGAAGAACTTAAAGAGCATGGCTTTTTTGTTTTCGCGTGGATAAGGAAATGCCCTTACGACTGCTTGTGTTCTTATTATCACTTCTTCAGGAATATGCAAGAGCACTATGATCGAGAGGATATTGGTGCGGAATTTTTCAAACCTACCAGAGGGGCTGTGTTTGAAGCTCCCGAAATGGATGTAAATGAGTGGTTAGTTAAATGGGCCGACTTGTTTTCGGGTATTCTGCCCATGAAAACTTATAAGTATTTCGATTATTTCAAAGTCTACAGTGACAAAAACTTTGGAGATTTCATCGAACAAGAGCTTGAATTGAAATACTACGATCATCGTCCCCCTATAATGCACATGAACAAAAGTGAAAATCGAGGGTGGCGTTATTACAGAAAAAGTGGTATCATTACGGATGAAACTGTTGATTTTCTAAAAAACGGTAAGTATGTGAATCTCTATAACGAATTATTGGCGAAGGCAAATGAGTAATTACGGTATATTGACTGGTGCATCGTCGGAATATTTCAGGTGTCTCAAGTTAATGGTCATGTCTTGTAAAAGACAAGGTATTCCCATAACGGTTCTGGATGATGGGCTTTTAGAAGAACAGGTTGAACATATTGTAGATGAGGGTGCGGACGTTGTAGAAGGCACTGCGGGCATAGTTGCGGAGCGGTATGTTTACAACCCCAACAATCCTTTGATCATTTATGAAAAACCATTTAAATGCCTGAGAACTCCTTACGAAAAAACGGTTTGGATAGATTCAGATGCTATCCCACTCAGGGATACCATGTTTTACTTCGATGTGTTAGATAAAGAAGAGGCGTTTTTCACCAAAGATTATTTTTCTAAATTCAGTGTCAGCCTGCCACTTTTAGAGGCGCTTCGATGCCCAAATGCAGAGATGGTTGATTTAGGTTTTAATTCTGGCGTTTTTGGTTGGACAGGCAATTGTGAGATCATAGAGTTATGGGCATCTGTGGTGCATTATGTCTCCACAGTCCCAGAATTAAGAAAGCTCCCGAAGTGCTGCGATCAAGATATGCTTTGCTACGCTGTAAATGCTTTGGACAAGTCGCATTTGATTTTAGATGGCACCAAGTATAATACGCCAGCTAACTTTCAGGATGACAAAAACGTAGAGCGACGAAAACAATACGAAGGAACTGACGAGGACGTATTTGACGCAATTTGTGCGGACCATTCAGAATCACTTGTTGTTCACTGGATGGGAATACCCAAATTAGATCATTTGGCTTTTTAAGGAGAGAAAGAGTGATTGTAACGAAAGCACCTGCCCCTGTTACGGATTTGTTTAGGGAAGTTCGTGAGAAGCATCACCCCAATTTAGATCAAGCCGCTATAGGTGTTTGTTTTACTGACGCCAAGCCATTTCGAGGCGATCAAATTAATTTGGGAAAAGTTTCTAAGTTTTCCCCTGCTGACCAAGTTTGGCAGGACACAAAGAGAGATTTCTGTATTACGTTATGTGCAGATGTGTGGTATCAGATTTTAAATGAAGAGCAACGTGAAGCACTGGCAGATTTGCACTTAACTTGTTGCGATGTTGAGCATGAGCCTGTTGTTGAAATTGTTGGAAATCGTAAAAAACCCGTTAAAGATGAATGGGGTCGCGTTCAAAAGACTGATGAAATTAAATACAATGATGATGGTAGTCCAAAGTGGAAAATAAGACCCTTAGATTTGATAGTTTTTGCTGACAATGCGCGTAAATATGATCTGTGGCTTAAAGAAGTCATAGATGGTCTTGAACCCTTAACGGTGCAGCAAAATGAAGAAGTATAGAAGAGTGGGACTCTATGTATTATGCCTAGCATTAGGCGTGGCTATTTTTGTGTTTAGCTGTTTAACACCTCCTCAACCCCAGCCGCCCCAATTTCAACAATCTGTTGTTGAAATTAGCGAAATTGGGAAAGAGATACCTGTTATGAGGATTCGCATAATTTCAGGTCACGAATTTGACTTGAAATTGGAGGATGGCCGCAGAATTCTTGGTCGTCTTACTGTAACGACACCCGAAGGCGAGGAAGTTCGGGATAAGGTCATTGATTTTTTGAACTCCCCCGGAGTCACCCATCCCGCAGTTGTTTTACTTGGTAAGTTAGATCACGCATGGAGCATTGAGTTGTACTTGAATGTAGGTGAAGAACGGGTACAATTGACTAGCTGGTTGCGTGAAAATGGGCTGATCTGGGAATAATGCGAAGGTATGTAACATGTCAGAGGTTGCTGTAGATGAAATCCCTACCGAGAGTAGTGGCTTTGAACGACAATTTGAGAGTTGGAAAGATCAGATTAAGTCGGGTGAGAAGGTAGCTATATTCACCCATAGAAGCCCTGATCCAGATGCTATTGGATCTACGATGGCTCTCATGTGGTTGCTCGATAAATTCGGCATCGAAGCTGAGGCTTTCTTTGTAGGCGCTGTTAGTCATCCTCAGAATCTAGCTATGTGCAATCTTTTATCGCCACTTAGCAGGCCCGTTGAGGATTATGACTCTAGCGAGTTTGCGCATAATGTGATGCTAGACTGTTGCCCAGATGGGGATAATGCGGGCCTGCCTAAAGATAAACCGAAGTTCGATTTGGTTGTAGATCACCATAAGGCTATTCCCAACAACGGTTTTAGTGGCACGTTCATTAATTTAAAGAACGGTAGTTGCAGTTCCACCATTTACGCATTGATCAAGGCTTCCAGTTTTGATTTTCAGGATGACAACGCCGCCGATAGTAAAGTGGCTACGTCATTGATGGTAGGAGTGTTGACAGATACGGACGGTCTACTGGCTGATTCCTGTACCGAGTATGAATTTAATGCATATTCGGGTCTGTTTGAATTCAGAAATGACAATGCTTTGCGGGCGATCATTAAATACAAACGCCCCAAGTTCTGGGTCACTAAGAAGGCAGACGCTACTAAGACGGCCACTATTGACGATGATGGTGTGGCTATTGTGGGCGTAGGGCTGCTCCCAGAAAAACACTTCAATTTAATTGCCGATATTGCCGATGAAATGATCTCATGGGCCTCTGTTGAAACGGCGGTTTGTTTCGCAATTATCAACGGGGAGAGGCTTGTAGGCTCAGTTAGAAGTATCAACGCAAGTGTTGACACGGATTTGATTTGCAGCCGTTTAGGTGGCCGATTTGGATCTGGTGGTGGTCGAGAAGGTAAGGGTTCATATTCATTTTCAATTCAGGGTCTTTCTATTGAAGAGGAAGATGATGAAGAAGTGAAGTCGGCTGTGTGGGCTACTGCCAATACAAAGGAAATCAAGCGAGTCAAGAGGATTCTCAACAGTTAGGCAGCGTTCCTTCCTGGTGGGTTGATATTTTTGAATTTATCTACAGTCTCACCAGAGTTTTGTCTGGCGGTCTGGAACAACTTCTCTAATTCCGCCACTCTTTTCTGCAATTCCCCAATGTCTGAGGTCTGTTCTAAGTCCCTCAGTCTCTTTTCAAGTTCCCCCACTTTGCTCTGAAGCCCTTGTGATTGTATTTGGGTGTCTTGTTGGGCATCTTTCGCCTGTTGCGCACGGGGATCATGGTAAATTTGGGTTAGGTCGGGGTCATTGGGATTTACTTCGCCCCGTTTTACTTGCGCATCGAATTCCTTCTGTCTGTCATCATTGTCTTTTTTAGCTTGGATGGCATACATTTGTTGCAATTGGTCACGATTTAAAAACTTATTCATGTGCTTGTCATTAAAAAACACATGTTCTGGGTCTTCGTGCCAACCCGCTTCTAGGAATTGTTTGAATGTAAGCATTAATTATATATACTCATGTTAAATGTTTGACCCTACAGCCATCGCAGCTTTTTCTAGTTCTGGTTTGCGATCACGATACCATGCTAAGATTGGTGGTGTATCAAGTTCTTTGCCTTCCTGAAAGCCGTTTATGAGGATATTTTCGTTGTGTCCTTTGGTGCATCCATATCTATCCATCCGATTGGCCGCAGGCCAAGGGGCGTCTACGCCATTTTTTAATGGATAGAGATGGTCGAAACAATAACCACAGAACTTATCATTACAAAAGCCGTTTGTATATCGGTCTGTTTCTCCATTTAAAAATGCCAACAATCTAACCTCATTGCGCACGGAATTTGTCCACACTTTGGATTTTTTGCATTTGCATGTCCGCATTTGACCAACATCGTAGATGTGTCTGGGATTGATTATGATTCCTGCGCCTGTTAATGGAGCATGGCAGAATTCACAGAATGCAGACTCGTCATTCATGTATTTTTCTGTCAGCAGCCATTCTTGAAAATTCATATTGTTGTCCTTCTTTACTATTTTATTTATACAATGGCTTTTATTATCAGATGCAACAATTGTGGCCACAAAGTCTTTACTAACGGAACTAAGCCCGATTTGAAGGAAAAGGGCATGTTAGACAGAGAAATCCATAAAGGCTGTAAAACTTGTGGCGGTCCCAGGAAATTCAGATGTTTGAATTGCGGCATTGCTACAAAAATGATTAGGTTAATTAAAAGATGAAATTCATACAGGCTAAAGATAGAGAACCATTTGAGGATTTAGGTTTTACTATATATAAATTTTCAAATCGTCCTCGCCCTAAAGACAAGCGTAGCATAACTTTAATATCATGTTTATCTGAGTTCGGGTGTGAGACACTGGGGATACTTTGGAATATCCCTATGATATGCCAAGAGCGAGCGGGACATTACAAGATTGCGGTGGGTTGGTACGGTCGTGAGTATTTTTACAGGCATCTTGTTGACGAGTTTTGGGAATTAAAACCAAAGCACCAGTGGTTGCGAGATTATTGTAAGGCTTTTCACCATGAATCTAGGAATTTAACAAAACTAGAAGAGCTTTTGACTAATTATGGACATGTTGTAACGGCTCAACAAGTCGGCAATTATGCAGTTGGCAACAGATGTCAGGGGTGCGGTAATTTCTGGGGAGATATTAGCTATGTGACAGAGTGCCCCAGATGCAAAGGGAAGAAGATTCTCAGATCGCTGTTTGGAGATATTCCCTACTACAGAAAGAAATTCACTCCTATGAAGGCTCCATCTAAGGAAAAGCAAAAGATAGCTAAAGACTATTTGAAGCCTAAAACTGTGGGGGTTTTTGCGAGAGGTAGAAAAACTTATGGCAGGAATTTACAGCCAGAGTTTTATGTGAAGTTGATTAATCTTCTTCGGTCCAGGGATTATAATGTGCTTTGGTTGGGCGAGAAACAAAGCACACAGTCCTGTCCTGTTGAAGACATTTTGGATTATTCAAGGATGGAGCAGGCTAAGGATTTAGAATTAACTTGTGCTATCGTCAAAGAGCTTGAATTCACTGTTCAATTTTGGACAGCATCAACTAGGCTTGCTGCCATGATGGGGACTCCTTATTTAATGTTTGAGAGTCCGATGCAAATATGGGGCGAGGGGCAGGAGGGTTATCGACTCTCTTTGTTGAAAAATATGGCACCTAGAAAGATGTCAATTAATCATTTTACCAAAGTATTAAACGATCACGAGGGTTCAATGAAAGTGATTGAGCAATGCATAGATGAAATGAACCAGGGGGATTATTCCGACAACATAGGGCTTGTTGAAAACAAAGATTTTGTTCATAGCATGAAGACGTTTAGCAAACAGAGGATTAGTGATGATTAGTGTTCCAGAGTTTTTAGATAAAGCTGCTGATAAATGCGGTTTTTTACGAGAGAATTATAATGAGGGTGACATTCCCACCACGGTGTCTAATGTAACGATTTTACCTTTTTTTGGCGATACTTGTTTGTCGTTTGTGTTGTCGTGTTTGCTTTTTAAATCGTATAGGGAGAGAATTAGAGGGTCTAAGTATTTTATTGTGGCCTCTTGGCCAGGACATAAAATACTTTATCCTGGTGCGAATGAGTATTGGTCTGTAAAAGATGCTTCATTGTTGAGGGGTTTTTATTCTAAATCCAATGGTTTAATTAATGAAAATCCTGCTACCATGAATTACATGAGGTTATTAAATCAATTCTTTGATGACGTGATAAATATAGATTCTTTGAAAGCATATTACAGCTTGGGACTTGGTGATGATTATATTGCTGCATTTGGAAAAATAGAGAGATCGATGCCTATGATTCCATCTTCTGGTGTCTTAGGTGCTGATTTTAACCGCATGTTGGCAAATAACACAGGTTATAAGATTTTAGTTTGTCCCACTCTTTATGTGAAGTCATGGAGAAATCATGGAATTGTCAACATTAAAACTCAGGAAGATTTCTGGGTGAGTTTGATTGATAGACTTAAGAATGAAGGTTACACTCCAGTGGTGGTAAATAATTATACCACACATGACCTGTCTGCCCGTTTGAGTGATGGTTGTATAGTTTTCAATGACACCGATCTCTCCAAGTTGCTTTGTGTTATGCGGTCGGTGAACTGTGTTTTAGATGTGTTCAATGATTTTTCAAAATGGGCCATTTTGGCAAGAAGCCCCTTTGTTTCTTGCACAGAACGACAGAAGTATATAAAAGCTAAGGACTATGAGATTGATGATTTAACCTGTTTGGATATGCTCCCTAAGCAATATATTTTCTCTTTCACTACTATATTAGAAAGTGCGAAAGAAGTGTGGGATATTAGTCTTTTTGACAACATAATAGCCCGATTGAATAAATTCATCCCTGAAATTGACAGGAGTAGGTTGCCTACAGGGTCAGCCATCACTGAGGAAGTTTCATATGAAAAGGTGAGAATTAGAAAGATAAAGCGCCTGGGCGCAAGATATATTAAAGTACGTCAAGATTAAACAAAATCGCATGATGGTTAGGTACATCAAACGTGCGTGAAAATTGAGGAGACTTCCGATGGTTAGAGTAGTTGCTAGAGATAGCGGCAACATGGATAAGGACAGGGCTTTTAAGGCTTTGTTGAGTGCTTTCAAGAACCAAGTGAACAAATCGGGCATTCTTTCCGAGTGCAAAAAAAGAGAGTTTTTTGAAAGCAAAGGTGAAAAAAGGAGACGAAGGCGAAAGGAAGCCATAAGAGAACATCAAAAGAAACTTAAGAAGCAATAAGGTGTATAAATGTCGAAAAAGTTAAGCATAATGTCTTTGTCGATCAAGCCGGAACTACAAGAAAGAGCCAAGCAAGAGGCTAAGGAAGAAGGCATTTCCGCTTCCAAATTTCTTTCAGGTTTAGTCCAGAAATATGTTGTGGATAGGGATAAGTTAATTATAATTGAGAAGTCAGATGAGCAATTGCCCGTAGTACTCAAGATACCGCGTGGTTTAAGCGAACCAGAACTTCAGAAATGGCTACAAATTAGAGTGGGAGCCATTCAGAAATATTATAAAGAACAGTAAATGTTGGAAATAGTGCCCCTTGATAAAATACCTGTGGCAGAAGATGTGCCTCTTGATAACCTTATGTCAGTCTATAAGACGTGTCTGGATTTGCAGGACGCATGTGAGTTTGGTGATGGTGTGGGACTTTCTGCCGTTCAGGTTGGTATAGCATGGAAGCTGTTTGTGGTGAGGTATGGCAACAAGTTTTCATATTTTGTGAATTGTAAATATGAGCCTTTGGTTGATCCTAGACTACGAACACTCCAATCCATAGAGGGTTGTCTTTCACTCCGAAAGGACGATGGTTCGTTTCGGAGTTTCTTAGTTAATCGCTACCCAAAGATAAAAGTTACAGGCAAATCTCTTGTAGTGGGAGAATATCCTGTAATACAGGATATAGATTTAAGACTGAGTGATGATAGGATGACAGTGGTTTTTCAGCATGAAATAGATCACCAGTTTGGCACTGAACGCCTCATATCTGTCATTGGTGAAGAAAAAGAAATTATTATCTAAATTATTGCATGAAACTATTTATTGTGCATAAATAACATGTGGAGTAATGATGCACAAAAACGTTAAAGATATTACAGGGCAACAATTCAACAATTGGACCGTTATTCAAAAAAGCGAGTCTCGTCAAGGTAAGGCGTATTGGTTGTGTATTTGTAGGTGTGGGACTGAACAGATCGTATCTGGTTATAAATTAAGAAATGGTGCAAAAGGTTGCAGGCGTTGCGCTGGCGTAGAAGATTTAAGTGGCAGAAAATTCGGCAGTTGGCTGGTGTTAAAGAGAGACTATTCAAAATCAGGCAATGTTTATTGGTTGTGCCGATGTGATTGTGGGTTGGAGAAGCCTGTTTTGGGTTGTCACCTTGTTAGAAATAAAACATTAAGTTGCAGAAAGTGTTCCAATCATAAACACAAGGGTAAACTTAACGGTACTTTGATTGCTAGAATCAGATGGGGCGCAAAAAAAAGAGGTATTTTTATTGAAGACACAAATGCCTTTTTTAAATATGTTTATGATTTGTTTTATGAGGTTCAAGAAGGCAAGTGTGCGTTGACGGGTAGAGATATTACTATTGCTAATTGCAATAAAGAGCAAAAGTCTGGAATGGCTACTGCATCGTTGGATAGAATTGATTCATCTAAAGGTTACGTGAGAGGAAATGTGCAGTGGGTACATAAAGATGTAAATTTAATGAAGATGAATTTGGATCAAAAACACTTTGTTGATTTGTGTAGAGAGGTGGTTGAGTATGCTATCTAAAGAACATTTGAATTGTTATTGTCTTCCTTACGGCGGTCCTTCAAGGTGCAAATACCTTGCAGAAGACGACAATCACATGGGAAGATTTTTCTGTCTTAAAAAATCTGTCAAGAAGAAAGTTGTAGATGCTGAGCTAAATGAGATTCTTAAAACCTTAAAAGGCAAAGGCAAAGATCCCTCAAAACAAGGCATCCCTCTAGGAAACAATTGTCCTGGTTTCATTTTGTTAAAAAACAAAGAGCAGGGTCTTGATGTTCAAGATTAGACTTTAATGCCAAACTTTCTCTGATTTCGCTTGATAACCATTAGTATCTCTTTTTCGACACCGATGGTCATAGCTTTGCTGAATACAGCGTTTTCAACATCTATGTCGTTAAATTTAACCACCTCTTCAGCTAGGATTTCTAGCGCCTTTTCGTTCTTTGAGTATTTCTCTCTGTAATACATCAATAGGAACATTAAGACTATCACAATTGTGGCAAAGGCAAAGATCAACCCGCCCGATCCCTGAAACATCTGAAATCCAGAGTTTTCGTTGCTGCTGTTGACTAAGCCTTGTTGTAGGTTGTTAATGCTATCGGCATTAATCTCGCTTTGGTGTTGAAGATTACCTACTTCTAAATTGATTGAGTTTTGCAATTCCTGCAACTCTTGAATCTGCCCTCCTTGGTTATCAATGTCATTCTGCATATCGCTGATTGGAGACATGTTGCCACAACCAGGGAAGAATAAAATCAGTGCAAGCAGTGCAAGTAGATTTTTCATTTTATACCCCCTTGACTGTTATATATATGCTTCTGACCTCATAGAAAAATGGTGTTGACGAGATCAATTAAAGCGGCTAGAATTAAATATCATTTGACTTCGAGATAGGAGGCTCCGATGCGGAAAGAGAAGGAAGTAAACTTTGATGGGTTGGATGACAAACAGAAATGGGAGATTTGTAAGGATCTTATAACGTTATTTTTTTGCGACAAGCAATTTACATGGGGTGGGCCGATTCCGGCAAGTAAATTGCATTCAAACCGTAATGTCCGTCGTGTTATGAATACCACCATAAGCGAAGGCGTAAGTAAGTTCTACGCAGCAGTTTGGGATGAATGGCCCAATGCTCAACAACGGTTGGTGGATGTGTTGAATCAATGCGCTAAACGACATATCCCCAAACAGTTCGCTGCTGGTATTATGTTGATGTATTTTAATCTTTGTGAGGGTGTCCAAATTGCGTGATTTGAAGTTAATATCTGGCGAGTTCTTTGACTTAACACTTCCAAAGGAGAAGTTGTATCTGCTCAAGTATTTTGATACGGAAGTGCAGTTGCAGTTTTTGTATTACTACCACATTTTCCGTTCTACAGACAGATTCATACAACATACGGGGCACCTTGTTAGCAAAAGGTGGTTGAATGACCTGAAGAACAAGTATGAAAAACTTGTAGAAACTCACGATAATGCCAAAAGCAACTTAGATTTAGATATTTTGGCTGAAATAACTTCGGGTAAATTTAAGTTATGAGTTGCTACATAAGATATTATGGCACTAAAATCATTTAAAGAATTTCTTGCACAGAGGGAATCTAGTGCATTTACCAGAACGAGAAAACAGGCAATGTTGGGCTTAGGGCCTGATATACCAGACGCCTCTACCCATTCTCGTTCAACTTGCGATCCCACTCTTCTCGATTACAAAGAGAAGCGAAAAAAGAAGAAAAAAGGCAAGAAAAAGAAAAAGAAGATGTTTGACGAATCTTCAGATGAATCTTTAAATGAGGCCAAAACCCCGCGTCCGGTCAACAAGCAGATTGATAAATGGTTGGATGCTGTAGACGGTTTAAAGAAAGATGTGGATGAGCTAGATGATGCTCCTGATGAAGACGAAGACGAAATCGGTCATCACATTCCAAGAGACGCAGATGAGCTTGAAGATTTAGAAGATGAAATCGGTGGCTTGGAAGATGATGTTGAGGATTTAGAAGACGACATAGATGATCAGGAAGATGACATGGAAGATGCGGCTGAAGAAGGCCCAAAATCCTTCCAGTCTTGGATGAAAAACAAGGATAAAACCCCACCTATAGACGCTTAATAATTTCCTAGCCATAGTAAATATTACTATGGAGTTTATCAATGTTCCCCGGCTAGGGAAGAAGCGGGACGAATTCATTAAATTGCTCAACAAGAGAGTTGGTAAAGGCAATTGGTATTGGGCTTTCCAAATAGGGAAGAATCTCTATTCTTGGGAATTTGGCCTACAATTATATGAAGACTCCTATTGGCTTTATTTAAAAGATCACTTGACTTTGTTGAAAGAAATCGTTACAAAGTATGGAGATGTTTACGTTGTAGATAAGAAGGATCTTAAATCGGGTCTTGATTATAAAAAACAATCCCAATACGAAGACCATTATGCTGACATTGCTATCAGACGTTCATTGAGGCGATTAGGCGTTTGGTTCAAAGGGGATAAGTTGTTGAAAATATCAGAATCAGATTTAAGTGAAAACAAAGTGCCTTTTCATCTAACTCATTTATTGAAAAACAGACCAGTTGGAGACTTTTTAAATACCAGGGTTGCTGTAGTCGTCGTAGAAATAGGTGACAAGCATGAACTGGGAGAAAGGTTAATTAAATGAGAGAAGATGGTGAACCGATTACCACTGAACAAGAGTTGAAAGAGCTTTTGATCAGGATTCGTAAAGGATCGTTAGAAAGTGAAAGTGCCCGTGATTTTATATCGTGGGTGCAGGAAATCTTAATTGAACATCCATTATTAGAGGAGGATGACGATGGAGAAGATGGAATTTCATAAACCTCGATTGCCCCATGTGACAATGAAGGAATTGAGGGAACAGGATGAAGTGTCGTTTGAAATAGTGATGACAGTCGTAAGAAATGCTGCATTGATGCTATATCATGCTAATCCAGCTACTTACGAACTGGGCTTAGAAAAGTGCGAAGAAGCCATTTTAGACATGCTCGATGAAGGGACAGCTAAGATAATGTGGGATGAACATGATTTCGATCCAGAGGAAGATCGTGTTTGGATTGGGTATTTCCACTCCACTACTGGCGAATATCACCCTCCTGCATTTGCTGAATAACTATGAACTGGGACGAATATTTTTTCGATATAATCGAATCTGTATTAAAAAAATCTAAAGATCCAAGCACTCGCGTTGGGTCCATAATTGTTTCCCCAGACCATGAAATCGTCTCTACTGGTTTCAATGGTTTTCCTAAACGTGTTCAGGATGTTTCTAATAACCTCAAAAATATTGAGGCGAGATATGAGCGATCCCAGAAGTTGCTTTTCACAGAACATGCTGAAAGGAACGCCATTTACGCCGCCGCCCGCAGAGGTACACCATTAGATGGATGCACAATCTATGTTGATTGGACCCCTTGTGCAGATTGCATGAGGGGTATTATTCAGTCTGGGATTGTAGAAGTTGTTCTTAATGGGCGCAGCGAATCATTTAATAATGAGGCGCTACAGAAAAGGTGGGCAGATCACATCGAATGCTCAAATACTATGGCAAGTGAGGCCGGTGTTTTGATAAGGGTGTGGAAATAGATTTTATTGGTGATATATACCTTTACTATGACATGTAAAAGCTCAGGATGTGGAAATACGATGGATGCCCCGATTGTTCGCAATTCAGGGTGTCCCGACAAATTTGGATGTGGCCCAGATGTTTGCCCAGATTTTGTAATAAGGCGAAATGATTCTCTGCCTTCTTTCAAGTTGCTTGTCGAAGATTGCGATGGGCCGCTAGATTTAGAGGACGAAGACATCATTGTTGAAGCCAATATGTGGGCCAGAGTAAAATTAAAGGCCGCTCTTACCGCAGATGCTACGTCATTTAGACTAGCAGATGATATTGGGTTTGAGCAGGTAATGACTGGGGATATTATTATTATGGAACGGGTTCGTGCGCCCGAACATATGATAGTCACTGGATTTGATGAAGTGAATAAATTGATTCATGTTACTCGTGGCTACAATGCTACTATACCCTCAGCGTGGAAAAAAGGGGCGGTTATGAGGGTTTTTCGCATGATAAATGCCCCAGCCGCAATTGAGTTAATTAAGCAAGATATACTAAGCCCTGATGGGTCTACAGAAGAAGATGTTTTAACAGATACTTTTTTGGTGTATGAGTGGAATACTGGTAACACCTGTCTTCCTGGTTGTTATTATTTTGAGTTTAAAGTGTTGAAGCAAGAAGAAGGTGCTGAACCACATACACACACACCAAGCGTAAGTTCTACTCCAAGCGTCAGTTCAATTCCCTGCGGGGCTACTGGCATTGAGTGGATAAGAAGGTTCCCTGTATCGGGAGAGGGGTTTTTAATTCAAATAGTTGATTCTCCAACATCGGAACCGTAAAACGAAACGAAATATGAAAAAGAAAGAAAAAAACAAGTTCACAAGAGTAAACGATCAGATTAGAATTTCTCCTGTTCGTGTTGTAAAAGATGGTGAACAATTAGGCGTTATGCCTTTAGATAAAGCTAAAAGGCTGGCCAGAAATGCAAAGCTGGATCTCGTAGAGATAGCTCCGCAAGCCAGACCACCAGTTTGTAATATTATTGATTATGGTAAATTTCGTTACCAGCAATCAATTAAAGAAAAAGAGATAAAACAAAAATCCAAGACTTCAGAAGTTAAAGAAATTCGTCTTTCGCCTAAAATTGCTGTTCACGATATAGATACGAAAACGAAAGCGGCTCGCAAGTTTTTAGAGCAAGGTAAGAAGGTGCAGTTTAATTTACTATTTAAAGGTCGTGACTTAGCACATAAAGACACGGGCTTTGCAGTGGTTAAAAGAATGGCAGAAAACCTTGAGGACGTTGCTCAAGTAGAATTGAAACCTAAACTCGATGGCAAACGTCTTATATGTAGACTTGAACCCAAAAGGTAACATGGATATTAAAAAAACAATTCAGCAGGCCGTTGAACTACAGATGCTATGTAATGAGCCATTTGACTCTAGTGCTGTGCGCTTTAATTTATTGAATTGTTTTTTGCCAAAACCGCATCGTTTTAGTTCTCAATTATCTCCTATGAATCCCAAAGTAGTAGGAATGTTGGGAGATGTGGGCTGGAAGTTGGCTCTCTTAGCTGTTGCTTTTGATGATAATGTTAATCATCCTGATATTCACAATGCTCTTGGTGGTGCTTTTAAGTTAGAAAGCAAATTTGCTCAGTCAATTGATGAATTTCTCAAGATGGCTCGAATGCTAGTTCCACACATGCAGAGCACCCATAAAAATCATAATTTTGATTACTTCATCAAGAAAGACAAGGCGGTTAGAAAGATTCTTCCTAGATTGGGGACGCCTCATGTGGTCCGGTTTTTAAAGGAAAAAAACAGAACTACATGTAGACTAGAAAAGGAATCTTTTAACCTAGATTTGCCACATACGCTTCCTATCTGGGAGAGAATGAATAGTGCTTCTTTTTGGGACTATGTAAGATTTAATACTCCCACAGCAAAGGATCTGAGGAAAGAAGATTTATACAAGCACCAACCTTATTTCGGTTTTAATCGCATCACCATGACTAATGCTGGCGTGCTGCTTTCTCTTAAAAAACCGTTCATACCAGGAAAACACCTTATAGCCAGAGTGGTTCCAGTTGTTCCATCTTCTGATCATAGCCAGTGGTCTTGGTTGCCTGACCACGCCAAATATGTTTTAGAAAAGTTGGAAGAATTTCCTGATGCAGGCAATCGAGCCATTTTTGATTATTTTTGGGCAATAACGATAGGTAATGACTCTATTCTTTTAGGCGAACGTGAGAAACGTTGCTACTTCATTACTATGTTATAGAAAGAACCGAAAGGAATAAAATGGGCGTTGCAAAGATTTCAGACATTAGAGCTACTGGTATGTCTATTTTGGTAGAATTAATCAATCCAGAAGAGATGATACAAACCACCATCATTACTCCTGAAGGAGGCGCGAAAGATTTGATTGATGGTGCCTCTCAGGCTTACATTTTAAGTTTGGGTCCAAAAGTAGACCCAGAAGAATGGGGTTTTGATGAGGGTGATAGGGTGATGTTTTCAGGTAATTTTGTGCCTGCTTATAACTTCGATGAGAGCAAGAGGGCTAAGGGCACAATTGACCCTCATAGCATAAAAGCTGTTTTTGATGAGGCAGAGTGAATTATTACGAGATTTTGAGTGTAGCCACGGATGCCAGCATTGAACAGATAAATATTGCTTATCGTAGGCTGGCTATCAAGAGTCACCCCGATGCAGGAGGCGACCCAGAGCAATTTAAAAAATTCACTGAGGCATATGATACATTAGGCGATCCTGTTAAAAGAATGGCCTACGATAAGCAATATAAGGTTTATAATGTTTGCTACAACAGAGATGCAAGATTAATAATGCCGCTCTGTAAAAAAAAGACTCATAGGGAATTATTAGATGAGTTAGTAAATACAGAGTGGGAGGTAAACAGATGAAGAAAACCAAGAATAAGAATACCATAATAATTATTGCTGTTGTGCTGGGTGCTGCCCTTATAGGATTTCAGGGGTGTGATATGCTGATGGACAAGATAGCTGATAGGGTTATCGAAAAGCTAGAAAAAGATTATTCTCCGTCACCTTATGGACCGGGACTTGATCCAGATAGGGTTGATGTGAATGCTTTTGCTAGGCCCCAACAGCAACAAATCCCTCAACAGCCGCCTAATTAATTTCGCCATATCTAATATGCAGATTGCCGTGAGGGTCGTGTCCTTGACAGTAGAGCTTGATATGTTTCTTGAGCAGACCCTCTGCCCCTTCTCTTGCATTATAACCCTTTATCCAGTTTTTCAGGGCATCGTGATATAGATCCACAGACTTTGTTCCCTGTCTTGTGTTTATCATCACCTTCCATCTCTCCCTGCCGGGAGTAGCTTGTATGATTTCCCCTTCTATCGTTTGATTGGGGTAGTCATCCCAGACTAAATCTGTACTTGCAAATCTTGGTATATGACTGGGCATTGATTCTGATCCTGTCCCTGTGCTGGGAAGGTACGCACCTTTACCGCCTCCTGAAGCACCATCGTTGTGCGTGCCCACAGTTAATTCTTCTCGCAATAGAAATTCTTTAAAACTAAGCATGATTACTATTTTATATTACACACGTCCTTTATTATATGTATTGCCATGCCTAAATATTACGAAGAGGGTAAACCCTTTAAATTTATCTTAGATGATGATCCAGAAGTCATCCCTGTTGAGGAGAAAGACTCCAGAGTAAAGATAAATAATGTCTCAAATGTCATCCCTTTGCGGATTGGTTGTGAAATAGATGGTGAACCACACGAAATTTCTGGGTATGTGGATTATGAGACTCAGAGGGTCATCATTCCTGATGGGAATAATATTCCAGATTTGGAAGAGTTCAAAGAGCAAGTCATGCTTTTCTTGCGTAGGCGAGCTATGAGGTATGCACCTTTGAACAAGGATATTCCACCCGAAGTTTATGACCAACTCAAGAAAGGCCAATCATACGGAAATCCCAAGAATATGAAGCCTGAAGATTTTAGGAGACAACAATAATGCCAGAACCAACTCAAATGAACATGAGTTTTTCGTCTAATACTGGGGAACCCAGTCTTAACAGTTTGATTAAAGAAAGCCAAGGCGCAGCCAAAGATGTCAGAGTAAGGACGCCTCGTTTAAGTGTTACTTTGAAGCGGGTCGTTAAGTGGATTGAAGATCAAGATTACGATGATTTTACAAAACAGGAATTAATTAAGGTTGCAAAATCCTATCCTGTAGGGGCTTTGAATAAGTTTAGAATGACCGCAAGGAATCATCTTGCTAGAATTCAGGAAAAAAAGAGAGATATAGATAGGCAGGGTGTTGTTAAAAAGGAAGCTATTGATATTGATTCTCTAAAAGATGAAGAGAGAAAGAAGGCTTTAGAATACAAAATATTACGTGCTCAGCAGAAGGCAGAAGAGGATGCTATAGCTGCACAGCAACAGGAAGATGAATTAAGGAAGCTGGCTGCGGCTCGACATAGTGAAGATGCTGCGAATCCTCAGCCTCAACAACCTCAACAACCTCAAGTTCAAGCACAACCTGAACAACGTCGTTGGTATCCGCCTGAACGACCTCAAGAGTCTCAGCAACAGACAGAGCCTCAACGTCAACCTGTAAGTCTTGATTCTGCTATGCACCGTCAACAGCCTCAACAGCAACAGCCGCCTCAACAGCCCCAAGAAATGCCAACTTCTGGAACGGTAAAATTTGGACCGCCTCCAGAAATCAATAAGACAGCAGAGCAGAACAAGGCAGCAATGGATAATAGACGAGCCTTTGCTTTAAAAATGAAGCAGTTGGCCGACGAAGAAGACCAGGGAGATAATTTCTCAGCAGATGAGGATTGGATGAATGAGTAAGAAAATTTATATTGTGGTTAGCACTGGTAGGCAGATTACAGGGGATAATGTGGCTGCTTTGAGTGATTATTATGCAGTTAAAGTTCATAAGGCTTTTACTGATCCCAATAAAGCCCAGGAATACTGTAGCGGTATTTCTAAAGAATGGGAAGAAGATGTGGTAACACCAGAAGGAAAAGTCAAGTGTTACTGTACTAATATTGGTATCCAAGTTGTGGAATTAGAGGAGTAAAATATGGCTGATATGCCCCATAGTCCGCTTGAAGGCGAAAGACCTGAATTGCAAATTACCATGCATGATGGTAGTGAAGAACAGATTACTATTATCGTGGTTCACAAAGACCGTCCCGAATATTTAAATATGTGCCTGCAATCTATTGCAGTAACAAGTTTGAATAATAATTACGAGATTGTCGTATCAGATAATTCAGTGGGAGATGAGATTCATCCTCTTAATGAAACCTACGATTATTTAGACGCTCTTGAAGATGATGGCATTAAAGTTGTCAGAAACGAAAAGAATCTTTATTTTGGTCCTGCTTGTAACAAGGGTGTTGACAAGGCAGATAAGGCGTCTAATTATTATATTTTTATGCATTGCGATGTTGTGGTTATAAATCCAGCTTGGATTGATTTGTTGATTAATATTGCTGAGGCGCAAAATTCAGGTTTGGTAGGATGTGAGTTGCATTCTTATGTGATGCAAAATCAAAAGGTTGATTTTATTCAAGAATACTGTTTATTGGTGAGTAAAGATTGTTGGAAGGATGTCGGCCCTTGGCCAGATGAAATCCCACAAATCGGACCAGCTTTCGTGATGACCATTAGAGCACAGTCTTCTGGTTGGAAGCCTCAAATCATGCGTAATCCCATTTGCCATCATTACAAGACGTTTGCTTTAGATATTAGTGAATATGAGCGACTGTCCGAGCAGGCTATGGTGGAATTGCCTAAAATGATTCGAGATGCGCAACAAATTTCAAAATCGGTAAAATGAGAATAAGAGCGTTTGTTTTAGATAGACATTCTTTGATTTATGTTGTTATATTCAAATCTGCTAGTAGATCCATTGTTGCTGCATGTAAGCAAGTTCACAAAAAGAAGAATATAATATCAATTACTGATGTAGATGAAAAGTTGTTGAAGTATTCATGGTTTACGTGTGTGCGAAATCCGTGGGATCGTTTGGTGTCATGTTACAGTTTTGCTGCACAACGCAAGAAACTAAAGGCACATTATGTCATATTTGAAAAGTCATTGGGATTTGATACAACACCTTCTTGGAATGAGTTTGTAGAGAGGGTGTTGTCGGGCGATCCTTTGAATTCTAATGTGCATTTCAGGCCACAAGTGCATAGAATCCCCAATTTGCCGGTGAGGATTCTAAATGTGGAAAGCCTGAATAATGACTGGAAAAAACTGAGAGAAGATTATCCTTTTATGCCCCCATTGACCCATGAAAACCCAAGTGATCATTCCCATTATTCTACATATTACACGGACGATTTAGCAAAAAGGGTAGGGGAATTTTATAAAGATGATATTGATCGTTTTGGGTATAAATTTGAAAGGGAGTAGGCTATTTCTTTTTCATTTGTGGTGGACGAATAGAGTTTATTTCTTTATCTCTCATTACTGGCTTCTTACCCAAGACAAATCCTCTCGCCCTATCACTTGCCAATCTTTTGGATCTATCCTCTGGCTTTTCGTTTTTGGGCACATCTGCTGCGGCTAATTCAGTCAGCCATTCTTTAAATGTTTTCATTTTAGACCTTTAATGAATTTTTCCCACTGTTCGTGATCATGGATGACAATTTTATTTTTGGCATATGTGTTGGCGTATGCGTGGCAAAATAATTCTTCTGGGTTCTGATTTTGGTGGTCCTCTTTGGTCTTTTTTACTACTTTGGCCCATTTATCTTGAATGGGTTTTTCTAATGTAGCCCAAACCAGATGTGCTAATTCATGCAAAAGCGTGAATTCTCGACCGTAATTCCAAGGGGACGCTATGGTTACTGTTTTGGCTTTTGTGTCAATACAGCCCACATGTTCATTGTCATTAGGCAAGGTATTCCCGCCTTTGAAGTTGAATTTGAACCCTTTTATTAGCGCAGCGTGTTTGGCAGGCAATTTGGAGATTGTCTGCTTGATTTCGCTTTTGTAACTATCTTCCGACTCTGTGAGAAATTGTTTAAATGTCATTTTGGCGTAATAAAATCATTCATTGCTCCACCTAGTCTGTTCTGGACACTGCTGAGCTTGTTTACATCTCTTTGGGTTTTGTTAGCATAAAAATTAGCTTTTCCCATTGATTTGAGTCCTTGAATCGCATTTTGGTATCGATCTGGCATATGGGTTTTCATATTTGCGATTTCTTCTGGTGATAATTGATAATGCTGCATTATTAGTTGGTCATAATTTTGCCCTGGCGATTCACCGCCGCCGCCACCGATGCCGCCACCGATGCCCATTGCACCAGCGGCCAATGCACCACCTACCGCTGCTCTTTTTGCCCATTTTCGCCAATCTTCATTGAAAAAATCAGGGTGTTCGTTATCTAAAAATTCATAAAATGTTCTCATGTTGAATCCTTTATAATTGTATTGTTCTTATTTATATATAGTAGCAACTCCTTTTTGAAAGGAATTTGATGGCAAGAACTAAAAAAGCTAATGGTGGGAGTATCCCTAAATTTCATATCAACTTTTTAAATGACTCACAAAAATTAGCATATGGGGTGTATCAACAGCATGATATAGTCATTATGACAGGCCCCGCAGGAACAGGGAAAACACACTTGGCCTCAGCATTTGCAATTGCTGATGTGTTAAGTAAGAAAAAGAGGCGGATTATTCTTACAAGACCAGTAGTGGAAGCTGGTGAGCGATTAGGTTTTCTCCCAGGAACTTTAGAAGAAAAAATAAATCCTTATGTGATGCCAGTGTATGATTGTTTTAAAAAAATGGTAGGAAACGGCAATACCGAGCAGTTTGAAAACTTTCTTGACACATATGTAGAAGTTGCACCAATAGCGTATATGAGAGGTAGAACTTTCGATGACGCTGTGTGTATTTTTGATGAAGCCCAAAATGCTGAGTATTCACAATTGAAGTTGTTTCTAACTAGATTTGGACAAAACAGTAAAATAATTATCACTGGAGATCCGAGACAAAGCGATTTACCAGGGGATAACGTGCCTTTGGTGGATATTACAGCTAGGATTGAAACTGTTCCAGGTATCGGCATAGTTAGGTTCTCAGAAGACTCAATTGTGCGACATGCGCTTGTTTCTGAGATTTTGAAAAAATTAGAGGCGTAATTCATATCGTTTTATATTTATCATAAATTGAACCCCTCACAGATTTGTGGGGGGTTCTTTCATAAATAGCTTTATGAGCAGTGGAAATATATTAGACATATCATCATGGACAGTGGGAACAGGCAGTGTTACTCATTTTTCTGCTTATGGCGATGGCAATGAGAGTCACAGGTTTCTAGCTGATGATCCTTTTGGCAATACGGCTGTTGTATGGGAGGCTCGTCCCACGTTGGGTGATAATTTAGGTGGTGGTTTTACTGGTGGCGATATATCCATCATGGCTGACCACAACAGCATGTATCGTTTCTCCGTTTGGGGAAAAAGAACTGTTACGGGCACCGCTTATAATGGTTTTGGTCTGACGACCACTACAGGTGTATATCGACGTAGTACCGGCCAGCTAATGGGAACAGGATCAGTTTTCATGGTGTATGATGGTGGGGCTTTGAATGAGTGGCTGTTGATGGTGGGTTTTGTTTGGCCAAGCGGGTCGGGCATGGGCGCTTTTCATGCTGATTCAGGAATTTATAACACTTCTGGGAAAATAGCAGATGTTTCTGAAGAATATGTTTGGGAAACTACAAACACCGCATTAAGGTGTCGTAATGTTCTTTATCAACCACTTGATGCAGCTACTAGACACCGATGGGTTTATCCTAGAATTGATTTGGTGACTGGTGATGAACCAACCGTAGAAGAGTTGCTCAGTCATTCAATGGGCCAAACTGGGGCAGTTAGCGGTGGTGTAGCGGCCCCAACCACGACTTATGGTTTTATGCCTTCTGGTGGTGCAACCGTTGCTGGTTGGACTCAATATCCAACAAAAATAATTTCTGGTGAAACTGATGGAAGGTTTGGTCTTAGTGTATCTATTTCTAATGAGGGTGATACTGCGGCTATTGGTGCCCCAGATGAAGATTCTGTTTATATTTTCACAAAATCAGCAAGTGGAGTTTGGTCTGAGCAACAAAAAATAACCAGTTCTGTAGCTGACAGCGCTTTTGGTGCTTCTGTAGCTGTTTCAGGAGATGGTAATACAGTTGTTATTGGATCTCCCGCATATGATTCTCTTCCCCAAATAACTAACCGAGGCATTGTTTATGTGTATAAAAGATCGGGTGGGGTTTGGACTCGCCAAAAGATAATTTATTGTGGTGATGCAAAAATCGATCCCAACCACCCTTCGGGCGAACAATTTGGGCATGAAGTGGCTATTAGCGGTGATACTATAGTAATTAGCGCCAGATTTGCGGATTCATCTTGGGATGATTACGATACTGTGGGAGGGGTTTATGTTCATACAGAATCAAGTGGTTGGGCACGTCAGCAAAGGTTGCACGCTGATGATTTTGGGAATAATTGGGGATTTAATGTTGTAGACATTTCTGGTGATACAATTATTGTAGGTGCGACTGGGGCCAATAGTGTTGGTGCTGCTTATGTTTTTACAAGATCAGGTGAAACTTGGACCCAACAACAGAAGTTGACTGTTAGCGAAAATAGTTTTGGTGCTAGTGTTTCCATCTCTAATGATGGAAACACAGCAGCTATTGGGTCTGAGGATAGCGTTTATACTTTTGTAAAATCGGGTGCAACTTGGTCTGAGCAACAAAAAATAACTCCTAGTGATGCTGAGTTTGGAGATCAATTTGGCGACTCTGGGTGTGTTTCAATTTCTAGTAATGGAAATGCATTGATTGTTGGTGACATATATGAAGGCGATCCAGTTCAACAACTCTCTACAGGTGCCGCTTATATTTTCAAAAGATCAGGTGGCACTTGGACCCAACAGAAAAGATTGCTCGCAAGTGATGCTCAAGCCGGGGATGGATTTGGTCGTGTAGCTATTTCCGGTAACGGCAACGATACATTGGTAGGTGCATTATTTGCTGATGGAAATGATGGGGCTGCGTACTTCTTCTCAGAATCACCAATGGCTAGTGTAAGTCAAATTGACTTTGAAACTGGTGCTGGTGGTGCAGTAGTGGGTGGCTCTGTAAGTATTTTAAATGAAATTAATCCTTCTGGTGGTGTAGTTGTAAGTGGAACTGCACCTTATGCTTATGGGTACGGCATTTCTGGTGGAGTGGTTGTTGGAGGAGATGTCGATCCAACTTACATTGATTTTGAAACTAGCTCTGGCGGTGCGGTAACAGGTGGATCTGCAAGTTTGGTGCATGAAGAAGCCGCACACGGCGGCGCTGTTGTTGGTGGTTCCTCGCCTGCTGCTTATAGTTATCCAATTTCTGGCGGGGCTGTTACTGGCGGAACTGTTCAAATAAATATGTCAGATTCCGAGACTGGTTCTGGCGGTGCGGTGACAGGCGGATCTGCCAAGGTCAGTTTGATTGTTGCTGAAGAAGGAAGTGGTGGTGTAGTCGTAAATGGCACTGCCTCACATGCTTACGGGTACGCCATTTCAGGCGGCGTAGTTGTTAATGGTGAAGCAGATGTTGATGATAGTTGGTATGTTCCCAGTAAGGGTGCTGAGGGTGGAGACGAGAGTGTAGATACGCAAGAAGAAGATGAAATTGCCACACACACCTTCGATGCAGAGAAAACATTTGAGTATCACGCTGGTTCTTGTGTTCCATTTTATTGGCAAGTAGAGAGCAGGTGCCGTCCTGTTAAGTGTGTTATTTGGGGCGAGAATCAATGGACGGTTGTTGAATATGATTATGTTCTGCCTACTCTGGAGTGCGAACGCAAGCAAATGGCTATAATTATGGCTTGCACTTTTGCAGAGGTTTGCAAAAAAATGGCTCTAAGGGGATTTAGATTTCCTATCGAAAAGGTTTTAAGATTTACACAACCTGCTAGAACAGGCGATTCAGCCAATCCAAATCATTTTGATGGTTGTGGCACTTATGTTCAAGAATATCCACCAGTGGATGGAGGTTCAGATATACCTCTTGATTGTTTAGATTTTCTGTTAGAGGGCGAAATAGAATCTGATTGGGGAGTGTTTACCCGTGTAGAATGGGCTGGGACTAGCATAGCAAATGGTGGCGTTGAGGTTGGTGGCGATGCTGATATAAAAACAGATAGACGTTCCATGAATGTCACTGGCGGCGTTGTAGTGGGTGGCACAGGAAGCAATTATCTTGGTGACTTTAGCACAACTTGGGGTGGTTATTCTGAATTAATCAGCATAGAAGGAGAATTTACCACTCAACAGGGTGAACCGTTGTTGCCTGGAACTGGTTTAGTGATTGATGAATGTTCTTGTGATTCATTGCCTATTCAAGTTGCCATGACTCATAATTTAAATGATTCTCTTAAAATACAGCAATTTTTGACAAGGAATGCCGAAGAATTTCCTGAAAGAATCACTCTTTATCACAATAAGGTAAACTACTCCTGGCAGGCGAATATTCATTTTCAAGGATGGGCTGCTGACGGGGTAACTCAGGAAACGTGGGATTTCCTTTTTGAGTGGGCATGTGTTGCTGAAGTGGGAAATATACCATTGGGCAACACATGGAAATGGAGCATGTATGTTAAACAGAGGAACCTTTCAACTGGGGAAGATTTTGATACAAGGATTCTTTTAGTTTTTGATTCTACTTTGGTCTGTCCTCCTCACCTGGGTCTTAGACACATATTTTCTCTAAACACGGAAGAACTTACATGGTCATTCGCATCACCGATAGGCACATATGATGCTAATGTTAATTTAAACGTTTGTACCGATAATGCTGGCATATTTAAATCTCCACAGTGGTTAAGGAGTCCTGTTTTTAAGATTGGGGTCATTCCACAGGGCACGCTCGGTAGAACTACAGTCACCAACATTAATAATGATATTTTCAAAGATCGTACTGTATTAACAAGTGGTCCTAGTGTCCCCGTGAGGTAGTAATGGAAATATTTTTACTGACAGTAATATTGCTGATATTGATATTTGACACTGTATCCACAGTTCTTGTTGGAGCGGCAACGGCTAGGAATACCGAAAACATAGAGGCAATTGCTATGGTCCTCTTGCAATCGAGAAAACCGAGCGATGCCCCAGCAGGCCATCGTTATGATCCAGGCAGTCAACTGGATGATTTACAAACACAAGAGACGCTTTTAGAGCCAAAACCAGAAGACCTCCCTGAACTTCGCAAATGATCTTGATTTTTTCTGGAGAATACAGGAGAATACATCAGAATGCGATAGACTATAACTGATGGTTTTTGAGGATTTTGAAAAATGGTACGATTCATTCTTCTTCTAGCAATTTTGTTTTCATGTGGTGCGGTCAATGCTCAGGATCGTCCTGTTCCCATTCCTGTCATCTATGAGGGAACTGTCAAAATAGAATCCGAAGATCCTCAATTGAAGGATTTGGTGTGGCATCGCTGGACGGCAGGGAAGTTCACCATTCTTGCTTTGAATGACCAGCAAGGTAAATATCTGGCACAAAACGTCAACAATATAAAATACTGGGCTTTAAGCAGGTGGGGATTGCCAGATGTGCCTCTTTCAGCAGAATGTCGCCTCTTGTGCGTCTATGACGCCCAATTAATGAACAAGCTATTTCGTTTAACTCGTTCCAGAGTTGAGACTAGGAAAGAGAATTCACAAATAAAGATGTATGCCGGATGGTTGCTTACGAATGCCGATCCATCTGTCACGTTACCTGTCCCCTTGACTCAAGTTTGCTTGAGTCAAGTGGATCAGGTTTATGGTTTGGGGTTGGGATTTTGGGCCAAGAGGGGGTTTGGACAACTTAATTTACCTGTTGCAAAAATTAAAGAAGAGATTGTTGCATTGCACCAGCATTTGACAACAGGAAAAAGCGTTTATTTCTCAAAAACGCTTCTCAACATGGAACAATCAAGCTATGACAAGTTGAGTGACGAAGACAAGAATTTATTTGACAGACAATGTATGGTCATGGTGCTTCTTTTGAGGAAGGAGTTTGGACAGCAAAAACTGCACGCTTTTATGAATTCGGATAATAATAACCCTGAATTGCTTTTAAGAAGGGTGTATTTATTTCGAGATTATAGTCAGTTTGATGTTAGTTTAATGCGTTATATGGGTGACTTATGCAAAGATGTTCTCAACTCCAAAACTCCAGATTCCTATTTAAGTATTACTCCAGCAAAGTGAGAGGCATCTATACTAAATAGATGTAGGCTAACAAAGGAGGTTTTATGGGAGTTTTTTCAGTCGTAATGTGGTTAATTTACGGCCTTATCGTAGGTTTATTTGCGAAAGCATTGCACCCTGGCGATGATCCTGTGGGATTTTTACCTACAATCGGAGTAGGTGTAGCAGGTTCTTTTGTTGGTGGCTTGATAAATTATGTTTTAGGTAACGGTTCAAGTCCTCTACAATCATCTGGCATCCTTATGGGCGTCATAGGTGGTGTGATTTTTTTGGTGATTTTCCGATGGGGCAAACTAAAATATAGTGGTAGAAGTTTCTGGACCGGGAGACGTTTATATTGATTTCTGAGGAAATAACCTTAGCATTAAGGAAACGATATTCGGAAATTCCACCTTTAATTTTTCAAAGATCGGTGGATAGGGCTAGAAATGATACTGAACTTTTTGATATATTGGAGGGAATACCAAAGAAGTATCCATTAGTTTGGTGTGATAAGAAACGTTGCTGGACAACAGCAAAGGACTTGTTAGCGACATGGAGTTTCGATTTCGGGAGGATTAAAAAATGAACGCATTAGTTGCAGTCGCATTACTAACAGTAGGACAGTGTGGTAGTGGTGGGGTTTATTACTCCCAACCTGTTTACACTCAAGCCTACACCTATACCGCGCCAGCCGTGGTATATAGCGAACCCGTTGTTCATTACAAAATCTGTAATGAAGGGAAGATTTACTCAAAGTTTTACGTGCCAGTGAAGATGCCTAATGGCAGGACCATTAAAGTTCCTGTGATTAATGGTATGCTTCCCCGCGTAAGAACTGTATACCAAGGTGGTTATGAGCATAGGATTTGCACATATAATACTGGGGTATATTTTAAAGGTGGTGTTCCTCAATACCATACGGCAACAAGTGCCACGCAAACGAATGGCACTAACGGACATTCATTGCCCGCAACGCCTATGAGAGAAACTTCACCAGCAGATGTTATAAGGGATGTGCCTCAAACGCCATCTCGCACATCATCGAATGGTCGGGCTGTTATAAATCACCCGCCCAAGTTGCAGGAGATGCCACGTAGAGATACAGATCAGTCTTCGGAACTTGATAAAAAGATGGTTCCTGTCACTCCTTTAAGAAGCACTCTTGAAGTGAGAGAAGTGCCAGCACCTACACCTAAAAGGGTTATTCCTAAATTGGATGCACCAACAGATAGGGTAGAGGGCTTTGGAAAAGAACCTTATCAGTTTAAAACCTCAGACGAACCTGACTTTACGAGGGAATTTCCCAAATACGAATAGAAAACAAATGAATAGCGTAAGCAGTCCCGAAGGCACTCCACAAGTGGGAGATTAAGTTCATCCACGGTTGGAGAGTCTCGCAGGCTGCTTTTTTAATTTACAAGGGCGAAAGAAATGAAAGGACGAAAGCGAGTTTTACTAACTGGCTCTGGTGGTTTTATCGGAGCGCACTGTGTTGAATACTTCCTAGACAACACTAAATGGGATCTAATTTGCCTGGATTCTTTCCGACATAAAGGCACCCACCGTAGAACCCAAGATGTTGTCGGTGAGGAAAAATTAAAAGAGGCGATGGCTAGTGGTCGCCTTCTGATGTTAAAACATGATCTGTCCGTTCCCATTGATCCTCAACTAGAGAATTTGATAATGGACAGACAAATTGACGACCGTGGAAACATTGTCGAATCAAAATTGGATTACATCATCAATATGGCAAGCGAGAGTGCAGTTGAGCGCTCGGTTGATGATCCAACTCCATGTCTAAGAAACAATTACGAGCTTGTCATAAACATGCTGGAATTTGCCCGTCGTGTGAAGCCCAGCATTTTTTATCAGGTTAGCACCGATGAAGTATATGGAGAGGCACAGCCTGATCAAGCCCATACCGAATGGGACGTGATTATGCCTTCTAATCCGTATGCCGCCAGTAAGGCCGCACAAGAAGCTGTGGCTATTTCTTACTGGAGAAGTTATGATGTTCCTGTAGTCCTTACTAATACCATGAACAATTTTGGGGAAGGACAAGATCCAGAAAAATTTATTCCCAAGATTGTAAAGATGGTAGCGTCGGGTAAAGAGATGCCTGTTTATGCTGATATGGCCGAAGCAGATCGCGCTGACTTTATCAGCAACCACCAAGAAGGCGACGAGTTTTGGAATATTGGTGCAAGGTATTATTTACATGCCAAAAACCATGCAGACGTATTCGTGTTCTTATCTCAGTTTGAACCTGCGATGTATCGAGATGGTGCTTTGCGTCCCGATAGATATAATGTGTGTGGCGACGTTGAATTCAACAACTTAGAAATGGCTCAGATGATCGCCAAATTTGTTGGTAAAGAGCTTAAATATAAATTAGTTCCTTCTGAATCAGCCCGGAAAGGTTATGATCGCCGTTATGCCTTAGATGGCACCTGTTTGAGGAAGATGGGGTGGAAGATGCCTCTCACTTTCGAGGAGAGCATCGAGCAAGTTGTGCGGTGGACTTTGAATAATCCACATTGGGCTGTTTAACATAGAGCCTTGGGGAGCTTCCCCAAGGCTCACTTTTTTTCACTTCTCCGATTTCTATGCTATAATAGTTGTCATGGGAAAAAATTGGAGGTTCAAACCAGAAGGGGATGAAATGAAGGAATTCGCCCGTCAGTTCATGTTTGGGGAGTGTTGGTGCTTGACTGCGCCTGCATCCGTGATCAGCGTGTTGGCGACGTGTTATTGGTTTGGCGCGTATAGTTTGTTGGTTGGGTTTGGGGTGATGGTAATTCTCAGAACGATTATGGCCTTCGCATATTTGGATGAACCCAAATCAGAGGAAAAAGAAAAAACCATTTCCTCAGTAAGTTTTGTTGTTACTCAGCGTGGTGCTGAGTCAAGTGTTGGAAAAGTAGGAGTAGGAAGTAAGTGATTTATTTTACATCGGATTGGCATTGGGACCACAACAGGATTATGACGTATTGCCGTCGCCTCGATTTTATGTCGAGTAGCGAACGCGCTCGATTTCTGGAAACCGAGGCGCAATATAATGAGGCGGTTGCACGGGGCGACGACGACGCCTATGACATAATGAAGAGTCTCCCTCGCTACAGCCGTGAATCGGTCAACCGCATGAATGATTGCATTATTGACAATTGCAATTCGGTTGCGCGTGAGGGGGATACGATTGTTTTTCAGGGCGATATTATTTTTGGCGAATATGCCCGCCTAAGAGAACTTCGTCGCCGGATTGTTTGTCGTGATCTAAGAATGATTTGGGGCAACCACGATAAGAGACTCAGGAAATTGTGGGAGGCGGATAAAACCGTTTTTTACGATCTCTTTTCATCGTGCAAAGACGTAGATACTATTAGATATAACAATCAAAAAATATGGGTAAGTCATTATGCCCATGCGGTTTGGGATCAATCCCATCGCGGTGTGTGGCATTGTTATGGGCATTCGCACGCTAATTTTGAACATTGGCGCGAAGAACATATGCCGCACGCCAAAATGATTGATGTGGGTATTGATTACCGAGCTAGGCTGGGACATGGTTACTCACTATGGAGCGTTGATGATTTGAGGGAGCGTTTTGAGAATCTGGATGGCCAGTCCGTAGATCATCATCGACCGGGGGATGGAAAATAAACCTTTTTACGCTGTTTTTAAAAACAGGCAATTGATAGAATTAACCACAAGTGCGGAAAAAGCAGTCAGAAAATATGTGTCAGATGCATCACCTTCTTCGGGCATTTTTCGAGTGATGACAATTGACGATCTGGCTGCGATTTTCGCCAAAAGTTACAAGAAGGAACAGGATGGCTAAGGAAGAAGCGTTGACGGTTCAAGGTGTGGTAACACAGGCTTTGCCTAATACCACGTTCAGGGTAGAGATTGATATGCCGGATAGTGACAATATGCCCACAATTCTTGCGCATTTGTGTGGAAAAATGCGCAAGAATTATATTAAAATTGTTCCTGGGGACAAGGTTAAGGTAGAACTATCCCCTTATGACCTAACCAAAGGGCGTATCGTTTTCCGAGAGAGATAAGGCGATTTTTTGAGCCGGTTCCTTCACAATGCTATCAAATGAGCTACAATGAGCTTATGATTGCTTGTTCTCGTCACAAAATGTTCGAGGAAAACATCAGTCTGGTGACAAGTTATGTTTTGAAACATCACCCCCCAGATGGTGGATTTCCTGTAGAGGATACCGAAGAGTATTCATGGGGGAGTTTTGGCCTCTGGAAAGCCTGTTTAACCTTTGAGGTTGATCAGGGTAACAAGTTCTCTACCTACGCCTATTACTGCATACGAAATGCCATTATCAACGGGTTTCGGCAAAATTCTCGACTAGCTCCCACGATTGATCCGCTTGAAATTGATGGAAAAAATTGTAGTTCGGATGATGTTCACAATCCATTTCAAATGGTGGAACTTATCTTGAAAGAGGGCAACGACGAGAAGCCCAGAGATAAGGTGGACAGACAGATGTTGGTAATGTACTACCTAGACGACATGACTTTGGAAGAGGTAGGAAAACGATTCCAGGTTACGAAGAATCGGGTTCGTCAACGGATAGGTAGAGCCATTAAAGTTATTCGCCAGAGGTATCGGTCTTTATTTGAGAGTGATCAAAATGCCCAAGAATCTTTCGGAATTTGAATACAAAGTTGTCGATGGGGCAGTTACGGAATGCCTGTCTTCAAAAAAGTTCCAAGAGGCTATCCAAGCCGCCATTCAAGCCTCCGTTTCAGGGGCGTCTCAGAAGGTCCAGGGTGACATTCAAAGAATCGCAGAGGAATGCTGCAATGGTTTTCGGACTGATCTGAAAAAAAGCATTGCAGCTTTTTGTGATGATTGGATGTCGAAAACAGGCAACTTTGAAGTTGTTCCAAGGAACACCCGTCTTTTGAAGTCAGTGGGCAACTATCGCATTTGCGTTGTGGAACAAGAGCCGTGCGTCCGAACACTCTCTTGGAGTCATGGTCGTGATGGTGGTGGTGATGGCACCTACCGTTTGGCTTTGCCTTACGTTGTTTTCATCGTGTATGTTGATGCTCGCGGCACGTTGGGCGGCATTCATGTAGCCTTTGCTGATCAACCCCTTACATCGCTCAAAAGCAACATTTATGGTGCGGCTTTGCCCAACTTGAATGAGGATTTAAGCGTTTGCACGGGTGACATGATTCAAAAACGTCACAATAAAGTATCAAGCGGTCGCCAAGGAAATAGAGGCGCAGCCAATGCTGAATGGACGCTTTGTGAAGTTGTTGAAGAGGTGATTGCCGGTTTCTGGGGCAGCACATTCAACAATGATCTGAACACCAACTTTCAAAAGATGAATGGCGATCCAAGACTTGCTTCGCCCCAAGCATGGGAGGAAGCATCAGCGCAAGACCCCTTGTTTGTCTTGGGTGTCAAGTGGAAGGGTCGTCGTCGTCTTGAACAACTGCTAAATAAAATCACGAATGACGAAGTGCGAATGCAGTTCGCTCCGATTATTGATGGTGCGGTCGTGAATGCCAGCACTAGGTTGAACCAATATCTCTTGGATTTTGCGACCCAAGGGATTGCGGTCAGTGGAAACCGTCGTGCAGTTGGTCAATTTAGAAGTCGCCTTTATGATTTCATGTATCAGGCTGCTCAAAGTGTCTGTGAGGATGTTAAAAGGCAATACCAGAAAGACTACGATACCAAGTTGGCCCGCGAATTGGAGAAGAAATCCCGTTCAAAGACTCCGCAAAAGCGGACATACACTGATGATTATTTGTATAGAGCGCCTGAGGAGGCAACGTGGTAAGTCTAACGGATTTAATTGACGTAGACGAACTTGCGGAACAAATTACAAAACAAGCAATCAGTCGAGCCAAAGAATTGGTTGCTAATAAAGTGGTGGCGCGTTCAGGAGACGATGTTTCTAGATCGCTTCTGAACGTAGCCAACGCTTTGGAAAAAAGTGTTGCCGGTAAGTTCGAGGTTTGGGCTGATCAGGATGGCAAATTCGTTGCTCCTACTGGGACAAGATTTGTTCATCACACCAAAAATGTAACGATTTTTGTTGTCGAACAAAAGCCGTGTTATCGTACAATTAATGTTTCTCCTGCTGCAATTGCTGAGTTTAGCAGGAAGCACGGGAATCAATCAAGAAAAAGAGGAATTGCTAAAACACTTCACCTTCCTTTCCCTTATGTGATTTATGTTCCGGTTTTTTGTCGCGGACAGTTTCAAGGGATGGGGGTTTACTACAGCAATAAGCCCGTTTCTTCTTTGACTCAGGCTTTGCATTATAATAATTTGCCCAACTTTGTAGGTGGCGGCAAGTCTTATTGTAGCGGCAATGCAGAGCGTGATATTGGGATGAATTTGGGTCAGAGGGTTGAGTCTACAATCAGGGGTTTTTGGAACAGTAATTTTAATAATGATGCTTCAGGCAATTGGGCAGGAAAAAGACAACCTTTTAAATCGTTGACAAAGTGGGCGAACTTATCGCTTCTTGAGATCACAAAAGTTAAATGGTGTCCTGCGACTTCGGTAGAAAAAATCATCAAAGATTGGCAGAAACAGAGTGGTAAAAGGCCCAATAAAAGTTTGGTAAAGGCTGTTTGTCAAGATACTGCGCCAGACATAGAACGGGCTATCCTATCTTCCTTGAAGAGGGTTAGAATAGGCAAAAGGGATGAAACCGCGTTGCGGGGCGAGATCGGATCACTCATTGAGCAAAAATTGGAGTCCGTCAACGTAACGACAACGAAAAAAGTTGCCGCAAAAAAAACCACAAAAAAAAGAGTGGTGAAGAAGAAGAAAGTCCCGAAAAAAGCGGTGAAAAAGAAGAGTGTACGCCGACGTAAAATTGGGGATTAGCTTCACAATCGGGTTTTTTGTGTTAAAAAGGTATTACGAAGTCTGCAATCGAAATTCATTTTGGAAATGAGAGGGTAATCCATGTCCAAGTCGCTTCCTCCGCTACCGCCGCTTACGTCACTTGCGTCTTTGACTCCTGTGTTTCTGGCCAAAAAGGGTGTGCAACTCCCCCAAAAGGGAACGTTCTTCCTGATTGCGGCTAATGGCGCATTTGTTCGCAAGGACACTGGTATTTTCGAGGGGCTGGTATCTGTGCCCTTCAAGGATGTTCCGGGTATCAACTCGATAGGCTACTGCCTACCCACAGAGCAAGGCCCGGTCTTCTTCAATTCTACCAGTGTCAAGCAGAAGACCTACAGTGGTGGTTGGTTTGGCAAGGATGACGATGACGATGCATCCCTTACCAACGTCAAGATGGTCAACCCTCTGACTGGCAAGGCTGTTTCTGAGGAAGATGATGACGAAGCCAACAAGCTGTTGAGCGCTCGTCCCTACATCAACATGAATCTGCCGAAGATTCCGCCTGAGATTATCTATCGGGCGTTGCTGTTCTTCCGCAAGGTTTACCGCAAGCACAGATCAGAATCGGCTGTCATTCTGTGCTTCAATGTGGAAACGAACGAATATTCCCTGTATTGCCCGAAACAGGACGTGAGTGGTGCGCATGTCGATTATGACCGTCGCTACTACAAGCGAACCAAGAGGGGTGAAGTTCACTTTCCCCCGGATCACGAAACCCCGGATCAGAACTACGGCAAGGTTGACCCGGTGATGTGTGAAATGGTGAAGAATGGTTTCCAAATGGTGGGTTCCATTCACAGTCACGCCAACTTTAGTGCGTTCCACAGTGGAACCGATACCCACGATGAGGCCAGCATGAATGGCGTGCATATCACGCTGGGTCATGTTGCCGATGGTGAGTTTTCGTGGGCATCATCCTTGGCGTTGAACGACCACCGAGAACAGGTCGAAGCTGAAAATGTTGCCGTGGGCGTTGTGCGGGTTGGTGATCAGAAAGCCGCCAATAGCAAGTGGATTTCCACTGGTTCGCAGAACTATTACAACATCGAGTTGGAAGATTTGTCGGCAATTCACGATGAATACGACAAGTTTATTGACGACAACTGGATGGATAAGGTGGAACACGGTTTTTTCGGTGGGAAGGGGAATCGGGTTGCGGGTGCATCCTATGGGGGTTCCTCTTACTCGCGTTCGGGTGGATATTCCTCATCGCCCTATGCGGCGGGCTGGGAGTATGAGGAAGATGACGATGGCCTAGAGGGTGGCACTTCCTATGTCATGGTAAATGGCCAATGGGTGCCCGCCAAGGAAGCCGAAGAAATCGAGAAGCAGGCTGCTTTCGATGCCGATGCTGATGCTGGCACCGATGGTGACGCTGACGACGATAAGCCTGATAATGTCGATGATGCCCTCACCGAAGTTAGCGAAGCTGCTGACGACGATACCGACAGTTGGGCAGAATACGAAAAAGAACAGGGCGAGACTGCTGAGGCTACTGAGAGTCCCGCTACTGGCGATGAAGGCGATGATTTGACAATCATTGACTAAAAATTGGAGACGTGAGAGGAAAGCCTATTAGTCAATGAAACTTGAAGCGTGGAGAAAGTCGCATGAAAGTCAAGGTTATTGGTTGTGGGGGGATCGGCGTCCATTTGTTGGACCCTTTGTGCCGGTTCCTCAATTATCACAAGGATTTCAGTGAAAGTGGCGATTGTGAAGTCACTTTGATTGATGGTGATAAATACGAAGAACACAACAGGGAACGTCAATCGTTTGAGTCTTTCGGAAACAAGGCTGAAGAAACTGCCAATCGGTTGAAAGAAGAATTCCCGAACATTTTTTTCCGGGTTGTGACTGATTATCTTGGAGAGGATAATATCGTCTTGCATTTGCGAGAGAGCGACGTGATCTTCTCCTGTGTGGATAATCATTCCGCACGCAAGTTGTTTTCTGATCACTGCGAAGATTTGGATGACGTTTTGCTGATTTCAGGTGGTAACGACTACCATGATGGTAATGTTCAAATCTTCCATCGGAAGGAAGGACAAAATTGGAGTTTGCCGCTTACTGGTCGGCACACTGATGCGATCACAGGCGACGAAGCGTTTTATCACCCTGAAATCGAAGAGCCGGAAGACGAAAATCCGGCTGATGCAGAGGAAAGGGAAGCTGGTTGCGATGTAGAACAAGAGCATGAACCGCAGTTGGTATTTGCAAATAATTCCGCCGCGTGTCACATGATGAACATGTTCTACCGTTACCTGGAAATCGGTAGTTTCGATTTCGATGAGTTGTATTTTGACTGCCGTAGTGGCAAAGTCAGAGTTGTGAATCGTATGGGTTCCGAAAGACCTAGTTCCTTAACCAAGTTGGAGGTTGCATAGCATGACGCAACGACAAACGACCAGTAACAGTGACGCCAAGGCCAGTGCCGCTAACGCCAGTGGAGGCGTGACAGGGCAGGCCGACACCAGTGCCGCTCAGGACAAAGTAAACGAGGCTCTAGGGAGCGTCGAGGTCATGTATGGTGCGGAGTCGCAGGAACTTGCGATTGCCGGTCATACGGTGTCCGACGTGCGTTCTCACCTGAAGCACGTTTTGAATATTCCCGCCGACGCCCAGGCCCGTGTCAACGGCGAACTGAAGGACGGCGACTACGTTCTTCTGGAAAACGACACCCTGGAATTCGTGAAGGTGGCTGGCCAAAAGGGGTAAACGGCCAGACAGAGTTTCCAAGGGTAAGGAACCCGATTGCCCTCTGGCTGTAAATACTCGGCCCCCCGTGTAGCACGGGGGTGCCGGGTGTTTCCTTATTGCGGAAATGGATTTTCAAAAAGGGCTAGGATTATGTTGGTTCTATCTAGGAAAAAGAACGAGAGTATCGTGATCGATGAACACATCACGATCACGGTGGTGGAGGTTCGGGGCGACAAAGTAAGATTGGGTATTGATGCTCCCAAAGAAGTTCCAGTTCACCGGAAGGAAGTTTGGGAAGCCATCAGAAGAAACAACGAGGCATCCGATGGTGATACGTCATAATTATCCATACTGGATCGTTGTGACAATATCAGGCAGATTGCCAACCCCGCCTCAATACCGACACACCCCAGTTCAGAAATTATTTTTCACTGGGAAGATTGGTGGCACGAAAAGAGAAGAATTTGAAACCGATGATTTTCAGGAAGCGCGGCAACATGCTTTGATTGCTGAGCGAAATGGAAAACGCATCGAATTCCTCAAGGTGTCGCGTCCCGGTGGGCCGCGACACCTTTGCAATTGGAGAGGAATTTTAAATGGATGAAGACCAATTAGCAACTGCTGAAGAGCAGCTTGAAGAAGAGCTAGAACAGCCCGCAATTAAGCGACTCCCCGGCCATTACAGGTATCGGGTGGTTTACATGGCAGGTCAGATTGAAAACTTGCGCGGGTGGTATGCTCAATTCGATTTAGAGGAAGTCGAGGCTCCGGTTGATAACGGTGATGGTTTCGATGCGGTGGTTTTAAAAGCCCCTGAAGAACGAGTGGTGCAAGCCAACCTTGAATGTTTAACCATCGTGCAGTCTGTTGAAAAGCTGCCTTCTAGGACCATTCTTACATTTGAGTTGGGGGACTGCCCGCAGCATGACAAATCTGTAGGTGAAATGCGGACGGGATTTGAGAAGATTCTACGCGAAACCTGCGATTACAATTGCACAATCAAGGTTTCCAAGGATGGCCAGCCTGTGCTGGATGATTACGTGCCCCAGGATGGGGATTCTCTCCTGTTCGATACGACTGAAATTAAAAATGAGGCTGAAAATGAGTGAAGGCCAGCGAGTCAAAGTTTGGAATGGTGATCAGTCTCAATTTCTAGGATTTGGTCGATACGTGGATGATGTTATCACGTATGCCGCCCTCATGCCGGATGGTAGCCTCAGATCATCCAGAAACGCCGAGGAACCCATTCCTGCCGATCAGCTTCCCGAAGGTGCCATCGTCCAAGAGTTGCCTAAGAATCCCAAAATTGTGCTTGATAATGGACAGGTGGTGTATGGTTGCCAAGTTTGGTGGGAGTCTGTTGCGGAAATGGTGACGGTAGATGAGGACGACGGTTATGACCCGTGGGCTGATGAGTGATTTAATAGGATGCTTATGTTCACGCCGTTGGTTTCAGGTATTTTCAAAAAGGGCTGAGAGCGGACAAGAATGGACTTTGGCTGCAATTAGAGTGCAATTGCTGTCTTGGACAAGTCTATGCAGATTTCATAGAGCGAAGGTATCGTTGCAGCAAGTGTTCTGGGTTGGATCGTTATCTTATTTGGATTTTTGAAATGAAAAAAGTAGTCATTGTCAAAGCTGACACGAACGATGCGGATTATATCACTGAGGAACACCTTTTGGATGGTGAAAATGATCCCACAGGCGAGTATGAGGATCTGATTCGCAAGGTGGCGGGGGTAATTAAAACTTACACCCAAGAACACAAGTGGCAACACAACTGGCCTACTAGCGAATATGCCGATGGTTCTCTACAAGAACTTTACGCCGGTCAGTTGACCGATGATGAAATTGCGGAATTCCAAGAGTATGTTCCTCATGGCGAGCATGGTGTTCATACCATTAAGTCCATCAGGATTATCGTAATATCCGAAGATGATGAATTGGTTGACGCATGAACAAAGAACACGCCAAGCGAATCCGAGATCACCAACTTGCTATTTTGATGCGCACGCTACGTGTAACTGAACACGCCAGCGCCCCGTTTATTCAAAATTGCATGGAACATGCTTTTGAGGCTGGCGTAAGTGCGGCAACACCCATCGCAGAACAAGCGGTAAGAGAAGCGTTGGCCCAGAGTCGGGAATTGCACTGATGACTATTTTCGATGAACTATTTTTAAAACAATCTGTTCACGTCCATTCGCTCCCACCCCATAGCGACATGGCGGCTAGGGGTAAATTGGTTGGTGATTCGGTCACTGCCATAATTGATATTCTCCGCAACCCTTCTTTAACACCTTGCCGTAGGGTCAATGCCCTTGCTGCATTGCAGTGGGATTTGATTGGTAGCCTCATGGTCCCTACTGCTTTGGCTGATGTTCCTCAAGTGCATTTCGGCGCACACGTTTCCAATGATGAAAAACAAGCCGTAATTCTATGTCCTATGGATTTCTACGAAAGCATCAAAAAGGATTTTATTTTCTGTGCTGGGGCAATGGTTTTTGTGGGTAGCCAAGCACGGGATTGGTATAACGACAAGCTGGCTTGGATAGATGATGAAGGTGTCCATGATGGTCGGGAGGAAGTAGCCAATCGTGCCAGGGCTTACGAGGCCGAATGGTTGTTATTTATTCAAAGCCTAGACATTGGCTACGAGTTTAATGAATATCAACAGAAGATTGTGGAAGACTCACCAGAGGGCTTGGATAGTCACCCAGAACTAATTTATGATTCTAAGTTTTTCATTGCTGGAAAACCGACAATCGAAAGGCCCCCGGAACCACACGATCCGTGGCAGGAGGATTAAATGATACCATTATGCATGGTGACGTATGAAGGCGAAGGCGAGTGGCTAAACATAGGAGAAGATGAATACGCAAATGAATGCAGACCTGCTACGGATGCAGAGGCCACGCTTGAATTGATGGCCGAATGTTTGGATCGGGATGCAGAAAATCGTAATGCACATGATTTTGTTTGCTGTCATCTTGGATTGGCTGCTTTGCTAACACAGGAAGTGGGTGAAGAAGCTGCTACAAAAATTATGAGGCGTCTAGCAGGCTATGGTGGGCTTCATGGCATGACTGGTGTGTGCGGTGCAGGCGACGGTAGCGCAGAAGAAGATTTGGGTGTCAAATTATGAAATTTGCATTCCATCCTGATTTTTCAGAAAGAAGGGAAGCAGAGATTCCTTATATCGCTGCTTTTTCTCCCATGCTGCGCGCAGCCGTGGGTGCCATGCAAGCTAAAGAAAAATTGGCCATGCAAATCGAGGCAGTGGTTAAAGACATTGCCACCAACCAAGAGATAGCAGATTCGCTCAAGCAGCCTGTAGACGGCATGAACGTAAAAGAAGTAGAATTAAAAACTTCACCAAACGAAGATGCTGTTGTAATTGCTCGGTGTTTTGTTGGGTGGGAAGAAGAAAGAAATGTTTGGGTTGTTTGGGTAGAAGGTGGGCCAGAGAATCATTGGAGGCCACATTTCGATTCTATTTATGACCCTTGGCATGAAGAAAGTGACCCTTGGGAGATAACAAATGAATGACGATTGGGATGGCCCGCCGAAAGTCACTGCTACTGAGGAAGCAGAGGATTATGAATTCTTCCTGGTTCCTACTGTGTTGGGCCAAGATTTTGGCATTCAGTTGGAAGGCTCACATGATTTATTTTATCCTGTGTTCACCAATGAAGTGACGCTGAATGAATATATGGTGCATTTCAGCAAGAAGTTGGGGATGGAGTTGGCAGGCAGTTGGGCAGTCCAAAGAATTGAAGGCATGGCTATGGAAGCCCTTTTTGAAGTGTTGCAGGAAAAAGGGGCGCGTATGATGATTGATCCGGTTGCGGTCAGTGAACACCATACGACATGGAGAGAGCGAGTGAAGGTTGGGGATTTGTGGAAATATCAAGATTTTGAGAGCAATTAATGACGCTTCTTCTCGACGGAACCATTCAAGATAAACCGTTGTCGCCCGGCGAAACTCAAAAGAACCTATATGACTGGCTCACTAAAGTTGAGAAAAAGCCCGGCTGGAATACGGCGTTCGGTCGTGAGTGTAGTAGACTAGACGTAGGAGAACCCGAAGCGTGAGAAAAGAGATAAACCATGCGAAAATATCTGGTGAAGTCTTTACTGGAACACACCAGGGATGCAGATGATGTTGAATTTGAAAAGGAATTTAATGCCCCAGACAGAGAAACGGCCATCGAATTGGCGGCTGAAAATGCCAAAATGATGGTCGAAGATTTGGAGGCTGAATTTGATGAAGGCGAATCGGTATTTGCTATCAGAATACTTTCGTGCGAGGAAATTTAAAAATGGCAACAACTTATCTGACTCGTTACCATGAAGAAATTGAGGGTGTAAAATCTGGCGATGTTTCTTTAAGCTGTTTAAGCTACAGGGAAAGGGAGGTTGTCAAGTTAATTGTTCAAGGATACACTCGAAAACAAATTACGGCGATTTTCAAAGTTACGAAGGCATGTGTTGCACAAGTAGAATTAAATGCTTGGGATAAACTTCGCCGTCAGCAGCGACGATTAAAAAGAACTGCTGAAATGAAAAATATGAGTAAAGAAGAGTTGCTTCAATGCTCTTTTCTTGATTTAGACTTTTCTAAGAAGAACGAAACTAACACTCGCAGGGTTCTTCGTTTTAATCTAGCCCGCAAGAAAACCGGCGATCCTAGAAGTGAAGCGACCGTAACCATTGGGGATTTAACAGAATGTAATGCCGATGAGTTGCTGGCTTTCGAGGGTTTTGGCAAAGCAGCATTACTTCAGGTCCGTAATAAATTAGCCAAATACGGTTTAGAGTTGAAAGGTGAAATATGACCCAATATTCATCGGACGGCAAAGGCAACTGGTGGAAAACTGTTTGGGAAGAACAGTGCCCAGAGTTTGTGGGTATTGGCGGGATATTGGCCAAGATAAAAGATGGGGAGGAGTGGTCTACTCGCCACCTTCGCTGCCAAGGCGTGAAAGGACACAAGGGGTTGCATTGGCGGTATGGACCTTGTGGCTCGTATGAATGGGATGACAACGAAGAGGATTCAACTGAAGAAGGATGCTGTGGAACCACACCACCAGATCACAAGAAATATGTTGCGCCTCAAAGGAAGTGTGAAGAGCACTGGATGAATTTTAAAACCACTACGAAGGTGGAAGATCCAGAGAAGATTGCGGCATTGGAGCGTGGCGAGTATGAGGATGGTGCGGGTGTTGACAAACCCGTGGATTTTGATGAAATGGACCCTGAAACAAGGGAAGAAATTCAGGAGAGGATGGGAATTCGTAAGGCCGAACCAAGATTGTTTTATCTTGTTCGTGACGGCGACATGGAAAATACCATCCCGATTGTAACCATAGATCCCAGAGATGCCCGTTGTGAGATAGGCAACGAAGATCATGGTGCGATGCCTTACGAAATTTGGGATAAGTTGCTTGACCAAGGGGATGTGAAACAAATTAAAAAGAATGATTGCCCCACAGAACTTATGGGCGCGATCCCGTTTGGAGAAGTAAACGGGTGTATGTATGATTTCACCTGTTCTCAATGGTGTCAGATGATGGACGAAAACGGAGTGATTCACTTGGAGGAGTGAGATGTACACGGATGACGAGATTAGGGAAAACAGCGGAAAAGTGGGAAAACCTCTTGTTGCCGCATCCAATGTCTAATACCTTGGAAGTAGGTTCAATGTGATGTTTGAGAGTGGGTATCATTATTTGAGTAGGGGGTCACTCTATATCTATTATATAGAAGATTTAAATATGAGTTCCTTCACGGGTTCCTTGGCCTGTTTGATTCCGCCTCGGTAATTTATGTAGTCACATTCTGTGACTACCACATTTCCGAAGACTTCTTCCATGAGTTTTACCATCGCTTCTGGACTCATATAGCCCCTGGAATTATAAGACACCACAACTGCGTTGGTTCTATCTTTAATTTTGTTGAAAAGTGAGGTAAAGGTTTTAAAGAACTTCTGCTTGTAGCAGTATGGGGATTTGAATAAGTTGGGGTCTATGCCGCTAACTTGCTTGTCTTTAGGAGTGTATCTTTCTTTGAATGGTCTGCACGCTTGTTCTAGTAAATGATAGTTACCTGAATATTGATGAATGTTGTAAGGTGGATCAATGTAGATCGCATTGTAAAATGTGTCTGTTTTATTGAAAAACTCTTCTGCCTCATGTTGAAATGCTTTGCCTTGGGGGCCATTCGGCAGGATGGGATTTTCTAGTTGTATGTGTGTAGTGATTCTCTTCTTATTGGAAGCATACACATATTTATACACACCTTCATTTCTAGCATTGCCAGCTATTTTCTTGTGGAACGATTTGAACATTCCTGAAGTGTTGGCGTGAGTTGACATTCGATATATCAATTCACAAAGAGCAACAGATCGGTAAGGGTAGTTGCCCCATATTTTTTCGAGAACCGCGTCGATGAAAATACCGTTTTTTTCTGTAAAAAAGAGGCGTTTGGAAGGCGGGCTGTAGTATTTGGAGAAAAATCGTTCTTTGGGTTCACCAACTTGATTCAGATCAGAAATGTCAGGGACTTCATTGTGTTCTAAATACGTTTTATTGATGTGGTAGGAATACGAGGCCATATCATTTGCGTGGACCTGGGAACCTTGTTGTCTCAGGTGGTATGCAACAACACCACTGCCGCTAAATAGGTCGCAGACAAGTTCTTGCGCCCCGATTGTTTCAAGGATTGGCTTGATCAGCTTTCTTTTGTTTCCGAGGTATGGGATGAATCTCATACCTTTAATCGAGTTACTTGCTTCACATTAGCCGCATTTGTGTTAAAATGGTCTTGACAATGGAGACGTTTTTTGCAACGGACGCCTCGTAAATCTCTGAACTACCTAAATGAAAGAGGGAACCCATGTCGAAGAAGTTGACCAAGAAGGAACATGTGTCAAGATTGCTGGCAAAAAAGCCAGACATCAGTGCAGATGACGCAGTTGATGCCTTGGAGAAGAAGGGTATCGAGATGACCAAACAGGCTTTTTGGAGTTGCAGGCATACTCTGAGAAAAGCTGCCGCCGAAGAGACTGCCGAGCCTGTGATCGCTCAGAAGACCGCCAAGAAGAGAAAGACCAAGAGACGGAAGCCTCAGCGCCGCCGCCAGCCGGAACCGGAATTCGAGATTGACATGCAGACCCGGTTTGCTCTCTTGGAACAGCAGAATCAACGTTTGAAGGCTGTGATTGCCGCCTTGCTGTAATCTCGCCTCAATGGGCTTGCTTTTGATTTTTTATGAGGAGGGTTGACGTGCCTAGAAGGCGAAGACGCAGACTACATTTGGACTCGGAATTGAAGAAATTCCAGATCGAAAACCTTGCCAAGTTTGGCGGTTTTTCCTATCGGTTTATCGCAAGTATCGTTTTTGCGAAACCAATCGGTAGAGTGACGAAAAACGAAATCTCTTCCGTTGCGAGTTATTGTAGTCGTAACGGGATCAGATTGAGCGATTGGAGAAATGGTCGAAATCCAACGGCTATATCCCACGCGGAGAAGGTTTCACGTCCCAAGAGTCGAGACAGACGGCGATTGCGGATTGCGGCTTGACGTTTGGCGTTCCTTGCTTTCGGGTTCCCCTTTTGGGAAGCAGCCCGCCCCAAGAAAAGAAAAAATTGGGGTGGGCTGTCTTTACCTTTGAGGAGAAAATATATGGATCGTCGTGCGTTCAACAATTTGCTCATTGAGACCCCTTTAGTAGATGATGCCTTCCAGGGCTTATCAGGCTTGTATGGTGGCGGGATCAGGAAAATCATTGAAGAAGGCGTCTTGAAACTGGGGTTGCAGTGGAGTGAAGAAGACATTGAAGAGCTAGAAGGTGAAGCCAAGCAGGGTATCTTAGAGAAAACCCAGCAATTAAAGCATGACTTTGAATTTGGTGGAGTCTCCGAAGGTGATCTCAATGTTAAAGCTGGGCAAGCCATAGAAAATGTTCAAACAATGCTGGTTAGGTTCCTTTTGGGGTGGAAAGACACCCAACTAGGATACATGCAGTATTTGGAAAACACGGGTTCACCTGTTGGTCGTCGTCGCAAGGAAGATAAATTAAGAAGAAAGGCTGATGGTGGTGTAAGAGATCGCCACTTGGTTACGCAAAAGCACTTGCAACGAATACAGGGATTGTTAAAAAAGGCTCCTAAGCCTGTTGGACGAGAACGTGACTACGATGACGACTATTACGACGATGACTTTGACCGGGCAGAAGAAGAACGACGTTGGGCAGAAGAGGCAGAAGAGGACTACCGGATGGCTTATGCTGCCGCCGAAGAACGTTTTTCAGGTCGTTTTGAAAGTCTTTTTGATTTTTTGAGAATCCCACGCAGATGAGCTTGACGATGCCCGATGCTGTGCTATAATGTCGTTATCACAAGTGGAAAAAAACAAAGTTAAAAAAATTCAGCAACTTACTATATAAGGGATACATGAAGCGGGATGGAGCAGTCCGGTAGCTCGCAAGGCTCATAACCTTGAGGCCGTAGGTTCAAATCCTACTCCCGCCACTTACCAGGAATGCCTGCGGAACTACATTGGATTATGAAAACCAACCCCCAGTTTCGTGAAAATTTGTCCTGGTATTTTTTTCGACACACATGGCAGGTAGCTCAAAGCAGAGCGTTATTAAATCAGTGAAATTTCGGTTTTACAGATTTAATGAAGATGGTAGCTTCGCAACTACCCCTGCCACTTTACAAAGGCTTAGCCGCCTTTGTGAATCGCCCCCTCACTTTGAGGGGGCGGGGGATTTGGTCGGGTAGCTCAGAGGTAGAGCGCTATCAAGCTGAAACTTACGCAAGTTCGTTCCAGGTTTTTAGAGGTCGATAGCTCGAAACTATCCCCGGCCACTTGGGAGGTAAGTCACTCATAGGGATGCAGAGCAACCCTTATTGGGACGCAAAGCGACCCGCCGAGTGGCTTGCCACCCAACTGATTTTGGAGAAGATCAGAAAACGATAAAATTGGAGTTTGCGAGACACGGAAAAACCGCCGCCCAACTTTGGGGAATTTTTTTCCGAATTTTGCGAACCAAAAAACGAGAAGGTTACTCTATATAGTAGAGTCGAAACAAACGAAGGTGAATACAATGTTGGTTTCTCTGGTAACAAAACGATACTGGCAAGACGGGATTACCTGTCCGTGCGGTATTTGTGCGCCCAAACAGGGTGAACAAAAGACCGAAACAGGACATGATAATCCAATGTCCGTATCCTGAACCAGAGTGACAAGCGCGGTTCAGGGTTAGCCTGAGCCGGTATTAGGATAAGATCAAAAGCCCGCTCAGGCACACTGGATGCCGAGCGGGCTTTTTTCATTGGAGAAAATAATATGAGACTGAGAACAAGGGCTGGTTTCCGTTAAGGCTTCAACCTTAACGGAGATCAGAAATGGCACATAAAGCACACTTTTTGCGTCGTCCGAAGACAACGCAAGAGCGGAGAGCTAACGGAAAAAGAACAGAACAGCGCGACCTAGAATATAAAATTCGCGCTAAACGTAGCGGAGCTAACCTAGTTGATGCATGGGATGATATTTGCACCAGCGTCAGCACGGGTTGGAAAGCACAAACTAAAAGAAAAAAACAATACAAGGTAATTAACTTTGAGAACCAAACAGGTAATCGTGATCCGAAAGGATCTGAAGATGAGGCGGGGGAAAGAGATTGCACAGGGCAGTCACGCCTCGATGGCCTTTCTAACCAGAAGGTTAAAAAGACCATCATCCTGGTTCCGATTATTCTGGTTGTTGTTATCGACGGTTGAAATTAAATGGCTCAGCGATTCGTTCGCAAAAGTCGTTTGCCGTGTGGATAGCCTCGATGAATTAAAAGAAATTGAGGCGCAGGCAAAAGAGGCGAACCTGGAAGTTCATTTAATTGTCGATAGTGGACGAACGGAGTTCAACGGGGTGCCGACGCCAACGTGTTTGGCAATCGGTCCTGATGAAGCAGATAAAATTGACGAAATAACTGGGGGGTTAAAACTGTATTGAGTCGATTAATTTCGGCTCAATGCTGACCGGCGGTAACTCAGTGGTTTAGAGTGCCTGTCCGATGAACAGGTGGCCGAAGGTTCGAGTCCTTCTCGCCGGACTTAATATGACGACGTGGCCGAGTGGCTGAAGGCAACAGTCTGCAAAACTGTCGAGCGTATTGCTCCGCGTGGGTTCAAATCCCACCGTCGTCTCTGATGTTTGATAATTTAAATGGCCCGGTGTGATATTGGTCTTACAGCAAGACTTTCAATCTTGCCGATGCGGGTTCGATTCCCGTCCGGGTCACTGTGTACGAGGCAGATACGGTTTGCTGCGCCTGGTTGTGGCCCAGGAGGTCGATACAAAGACCATGCGGGTTCGAGTCCCGTCGTACACCCTTTAATATCGGGGAGTAGCTCAGCTTGATAGAGCGCCTGGTTTGGGACCAGGAGGCCGCAGGTTTAAATCCTGTTTCCCCGACTTGTGAGGGCATATAGCTCAGTTGGTTAGAGCGCATCGCTGATAACGATGAGGTCCGTGGTTCGACTCCACGTATGCCCACCTGAAGGAAATGAAATGACAAGAGAAGAATTAATTACATATTTAAAGGAGAACCTTAAAATTGTGGTCAGCGAAACTGGCTCTGACTCATATGGTTATGGTGGTCAGTACGTTGATGTTTCACTGATGTTGGAAGGTGAAGTAATTTCTTCAGATTCATTTTCAGTGGAAAAAGATTAAAATAGGTCCGTGATGAAACGGTATCATGTCGGTCTCCAAAACCGATCTTCGGGGTTCAAATCCCTGCGGGCCTGCTTGTTTTGCGGCAATAGTGTAGTGGCTTCTGCACGTCACGTTGCCAACGTGAAAGTCGGGTTTCGATTACCCGTTGCCGCACTGGTTATGAGCCTCGTATGGACTGCGTTTAATTTTTAACTATTGGAAATAGGAGGACAAATATGAGATAATGCAGGTGTCGTATAATGGTATTACCTCAGCCTTCCAAGCTGATGACGGGGGTTCGATTCCCCCTACCTGCTCTTAGGCGAATGCTAGATGGGATTACATTTTTTGACTCTCAATCAAAAGCGATGAAACGATCTCATTGATTTTTGTCGCCTATATGCTACCGAAGCCAAATGGCGAGGCGCTGGTTTTGTAAACCAGAAATAGATGGGTTCGATTCCCTCCGGTAGCTCTTGGAGAAAATAAAATGACAATTTTTCGTAGCAAAAAGGACGGACATTTATACAAAATCACTCACGAAAGGCCACCGAAATACACCGGAAGCTGGTATAATGCTCACCCATTGTTTCCAGATCAGGGTAAATTTCAAAAGAGTATACGTGTGGTGAGTTATGGCAGCGATCCGGTATTTAAGGATTTCGTGGCTATAGCAACGAGATAATGGGAGCAACCGCTTAGTGGTGCGACGTGTATTCGCATCCAAGTTGGCGGTGGCAGAGGAAGACAAGTTGGTTGGGTTGTCGCCTCAATTTTTAAGGAAATCAAAGTGACGAATGCAGAAGTTTTAGGTTTGCGGATCAAACGATTCATGGCGATTGGGAAAGAGATTGCGGATTTAACAAAAGAGAGCAAAAAATTAAGGAAGGAGATTGCAGGATTAACTGAGGAATTGGGGTTTACGGTGACTTCAGAAGAGCCAGTTGAATTTTTGGTTGGCAACACTCATGTGTCAGTCAAAAGGGCAAAAATGGAAAATGATTTCACGATAATTCCAAGAGAATTAAAACAAACGGTGCATTAGTGTAGCGGCTCTGCACGCTTGCCTGTCGAGCAAGAAGAATTGCGGGTTCGACCCCCGTATGCACCGCTTGGACGAATGCAAATGGGTTTACATTGGATAATTTCGTTCGACTCGAAAAGCGGGCCTAGCCCGTTTATGAAACTCATAATTTTTGTCGTCCAAATTTAATGTAGGGTACGCTAACGGTAAGCGGACTGCCTGTTAAGCAGTTGTATTCCCTTAAATGGGTATGGAGGTTCAAATCCTCTCCCTACAGCTTGAAAAAATACTTCCAATACACTATATAACAGTATAAGTTATTTAAGTGTTGGAGGTATGATGACAACAACAAACTCAGAATGTGTTAGACGTTGGAGGGAAAAAACTAAATGTAGGTTGGTTGAAGGTTTTGGCGGTAAGTGTAACAAATGTGGTTATAATCGCTGTTATGCTGCTCTTGATTTTCACCACATAGATGAAACGCAAAAGAATTTTGGTATTTCGGAGGCATTGGCAAAGCCTAAACGATGGGCAATACTTGTTGAAGAAGCCAAGAAGTGCGTTATGTTGTGTAAGGTTTGCCATGTAGAGTTGCATGAAGGAATTTGGAGTTTGTCCGAGATAGATTTGTTTGAGTTTAATTACGAGGAACAAAAATCTCAGAAAGAAATTCCAACGGGTGAGTGTCCTGTGTGTGGTAAAGAAGTTTTCTTAGGAAACATTACTTGCAGCAGGCGATGTGCGGCAAAGAAGAGAAACAAGATTGAATGGCCAGATAATTCTCAACTTTTAAAAATGTTGGAAGAAGGGTCTTTTGCTTCAGTTGCGACAGAGTTAGGAATCTCAGATGCAGCCATTAGGAAAAGACTCAAAAAATACGGCGCGGTGTGATATTGGTTTTACATCCACCCTCTCAAGGTGGACGATGCGGGTTCGATTCCCGTCCGCGTCACTTGAATATGGGAGTGTTCCCGATTGGTCGGGATACAATAGAGAACAATTAAAGAGAGAGGAAGAAGACATGTTGCTTCAGCGATTGAAACGCAGATCCCAATAACTTGGGGTCGTCGCATAATGGTGATTGCACCGGACTTTTAATCCGGCTCCGAAAGGACATTGCAGGTTCGAGTCCTGTCGGCCCCACTATGCTATGCGAGGCGGTAGCTCAGTTGGCAGAGCAACGGACTTTTAATCCGTAGGTCGAGGGTTCAAGCCCCTCTCGCCTCACTTTAAAATTGGCTGGTTAGCTCAGTTCGGTCAGAGCGTCTGACTGTTAATCAGATTGTCCTGGGTTCAAATCCCAGACCAGCCTCTAGGAGTGAATGATGGAATTTACTTATGAGGATGGATGGAGAGTTGAAACGAAGGTGAACAAGCCTTATGGGATTATAGCAAGGATTTTTAATTCCAAAGGCAAAATGGTGGCTAAAAGGAATTATCCACTTGAAGAAGAAGAGCATTGGATTGCAGAGTTGATGTATGTTGAGTTCGTTCTTTGAAAATTTGGTTTAATATGCCTCCTTAGCTCAGTCTGGTCAGAGCACCTGACTCTTAATCAGGGCGTCGAAGGTTCAAATCCTTCAGGGGGTACTGCAAGAGAGCCATGCGGCGGCTATTCGGTAGTGTTTTATTTTGGTCTGGTCTGGACAAAATTTAATACTGGTGGTGGCGGCACCCTCTTAGAAGGCCAATAGTAAACCGCATTTATGGGCGCGAGGAGCAAGTGGAAGCTCACTAGATTGTCGATCTAGAGGTTGCGGGTTCGATCCCCGTGGCGCTCGCTTGGGGCTTGAGGCAATGCTAAGGCAACCTTACAGCCTGTGAAAGTCAGGCCCCTAATCTGCCGTCTTGGTGTGAATCGGTGAAGGGAGTAGACCGACCAATAAAGACGGTTCAAAAGGATCTGTGAGGGATTTTAAGAAAGGCTTTGAGTAACATCGCAAAAGGCACTAAAAACCGTGAGCCAGAGGAAGGGTCTGGACAGGCTTGAAGTTAAGTATTAAAATCTAGTAGTAGTTCTAAGTAGAATCGTTGAGTAGGGTCCGTTGAAACCGTAGCTAGGGAACACGCGCGTAGCATTTTGCGATTCGGAACGCGAAATATGGGTTCGAGTCCCGTAGGCGGCTCTTTTGGAGAAATGAGATGGCCAAGCAGTATTTGGGTGACAGTGTTTATGTAGATTTCGATGGATACTACATTACGTTGACTACAGAAAATGGTGAAGGACCATCTAACATCATTCATTTAGAACCGAGTGTAATGGCCAATCTCATAAAATACCATAAGGATGAGTTAGATGCACACAGAAGCGGACGAGAAACTGGATAGTGCCGCAGAGCATTTAAAAGCGGCATACAAAGACATATCCGAAGTTGTAGTGGATAAGTGTTGGGGCACGGATGAATACACTAGCGAGTATTTAGAAACAACCGAAGAGGTGATGATTACTCTGCTATCGTTACAAAGGAAACTGGGCAGACGTGGATGAGAAAAAGTGCTTTTTTGATTTCGGGCAATTTCGCATTATCAAAGCCAATAAGGTGGAGATCATTGCTCGAAATGGAGATAGAGAATTAAACTTGGGAGACGTGATTGGGGGAAGACGACTCGATAAAATCATTCTGCACGGGAGGTCAGTTGACACACTTCCTGCAAGGATGACAGCAACGATAACGTTAAATGGTGTTCCTCTTTTAACAATTGCTGGCCCATATGATACAGATGATTTTTGATGCGGTACGCACGGGTTGCAAGGTTTGGCTTTGAACCAAATCTGAGGAGTTCGAGTCTCCTTACCGCTGCTGGCTGACGCCAAGCGATACGGAAGCGCTACCGTGCTTGGGACCGCAGCACAGAGGGGACAGCGCCATCGCAAGATGCCCCTACCAAATAAATAAGCCACCGTAGCTCAGTTGGTAGAGCGCTTGTTTCGTAAACAAGAGGTCGATGGGTTCAAATCCCTCTGGTGGCTCTGGCGGGTAGCTCAATTGGCAGAGCGCGTAAAAAAACTTCTCTGCAAAATTTGTCCGTAAGGAATGCTCGGTAGGGAATACAATGGTCTTCGGAACCCGTGGTTGCAAGTTCGAGTCTTGCCCCGCCAACTTGAGGGAATGACGTAACGGTAGCGTACCAGTACCGCTAGGCCCCAGAGCGTTGGGAGACACAATTAAATGTGGCACCCTAACCCTAATTTGGGCATCGGTGTACAAATTAGGCTGGCAGTGTAGGTTCGATTCCTGCTTCCCTCACTTGCTGTCAAAGATAGCAAAAAGATGCATTCCATGTAGCGAAAGATAACAAAAATGTTGCATTTCTATGTATGAAATGATTTAGCGGGGTGTAGCTCAGATGTTAGAGCGTGCGAAAATATGCAAGGTCGTTGGTTCAAGTCCAATCACCCCGACTTGATATGGGACAAAATATTAAAAGCCAAGGAACGGGCAATAAAAGCACTTAAGGAAAAGGATATGGCATACGATCCAGATAAAGAACTGGTTTGTTTGAGGAAGCTGTGGGATGCGAGCGGTGGAAGTTGGATCACTACAAAAGAATTAGATGCTATCATGGAAGAAGTTTGGGGCGAGGAACACGGACTTGCCTGTAATTCCATGATGCGTCGAGGTTTAATTGACTACCACTGCGACGGAGATTGGTCAATTGAATTCACGGAAGAAGATTTAAAAGAGTGGGAAAGTGAAAGTAACGGGGTGTAGCGCAGTCTGGCAGCGCGTCTGCTTCGGGAGTAGAAGGTCGCTGGTTCAAATCCAGTCACCCCGACCTTTAGCTCAAAGAAGTTTGTTAATTTGACAAATCTTTTTGAGCGTCTATACTATATAAAAGTATGGACAAATTAATTTTACAAGAGTTAGTCTCAAAAGGACTTTCCACACGACAAATAGCAAAAGAAACCGGCAAAAGCCAAACTTCGGTAAGATACTGGTTGGGGAAGCATGAATTAAATACAACTCGTATTCATAAGTGTAAATGTGGTGAAACCGATAAAAAAAAGTTCCATCCAGGCAGGTATTCGGAGTGCAGGGAGTGCCGGAAGAAGTGGCAAAGGGATAGATTTAGAAGGCTTAAGAAATTTTATGTAGACTACAAAGGTGGTAAGTGTGTCAAGTGTGGTTACAATAAATGTCAAGCCTCGCTCGATTTTCACCATCTTGAAGGCAAAGATCCTAATTGGAAATACATGAGAAGGTGGGCAAAGAAGCGGGTGTTAAAAGAGCTTGATAAATGCATCCTGGTTTGTAGAAATTGCCACGGGGAGATACACTATAGCGAATATACTTCGGGCGAAACATGGTGCTAGATGCCATTGACGGGGCAAGGCGTTGCGCGCCCGCCTTTGATCCGTCTAGCCTGTAAATAAAGGATGATGAATGCGGCTTTTTGTAAATAGCCACTCTATGGCATTACCTAAGCTGGAAACACCATTAGAGTCAACATGGCCTGTGTTATTGTCTGATAGACTTGGATGGCCTCTACTTAATGTAAGTGAGGGGGGAGCGTTGCTTGCTCATTGTATGTCTAAGTTTTCACAGACTACAGTTGATGATGTAGTGGTGTTACATGCTGGTCTTGTGGATTGTGTTGATAGGGATGTGGCAAAGTTTTACAAAGTGTTTCAGAGGAGATTTGGCGAATTTGGCACAGATATGAAATATCTGGATAGGTTTCCTCGATTGCGACTTCGTAGTATGCGAAAAATTAGACAGGACATTTTTAGAAACACAACGGAAACGATATGTGTGGTGTTGGCTTTACAGCATATTAATCAAGAACATTTGTTGAGACACCCACTGTGGAATAAGTCTGTTGATAGAGTCAATGGATTTCTACAAGAGTGGTGTGATATGGCAGAAACCAGGACATTTGTTGAGCCGCCCACATGTGATGATATGTTTTTAGGGGATAACTACCATTACTCAAAACATGGGCATGAAGTTATTGCTCATTTTTTGTTTGATGTAATTAGAAACAAATGAACGTTGATAAAAAAGAATTAGAAAAAATCAACAGGAGAATGGTTGGTTGGACTGTTGATCGTGTGGATAGCGGTCACGATGAAAACATATATATCATTCACCTGTCTAAGGGAAAAAACAAGCGAAGCATTACGCTTTGTGGAAACGATCTTGGTGGATGGATGGGGCGATGACATATAAAATTCTCGTAATTGAAAGTGGTGTTGATTGTTGTGAGTGTAGCGGCGAATGTTACTGTGAACCAGAAATCAACACGCATGAGTTGTGTTTAACCGATCTTGCAAGATCAACAAATTACGAATTAAAAGAGGCGGCTAACTCTTTGGTGGTTCAAGCGTTACAGGGCAGCGATGAAACATTGAGGGAACGCCTTCGCCAATTGGGATGGGTGAATTTAAAAGAAATCAAGGATAGGGAAGAAAAGCTGGCTGCTGGAAAACAGTTTTGGATGTATCAGGGAAACAGAATTGCCGACAATCGTTATGGTTGCTCTTTGAGTCCAGTTGATCTAGAGAATCTGAGTGTTCCTACGGTGCGAATGTTGGCCCGTGAGGATACGCATATTGTCCAAACTATCACCAAACCATCTTTAAAGAAGCTGTTTAACGCAGAGCAGAAGAAGGTTTATGATCAGGTGGCTAAGCAGGAGAAGAAAGAGAAAGAGAAAAAGGCTGCTGCTGCTAAGACAAAATTGGAGAAGAAAAAGCAGAGAGAAATTGCAAAGGCTAAGAAGATCCTAGCAGAAGCGGGAGAGACAAATGACAAGCCCTGAAGAAACTGAAAAAATACAGGCTTTGTTGAAACAAATAGGCGAACGAGCCAGACAAGAGGCGTGGGATGCTGGTGTCCCAACTTGCAGGATGAAAGATGGGGATATAGTCTGGGACTATCCAGACGGCAAGACTTACGGACACATACCACTTTTAATGTGTGATGACAGGGCTTTGTATCGAATATACTCTAGGAATTTAAGTTTCGGTGTGTTCAGCAAAGCGTCACGGGGGTTTGTTGGAATACGAGAGAAGTTCGGAGACTTATATTTATTCACCGAATTTCACTGGGATACTGGCCCGCCATTTGGAACGGTTCATCCCAAAGAAAAATTAGAAATGTTGCCAGAGGAGATGAGCCTTCTGGAAAGTTTGGGCACGGTTGGTGAAAAAAGCCGTCGTCCGATGGAGTTTTCCCAAGACTGGCGATACAAAGACACGAGTGAGTCTTGTAATGAGGCGCAGGGATGGAATGACAAGGATGGCGCAGTGGGAGAAGAAAGCGGAAGGCCACTTATAGCGGGTGAAAATAAAGGATGGTATTACCTAGATACTAAGCAGCCCAAAACTGAAGAGGAATGGGCTGTGGGCGTCCCTAATGACGCATTGTTTAAGTGGCTAGAAGAAAAAGGGGAACAGTATAGGAGCAATGAATAGGAATTGGTTGTTAATTCTAATTATGTCTCTGGCGATTATAGGTTTTGTGATTTTTAACTCACAGACAAAGCCGGTGACGGAATTTGCTCCATTTTCAAGCGTTCCTCCTGAAGAACCAATTCCACCGGAAGATGAAAGGGTTATTCAAAGGATTGAAGAAATAAAGAGAGAGTTAAATAATGAACTCACTCTTTTAAAAGTTAGAGTGGATACGATTGCCACTCGCCAAGAAGGGGTTGGTGATATTGGGACTAGAGTAAGTAGGTTGGAGACTAGGCTACGAAGTTTCGAGTATGAAGTTCAACGAATGGAACGAGATTTCGATAGACGAATCCGCCGATTGGAAATGGAGATCAGAGTAGAAGAATAAAATTCGGGGCGTAGCTCAGCCTGGAAGAGCGTCGGCTTTGGGAGCCGAAAGTCGCACGTTCAAATCGTGTCGCCCCGACTCAACTTTGGTTGAATTTGTGTTATAATAGGTGTGATGGCTTGTGGTGTAATTGGCAACACGTCTGTCTCTGGAACAGATATTCTAGGTTCAAGTCCTAGCAGGCCAGCTTATAGCAGGATGGTTACTGGTTTTACCCGCTGGGCTTCATACGTCCAGTTATGTCGGTTCGATTCCGACTCCTGCCACTTCACTGTTGCCTAGCTTGCTAGGGTGTAGGGCCACGTCCCAATACAAGGGGTTGGCGAATGCTTCGTAAGACGTTGGTTAGCCCTTCGGGGTGAAACAAGCCCACAGAATCCGTGTGGAGGCCGACGCATTTTAGGCTAAACTACCTGTGAGAATTTGGGATCAACAGTGATTTAATATGCCGCTTGAGGGAAAAACGTTGTGCGGCGGTAGGTTATTGCCGAAGTTATGGGTAAAGTCCAGCAAATTACTGGTGATCCCAGAAAGATAGGTGTAGCCAATACCCGCCGTGGACCCGATGGCGGCTCCATGCTACCGAAGCCGAATGGTTAGGCGCGTTCTTGGTAAGAACGAGGAAGATGGGTTCGATTCCCTCCGGTAGCTCTATGAATGTGGCGTTAGTGGCAACGTGTCATCCTCGTGTAGAGATAGATTTCATTGCGGAATGGTTGAAACACTATGCCGCAATAGGTGTCGATTTAATTGATCTTTATATTGATCCTGCCTATACGAACAGTCCGTATAGAAGTCAGAAGCCTCAGTATAATTATTATGATGAATTGACAGACGAGGATGCGGTTGATAAATTCCAAGAAAGTGTGGCATCTTCAGGTGTTCGGTGTAACGTTAAAACAGGCGTTGCTGATGGTGGTTGGGGTTTACGTCAAGCCCAAAATATCGTGAGAACTCTTGACGGCGATGCTTTCCGTTGCGATTACTTGCTTCATTTGGATGTAGATGAATTTTTAATTCTGAAAGGGACTGGCAATTCATCCATTCAAGATAAATTGAACGAGTTGATCGAAGTGTATGGGGAAAACCACTTTGGATTTTATCAAAATGTAATGGCTCCCCGGTGGAGCGAAAAATCCGTTTGGGATATTCGTTTGACAAAAGGGTGTATGCAGCATTCTTGGAAGTCTGCCGTTAATATTTCTCAGATAGGGAATCAATTAGACGAGGGAGGCGACCAAGAACGGGCATACAAAGCGATACACGGGAGAGTAGAACCACATATTGAAGTTCCATCCTGTCATGCAAACGTTTTTCATTTTTCAGGATGGGACGAGGGTTCACGTCGCCAAGATGTTTTGGATAGATGGAATCCTTATGTAGTTTTTGAGACCACAGAACACATAGTTTATCGTGATTTTCTGTTGTTCTTAGCCTACGGAGGGGATAGTGATTAGAGCCTGTATAACGGAAGAAGAGTTGCGAAGGGCTTTGAAGGACGTTGAAGAAGCTAAAGCAAAAGGATTTACTTCTTCCGTTGCAGTTTTAGAAGCCGTGAAGGTTGGTAGAAGCCTTTCGGATTGCGAGTTGGGTTACGATGGTGGCGTTATTTTAAAAGGCCACCCTGATGATCCAAAAAAAAACTGGGGTTATTGCAGCACCAAACAGATAGAGTGGTATAAATTAGTTGATAGAGAAGTAGTCGAAGATGACTAAATCAACAGAGTATAATCTTTGGTGTTGGATTCTCAGTTGGTTCGGAAAAAGAGAACGTGGCACCGTTGTTTTAGAATGTGAAGAAGGTCATCAACATACAATAAAAATCTGGCAGAAGCCAGGAGAAGACACTTGGGAGGTTATTCAAAAACAGGTTCAAGCGGAGTTTGATAAACAAAATACTGGCGGGTAGCTCAATTGGCTAGAGCGCGAAAAAAACTTCTCTGCAAAATTTGTCCGAAAGGAATGCTCGGTAGGGAATACATTGCCTATTAAGCACGAGGTTGTGGGTTCGAGTCCCGCCCCGCCAGCTTATGAAAGATTGCCCAGAAGAGAAGTGTTTCCACTGGATTTGCCCTGGTGGAGCGGCTGATATGTCTGGTAAAATTTACCAGTCACTTCAGGAGAGTTTTGATCACGGAGATTGGGTTGAATTCCCCTATGGCGGTTGTTCTTGCGGATTCGGCAAGTGCAACCGCTTACACGATGATGGCACGGAAGATTATTTTGAACCTTGTGGCGAAGAGGAAGTTGATGTTTGATGAGCCTGCTAAAAATGGGCAAAAGAAGAAAATGGTTTTCATGGAAGATCATGTATGGTAAGTAGGCAAGAGAGGTTTACCAGAGTTTATCGTGATAACGCTTGGGGAAGTGGCCCAACACTATCTGAAGTAGATCATGTTAGACAAGTTCTGCCTGAGATTTTAGTGAAGCGGAAAGTGCGGTCTATGCTTGACATACCGTGCGGAGATTTTCACTGGATGAAAACTGTGGAGCTTGGGGATGTTCAATACATAGGCGCAGATATTGTGCCGGAAATGATCGAAAGGAACAAATTAGATTATCCAACAATAGACTTTCGGTGTCTGGATTTGACTTCAGATGAATTGCCAGAAGTTGATTTGGTGTTTTGCCGGGATTGTCTTGTTCATTTTTCATTAGAGGATTGTCACAAGGCATTAACGAATATCAAGCGGAGCGCCAAGTATGTGATGATGACCACGTTCCCAGAACATCGCGGAAACAAGGATAAAGAAACCGGAAAAAGTTGGACAACCAGAAACTTAGCAGATCCCCCTTTTAATTTTCCTAAACCTCTGCAAGTCATCAACGAAAAAAATAAAAGACCCAAGTATACGGATAAGAGTCTTGCGGTATGGTCAACAGAATTCATCCCAGATATGGTAAGTAAGAACAGACGAAAACGCCTCATTAAATTATGGACAGAAGACCCTCATTGTTATTACTGTAAACGTAAAACGGTGATTGTCCTGATGGCTCCTGAAGAACGGATGCCTCGCAGATTTTCAAATTACCCTTTACGGGCGACATTGGAACACTTGCGAAGTAGATTAAATCCGTCTCGGCAGGAGCCTATTTCCAATGGTAATGAACAACGAATTGTTCTGGCTTGCAACGAATGCAATCAAGCACAGAACACAAAAGAGATGGATGGGTTGACTCGTGAAGAATTGTGGGAGCGATCTAAAAAAGGACACGATAATCCTCGAAATAAAAACGGAGAGTAGCGCAGTCTGGTAGCGCATTTGGCTGGGGGCCAAAGGGTCGCAGGTTCAAATCCTGTCTCTCCGACTATAGGGTGTGCGTGAGTTCGATTCTCACCTTGCAGTTGGCGCTGGCACTTCACTGGAGATCCGGGTTCGATTCCCGGTGGAGCTTAGCGGCTTTATGGTCTAATGGTATGACGCCCCCTTTTATTCCCCTGTAGCTCAGTTGGTAGTAGCGAGCGGCTGTTAACCGCTTTGTCGTAGGTTCGAGTCCTACCGGGGGAGCTTTATCTCGAAAAAAATAGGGAAGTTAAAATGTCAGATGAATACTCCCGTAAAAGCATTGCTTCGACCATCCTGAAATATCACAAAATAAGGGTGGATTGGCGGAAACACACATGGCAGGAAATGTCTGATTTATACCAGCGATTGAATCAGGCGAAGAATATTAAGAACAAATGGGGAGTTGATGTAGCTTGGCAGACTACGACGCTTCAAGAGTTGGTTAGGACTTACCATTCAGGTGAAGTTGCATGAAATTTCCAGCAACATATTGGTTGGGGTATTTGTTCACGATCTTGGGTTTTGGTGTAGCCATGTGGGGCTTATGGATGCCCCCAACATCACTTGCTCTTGGTCCGATCTTTGCTCGTTTCTTTTTCGCAATTGTTTTCCTTATTGCAGGAGCAGGATGCTTTTATCATGCTATCCCAAGAATTAAAGGTAAAGGCCGGTGAGTCGGTAAAGAGAGTTGCCGATGATTTTGAATTTTTCTTTGATACAAAGCCTCATCCTGATTTTTTAGGCGACGGAATGCGCCTCTATTTTGAGGTCAAAGACGAGTTTTCACGTTCGGTTGATTTGAATGGATTTGAAGAGATCATGGAAAGGATGATGTGGGCTTTAAATTACGAATTTGGCAAGCATGATGTTCCTTTGAAGTTTTGGTCGTGTTCGTCAACTGACATGGAGTGGGAAGAAAAATGATTTTTGCTTTTTGCACTTTGGGTGACATGAATTTCAAGGAAGTGAAGAGGGAGTGTGCAGACAATAAATTTGTTCCGATACTCGTCTATGTGTATGAGGGAAAGAGGGTGATGCCCTATTTCTCTAGCGAAAACGTATGCAAAGATTTTTGCCGTCGCAACCTTCCCAAAGAGTGGCTGAGTGGTGCTGTCACGCTTGGGCAGGAAGAGTTAGAAAAACTAGCGGCGGATAACAATATGGACGTAAAGTTGTTTGACTGGCCTCGAAATATCAAAAAGTTTGTGGAATGGGATATTATCATCCATGAATTCCTTGACACGCCAGACATTTCGGCCAAGGCGATTAGATGACCCAAATTCAAAAAAAACGCGAATCCCAATACCGCAAGTCGCTTCGTCAGTGTGGTTTTCGGTCGTGGAAGCGAGCCAACTTACGTCGCGGTGAGTTGATCGCAAAGTCGGTATATGGCCAGACGAGTGATTCGGAAGAACTGGAATTGGCTGGGTTGCAGAGGTTAGCCGACCTGTATGTGAAGTGGAAGACCAATGATGCAACTGGACGGTCTATTCGTCGCCTAAAGCGACTCCAGAAAAAGATTGGGACGAATTAGTGACAGAACTCGGAATAGAGCTTAGATATATTAAGAATAAGAATGAGGTAAAGGTCCATAGCTACTGGTGGGACGGTGACGATCTCATACTTGACACAGATAAGGGGCAATGGCGTCTCGAAAATGCTTATTTAACATCAATGACGTTTGGGGATCTCGATTATGGACACTCAGAAGAATGTATCATCGAACAAAATGTGCAGTGGAGCCGGAACGACGGTTCCACCGAAAAGCAAGAGGGTTAGATGCCCAGTGTGCGGCAGCACGTACTATCGTAATTGACGAATATCCCAAACGAGAAGATTCGGAAGTTATAAAAAAAATTCCGCCTCATAAAGTTAAAGGGTGGTGGAAGAAACCCAAGCCCAAAAGGAAAGAAAAACGTGTCCACAAATGATGATGTTGTTGGCGGCGGCGTAACAAAGGCGTTTAAAGCCGATACAGGTCACATTGATAACACAAGCAAATACATTCGCCCTGATGATCTTCCTGGTCGAGTGTGTAGAGTCCTTGAGGGTTATACTTTATTAGAAATGCGATCTAAAAAAGAGTCTCTTGAGGATATGGTTTATCGTTTTACTCATATTGCTTCTGGTAAATGTGGGAATCCTCACGAAGATTGGATGGAGGATTTTCTTGAATTAGAAGCGATAGTGGAAGAGGCGGCTTACACATCTCCAGCCGAACTTGAGAGGCGAAGAAATGAGGCCAAAACTGAAGGACAAGCTGCTGGGCAAACCGCCCAAGCAGATGCTCCTAAGCCAGCGTGACAAGCGGCTTGAAGAAATTAGAATAGCCAAAGCTACCATCCTCAAGGAAGAAAAGAGTGGGGATGAGTGGCTAGATGCATTATATCCGTTGGTTAGGGAAGAAAATGAATTGCTTCTCGACTTCCCCGATCTCCCGCCCGATGAACCCATTGTGATCGAAAGTATCAATGGTGGTGGAGCTTGCCCTACTCAATTTTTTGGTAAAACACCAGATGGCAAGGAAGTCTATGCTCGTTATCGCCACGGTTATTTAAGTGTGGAAATTGACGACGAGTGGATATTCGGTCAGCAGTTGCATTTGGACGATAATAAAGACCACAACATGGATCATTATCGTGAAATGTGGAATGGTGACGAAGAACGTGCCAAAGCATCTTTTAAAAGCCATGAATTAGTCTTGAAAATGAACGGTGGCTTCCATTCTTATGACGGCACACTCTCTTATAGCAGGTTAAAAGAGGCGACTAAAGGCTGGTTTATTTGGCCAGATGGACAGTGTGAGTGGAAATGAAAATTAATTTCGCAGCCGACAGAAAGAAAAGAAGTCGTTTCAGCCGTTGGGTGGAGAAACAGACCGATAAGGTGAAACACACTTATTGGAATGTAATCCCTTACGACTGGCGACCTGGGCAGATTTGGTATCGGTTCAAGTGTTGGGCTTGGAAACGACATACAACGGTCAAACCACGTTATTTGCCCCATACGTGGTGTGACCGTTGTTCTATTTTGCCCCACATGATGTTTGAGATTTTAAGTCAGTTCATCGAAAAGGAGTGTTCCCCTGGTATTGTCGAGTGGTATGGGGAGAATGGCCATAAAATCACCGTAGATGGCACTGAGAAGTATGTTATGGATGAGATGAAGGACTTATGCTCCTGGTGGCACGAAATTTATAACAAGGAATACGAGCGAGTAGATAACGTCATTTGGGAATTAATTCACACTCATAATTTAGGGCCTCAAGGCGACTGGGATGAGATGAATGATCCCTTGGTGGACGATGATGGTGAAGTCTACGCCTACCGATGGAATCCTAAATATGAGACGGCAGAGAAAGAGACGCTGTATCACATGCTCTTGAATGCTCTTAATCGCTTGGAAAGAGAGCAACATGAGGATTTAGAAGAAAAGATGATTCGCCTCTGTAAGCTGAGGGCATACATGTGGACGTAATCACAATTGAGGATACAAGCGATTGTAATACTTGCGAGGCCAGACACAGAACAGTCTGGGCATTGATGTTAAGTGTGAAAATTGTTTGTCTTGGAGATGCTTGGTGTTACGACTGTGGCCGACGATATGAGATTGTAGCAGAGGAGTTATAAAGATGGGAATGTCAGTTAGTATGCGGGCGTCTTATGAGGCTATGCAGGAGTTTGAAAAGAAGCTCTCTGCCTATGACTTTGGCGCTCATAGTGTTTATGTTCTACACGAAGAAGGCACCACTTATTTTATAAGGAATGCCTTTATTGTAGATACTGATGGCGATTACATCTGGGTTTTTTGTGAACATCAAGTAAATTTGATTTTTCACAAGGACGAACTTTCTGGTTATTCTATGTTAAGGCAGTCTAGTTGCTTTACGCAAGAGTATCAACCTAAGAATTATAGAGGCGAAACCAGCCCGGCCTTTGAATTATCACAAAAATTAGCCGATGAATATGGGCTTACTCGCAGGTGTAGTATAAATATTGAGGGTGCAATCAATAATATATTGATTGCTTCTCAAAATTGTTCGATAGATCACGTTGAAGATATTCTTAGTGATGTGATTGAGAATGTTGAGTTTTTAGAAGATATGGAAGAAGAATAGGCTATCGTAGCTCAGTTGGTAGAGCGCGTCCTTGGTAAGGACGAGGCCGTGGGTTCAAGTCCCACCGATAGCTCTTATGAAAACTAAATTAAGAGATTTATGGCCAGTTTGGTCGTATTTTGGGTTGGCCATCCTGATAGTTCTGTTCGCTTTGTGGAAGGCGTAAGTATATTTAAGCAAGGTTATGAGCCTCGGATGTTCCACTCGTAGCCGCCTTGCTTAATTTAAGTGGGGCGGCTTTTTTGGCCTGTGGTGTAATTGGCAACACACGGGGTTTTGGACCCCGGATTCCAGGTTCAAGTCCTGGCAGGCCAGCTTATGAAGATTTGCACTAGATATTCCCAATCAGGGACTTTAACTTTTACTCCCAATTACATTGGGGAATGTTGTCCCAAACGAACACCTCTGGTCGATCAAGCAGTTCGCAGATACGCAAGTGTCTCGAAATTAGTAGATGCTATAATTAGAAACAGGGAAGCTCTGCAAGTTCTTTGGCAGACAGGTGGCGGCATTTGTGCTGACTGTCCTCAGTTGCAAGGAGGCGCAACATCTTACAACAAAACAAAAACCTTAGTATTTAACAATCATAGTGTTTGTAATGCTAAGTGTTCGTATTGTTTTGGGGATGTTTGGAGAGACAAAAAGCCTCCCGGTTATGACTTATTCCCTATTATAAAGGAGTTGTTAAAAAGGGATGAGTTGCACCCCAATGCCCAATTTATTTGGAATGGAGGGGAGCCTGCAATATACCCCAGAAAAAAGGATTTTGAAGCGTGTATGCAGTTAATTACAGAACATGGGTATGAGAACCTTATCAATTCCAATGGGATTGTCTTTTCTGAAATAATCGCTGCCGCTTTAGAAAACAACCCCAGTGCCGCATTAAGATGTAGTGTAGATGCTGGCACTCGTGCAGTGTATTTAAGACTTCACAGGGTTGATAAATTCTCCCAGGTCTGGGAGAATTTATGTAAATATGCAGAAGCGTGTTCTCCCCATCAAATTGTGATCAAATACATAAAATTGTCTGAAAACGACAACTCGAAAGAATATACAAAGTTTTTAAATGAAATTGAGGCGAGAGGTTTATCTAAATCCAAGATAATTGTGGCATCCGATTTAAGAGACAACCCCAAATTGTCTGCTCTTAGTTCAGAGGAAATGTTTGCAAGAATCGCTGACGAAAAGGGGATAGACATAAGTTTTCTTAATTATGCTAACAATTTACCTCAAAGATTCAGAACCCCGCCAGAGGCTAAAGAGTTCAATGCATGAAATACATGACATGTATAGCGACATAAGTAGCACGGGTTACTGGCTTGATAACCGAGGCAAAGATGAGTTTGATGAGAGGTTGTCTAGGGCGCTTGCTTTGTTTTTCAAACATAAAACTGTTGTAGATATGGGTTGTGGTAGAGGTCGATATGTGAAAACGTTTGTTGATCATGGGATACAATGTCGTGGTTATGATGGGAACCCGCTGACTTCTGAACTTGAGTTTTGTGAGGTTTTAGATTTGTCCAATCCAGTTGAATTGGGTCAATTTGATTGGGTTTTGAGTTTAGAAGTTGGTGAGCATATCCCCAGAGAGTATGAATCGGTTTTTATAGATAACTTACACAAACACAATACTAAGGGTATCATATTAAGTTGGGCTAAGCCGGGTCAACCAGGAAAAGGTCATTTTAATTGCAGGCCCAGAAAATACATCAAAAACAAATTTGCTGGTATGGGTTATGAGAACGATCTGGGGTTGGAAAGATTATTGAGAGGATTTGCTTACTTGGGGTGGTTCAAACGAAACATTATGGTGTTTACAAGATGATGAAAGACAATGTAGAATGCCCCACCTGTAGTAATAACAAGTGGGAGCTAGAGGAAGATCACGCTCATTGCTCAGAGTGTGGCTCTGTTATCCGGTTTGATGAGTTGCGATGCCTCCTGTTATATGGAAAGCGACCCATTGATAAACTCTTAGATGACTCACTCAAGGATGATGAAGGATGGGGAACAGATTAAGATACGAACCGACTTCAAAAGACATAGCAAGGGAAACAGCTAAGATCAGAGCAGGTTGGTCAGAAAGAGAGCATAGGAAAAGAGCCGTAGGTGTTCCTATATGCAATGATTGGCTTCCTCCAGTCATTGTGTTGGAAGATGTAGTTATGCATGATGCCATAAAAGAGCATAATCTTGCTACTCATAACGGCGTGAGGCTGTGAAGCAAAATAAAAAAGTCTTCTATCTGTGTGAAATCTACAATGATCGTCCAGATCATTGCGAGGGCTATCCCTGGAATGGTGCTAACGATATATTTCCCGATTGTATTTTCTATGATGCAAAACACAACATGCTGAACACAAGGGAAGAACAGTTGGAAATAAATACTGAGGCGGAAATAAATGAGGCGTGCTGTCGTTGCGGTAAGTGCTGCTGTTACTGGGAAAACGGTAAAATGATTCACAAATGTCAAAAACTAAAAAGGATTGTTGTTGATGCATGAAGCACATCAAAAAATGGCTAACTTTCAAAGCCTTTTGGGTATTTACGCTAGGAGGCTAGATGATGTGGGGGTTGTTCCTGAGAAGGCAAATACAAGTGTGATGGTTTCTTCGGATGCAATGTTGCGTCACGTCAGTTGGATGATCGTAGAAATGTCATCATCAATGGTGATACATGCTTACGAGAGTTTAATATACGACCATAATAAAGAACCAGCACAGAAAGAAGTGGAAAAAGTTCATCGCTGGCTAGGTTATATACAAGGCGTGCTTTCCGCACAAGAAATCTATACTATTGATGAATTAAGGGACCAAACTCGCCTCGTTTTTTAACAATGAAATTTTTAGTAGTAGTCCGCAGGACTGAAAAATGGAATGAACTTACAAGTAGGGAGATGTGTGACAAGATTCGGGAGCAAGCACCCGTTCGTCGCCCCGTTATAACTGATCTTTTCTTTGAGGGGGTTGAGCTATGGGATAAGGAATGCAGTATTTCTTTTTGTGAATATCGTCAGATTCTTTGGGAGATTGCGCAGGAGTCTTGGCAAAAGGCTGGTTTAGAGTGGATCGAATTTCAAGACTTTCAAAGTTTGCCTAAAGATGACGATTTAATTTTGCTTCCAACTGATGATGATGATGTTTACGCTCCTTTTATCAAGCGTGTATTAGAAAACCATTTTAGTGGCATGGATGGCTTGAAGTGGTCGCCTGTTAGGTATTTTCCTATTACCAACAATATAAGTAGTTTTGATAACGGTATTGTCGGAACTAACTCATATGCACTTAGGTCTACTGCTGTTTTTAACCGAGGTCAGATAACGGCTCATTCTCAGGGTTTTTATAATCTTGAAAAAACCAAACATTTAGATATGTGTTTGTCTTTATCTTTATCAATTCGACACCCAGCGTCTATTAGTTTCTTAGAGGGCGTTGTTGAAGACAACAAAAGCAGAAGTGCGGATTTACCAAGGTGGTTCCAAGAGACGGCTGATCGCCTTCACAACTTGACAGTTAATTTAGGGTTGAGTAAACTATGACTGGCATTATTTGCAAGATGGGTTGGCATGATTGGGAAACGTTTGAAACCACTCGCATTTGTCGTAAATGTGAGAAAAAACAAGCCTTGTTTGCTGTAGGTATGGAAGAGGAACGAGGCGAGAGTGGTCGTCCTGTGTTCCATGCTGGTTGGCAAGATTACGATTGGACGAAAGACCCAATGTAGGCGTCTATGGTGTTCAATGGCAGCACGGGAGCTTCCCAAGCTCTAGGTACGGGTTCGAGTCCCGTTAGACGCTCTGAAAGGAGCTTCACATGTTTGATTGGTGGAAAAAGCCGGTTCGTAGTTCCAAGGAAGGCGAGCGATTGACTGATTGGGAGTGTAAAAAGATCGCCAAGACCTTAAAATGCCCCGATTGCGGTGGAGCATTAAAAAAAGGTCCAGAAGGCGGTTGTTCAGTAAACGTGTGTTGCATACAATGTTTTAGTGAATTTAATATCACTATATGGGATGGCTCTTGTATGGGCGAACGGATTAGCGATGTAGGCCCAAGGGATGTGGGGGATAGAGCATGGGCGTATCAGTTAAAACAAAAGGTGTAAATGATGCTTCTTCTCTCAGCTATAGAGAGAAGTTAATCCGTGAATATAATGAATATGGAGCGGAACTAGATTGTTTGTGGCGTGCGGCTCGGTTTGGTGATAGGTGCGAAAATTGCGATCAGCCCTTGGGGACCATGAGCGGTGCTGTGGAATCAGAGAGGATAGAGTGGCTGCTGGATCGCCTCTATAATATTGTGTTGGATTTGGAGACTTTAAATGGAATCGAAAGTGATAGCGGGCCTTCGGGCGATACATAATCGTTATTTTCGCCCAGTGATTGCTAATCAAAATGGGCTTTTAGTCCATCATGGCGATTGTGACATACATCGTGCTAAAGAAATGCATAGCTTCGCAGCTTGCACATGTGGGTTGCTACATGATTTGCGATGGCTGGAATGGTCCTTGGTAGAGAAGATGTATCCCAAATTTGGAGATGAATTAGTTCACTCCGATATGACTTGGGAGATGGAGCAAGAAGCAAAAGGACGAGAGCCTATTTCGCATGAAGAAACTCTGAAGATATTTAAGGAGGCGGGCTTTAAAATCAATGATGATCCGCCTACGGAAGAAGAATTAAAAAAAATAGAGGCGAGAGATAAAGAACATTGGGAATCAATAGAATATGTGTTCGGTAAGGAATATGTGGAATATTTAAACCAACAGAATGATGCCAGTAGCGAGCATGATTGTTCCCATGATAACTCTGAATAGGAAATAATGTTCGCCACAAAAATGGTGTGAGTCAGGCATTGGAATTTTCTCCTTTTAAAAGCATGATAATGACAGCAGCAATCATACCTAGTGTTGATAGCAGTTCATATATCATTTCCATGCTTTATAAATCCTTACCATACACTAGATTATATTAAAAGGGTGTTATGATTTGGTTAAAATTAGGTTAAGGTGTTGTGTCCTAAATTAAATTATTGAGTTGATTTTCTTCTGTAGCTTTGCTATATAAGGCTATGGAAGTAAAACAACAATTGTTAGATTATGCCAGTCGTGGTTTAAGTCGTTCAGAGATTGCCAAGGCTTTAGGAAGGAGTAGAAGTTGGGTCAACAAGTGGATGGCTCAATACGGGATAAAAACTCATGCTAAGCCCGGCGCTAAGCCCGGCAAAAAAGGTAAAATTAAGAATAATAGTTGTGAAGTGTGTGGTGGAACGATAAAAAGGAATGCTTCCAAATATTGTAGCTCTAGTTGTTGTGCAAAGGCTAAATGGGAAAAGACGAAAAGAAAGATTCAAAAGACAGGAAAGATAGATAATTCTAAACAAGGCAGAAAGTATTTTATTGAGGCGCAAGGATGTGTTTGTTCAATTTGTGGTTGCGAGGAATGGAATAGGTTGCCAATTCCTTTGGTGTTAGATCATATTAATGGTAATGCTGATGATTGGCGATTGCAAAATCTAAGAATGGTTTGTCATAATTGCGATGCTCAATTGCCAACTTACAAAAACAAAAACAGAGGGAATGGGAGGCACACCCGACGACAACGATATAGTGAAGGAAAAAGTTATTAACGCCACTGTAGCTCAATTGGCAGAGCGGCACACCTGTAATGTGCATGTTAGGGGTTCAATTCCTCTCAGTGGCTCTAAGGTAGTTGGGGGCAAGTTCCACTTGTCTTCTTTGCCTTTCACCCCGCACCGGGTCAGGTCTTAACCGAAGCAGCCCAGCGGGGTGTTTTTATTTAAGGACACAGAAATGGACGAAGAACAACTTAAAATATGTCAATTTTCTACAGGGTGTAGATACCTTGGCGTGCGTGATGATGACACTTACGAATGTCTCAAGAACGATGCTAATAAGCGTAAAACAATTGACGAAGAGGTGTATGCTATTATTCCCAGTTTAATTAAAAAGCCGAACGCTCTCCTGTTAGACATGTTGCCTTTGGGAGATTTTTGTAAAGGGATTTAAAGTGGTCTCAGAAAAAATCAAACAATTAGCTGCTAGTTATTGCAACCGAGTGATGGATAATAAATCGGATGAATTAACAAGAGGGGTTGAATCTTTTGGAAAACCCAGCCTTCGTAGTAGTTGTGAGTATTGTTATCCAACCTACGGCGATGCTGAGGATTTATTTCGAGCTTGTGAGCTTTATGAGAGGTCGAGGAATGGAAGCCTATAAAATCTTTGACTTGGGTGCAGATGGCCCCAAAACGTTATTTCACGGTCTTGAAGGTAGCAGAACGCTACCAGTGGGAAAGTGGCTAGATGCTGAAATTAAATTAGTCACAGATGGATCTAGAGCGGAGCCTTATGAAAGTGGTTTCCATGCCTACTATACTTTGGACGATATTCACGAATGGTTGCTGAGGGCCAAGAACCTCGATCATCGAGTCGTTGTCAAGGTAGAAGTGAAAGGTTGCTGGGAGAAACCACGGGCTATTCGTCCCACAATTCTGGCTAAACGCCTCAAAATCTCTGATCGAAATTGGAAAAACAGAATTCCTGCGAGAGAGTTCCTAAATACAGTAACTCTCACGGAGGCTTAGGAATGTTTAATTTAGTAGCTTGTTCGGTATTTATGATTGTAGCTATTGCGCACTTGGTAAGGGCAATCTGTGGGTGGGATTTATTAATTGGTAGAGCACCAGGACATACTTTCAAAAAAGAAGGATTTTACTGGATGATGCCGAGATGGGTCTCATGGTTTGCCGCACTTGCCATTGGGGCGTTAGCAGTATGGGGACTTTTATGACGGAATTTAAGACATGGTTGGAACATGACCAATCTGTTGTAGTGACATTTGATTTTGATTCAACGCTGACCACACCAGTTTACGATGCGGATAACGAACTTTGGGAACCCGATGAGGATCAGCCCAATACGCCCAATGTAGCAAGACTCCGACAGGAACATGCCAGAGGCGCTAAAATTTATATCGTTACATCTCGTAGTGAGGGTGAAAGGGGCGGCGTTGAGTTGTTTGTTAGCAAGAATAACCTACCTATAGAGGGCATAATCTGCACTGGTGGAGACAAAGGTGCGGCACTTGTCCAACTTGGTTCAATTCGCCATTACGATGACATGGAGCAATCTTCGGATGATGCCAGGGGTCTTTTTGAAGGGGAGTGGATCAAAGTTCACCATCCTTTTGAAAATCATGGCGTAAAGTTATAACCAAACCCTTTACAATCAATTAATTTATGCAATAATGTAGGAGTGAAAGTTCTCATAGGCCAAATCGGGCTGCGCCTCTTTTTCCTTGTATGGGTAATCAGCACATCTTGTGCAGCTTATTATGCATACCAGCAAAACGGACACGCTTTTGCGTTATGGTTGTGTGGCAAGGTTATAGGTGTGGCTGGGATGTTGCAGTTTGGAGTGGGACTTTGGATGGCAAAGGATTTAAGAAAAATGGAACATCGCAACGACTGGGCTAGGGACGAGATTGATGATGAATTAGAGCAAATGTCTGTAGAAAGGCATAATAAAAGTTACTATCAGGGTGTGCGTGATGCTCTGAGGATGTATGCGTGGTGGCGTGATGGAGAACAGTTTGTTGGTACGCAAGATGATAAAAAATTTGTAGGCTGTGGGGTAAGGACGCTCCGAGAAGCCTTAGAGGAAGTCGATAAATGGGAGCATCGGGACAACGAAAACGGGAGTCCTGGTGGGATAGATATATGTTAGTTGAGGTAAGGGTTTGCTTTTCGTAGAACCACCAAGAAAAAAGAGAGCTAGAAAGTCTAACAAAAGAATTAAATTGTTAGAACAAGATCCCTCGTGTCATTTCTGTACATCAGAAGTTAATTTTGAAAATTCTGGAATTTTCAGACTTAAAGGAGTTGGCGGAAAACCGAGGGAAAAGGTTTTAGCTTGTCTTGAATGTATTTACAAACATCGTCGTGAGGAATCAGGGGGTCGCTCCACTAAACGCAGGCAAAAACTGCTGGAGAAAGACCCTCATTGTTTTTATTGCAACTGTGATTTGGATTTAGACAATTCGACATTGGATCACCTTATTCCGAGAGCCAGCAAAGGACCGAACAAGGTTGAGAATATCGTTTTATCGTGTTACACCTGCAACCATAGAAAAGGCACAAAATCTGCCACTGAGTATTTGGCTATTTTAAATGCTGAAAAGAGAAGAATTGCATGAGCGAAGACATACAACTACCAGTGGATTACACCAAGCTGAGTCGTAGCGGCGATGACAAGAGGGTTGTTAGGGAAGCATACATAGCTCAGCAGGATGGAAAGTGTCATCATTGTAAAATGCCGTTGAGCGGCGATCCCTCAGATGAAGTCTTGAGTAAGCGTGTAAACAAAAAATTGTTTCCCGCCGCTTTTTTTGATTGTCCCGTTCACTTGCACCACGATCACAATACAGGTTTAACCATAGGTGTTGTGCATGGTTATTGTAATGCTGTTTTGTGGCAATACTATGGAGAATGATTATTTCAACACTTATTTAGTGTATGAAACACATAATAGGTTTAGGCAAGTGGGGGACTCGACTTGCTGAAGTGAACAGGCATGAAGGCAAAGAAGTCAAAACCTGGACGCATGGCGAACCGGGTTGTAACATCAAGGGTGCTGAAGAAGTAATTGTTGCGGTGCCCGCCCCATATTTAATTGATGCACTGTCTAAATTCCAGGTTGATCCTGAGACTCTAGTAACGACAGCAACTAAAGGATTGGATACATCGGGTCGTTTGCCCTCTAAAGCCATTAAATTGGTTTGGGGTTCCCAAAACGTGCGTGTAATGGGAGGCGCGTGCATATCCACAGAACCGACTTTAGATATTCAGTATGGAGAAGAACTATTAGAGATTGCTGGAATCTTAAAAAATGTGTATGCTATCGGTTTCAGCTATTCTCGCACCAAGTATGGAGACAATGCCACTGCTGTTTGGTTTGTTAAGGTCTGGAAAGAACTTAGGGAATTGGTGAAAGACGAATCGTATTTATCGGATCTCGCCGTAACCAGTATCAGTTCTAAAAGTCGCAACAACAAAGCAGGAGTGTTTATTGCTCAGGGAAAACCAATTGATTTGGGTGGACAAGTAGCAGAGGGCGTGCATAGCGCTAAAATGATTGAAGAGTTCAATCTATTTGGCCGATTGCCACTGCTTAGGGAAACCACCCATATTATTTGTGAGCATTTGTAATGGAAACACTATCGGCAAATAATTACTTCCTTTGGGAAAGAAAAGATACTTGGAGCAAAAAAGAAGGCACGCCTTTTCGTGGCACCTGCGCGCGCGATTACAAAGAAATTCTTGGTAGAGATGGTTTCGTTTTTAAATTAGAGGAATTGCTTAAACTCCCATTCAGTGAATCACTTAAAAAAAGATTAAGAGGCGCACGACCCGGCACGGCTGTTAAAATTCAAAAATTTAGTCGGAATGATCATTTGTATTTGCGACGTTTGACAGATGAGGAAGTGGTTGAATGGCAGGAGTGTCGGGCATTAAAAAAACGAGACTCACAACTTACAATGGCAATAAATGAGGCGGTTCCCGATCTCATAGAAAAACAAAAGGAAGTTCGCGCCCGTTTAAGGAAAATTAAAAAGGCTTGGCACGATGAAGCGTAGAGACTTCCTAAAAGCGATAGCAGCAAGCGCAGCAGCAGTGACGATTGCTCCCGCTTTACCACTGCCAGAACCACCCAAGGTTTACACGCCTCGCATCCATACAGGAGCAAATCGAAGACCAAATTGGACAAGCAGAGAGAGTGCAGAATTCAAGAGGATAAGCATTCCTTTGGTGAGAAGAATTTATCCCCAATTAATTGCGAACAAAATTGTTTCCGTTCAACCCCTGTTGGCCCCAACAGGTTTAGTCTACTATCTAAGGTTCAGATACTCTGAAAATCGAGGCACACCTAGAACGTTCTGGGGTAAAGTGCGAGATTGGTTTAGTCCTAAAAGGAAAGTTTGTAATGCAAATTCTTCAAGAAGGCGGATTCACACTGCTGCACCATTACCTGGAATCACCAGTAGTGACAGTCCGAGCAATCGTAAACACTGGTTCCGTAAATGAGACGGATCAGCCGTGTTATGGTGCTGCTCATTATTTAGAACACATGTTCTTCAAGGGAACCGCCAAGAAGGACTATAAAGAACTGGGCAAAGAATTAACCAAGTTAGGCATTCATAACGCCTATACTAATTACGCCAGAACGGTCTACTATATCAATTGCCTTCCTGAAGATGTTCAAAAAGCAATAAATCTCTTAGCAGAGATGATGTTTGAGCCTACGTTTGAGCCAAAAGAATTTGAAAAAGAACGAGGCGTCATCCTTGAAGAGTGTCAGATGTATGAAGATGATCCGCATGGATACTTCTTTGCAAATGCTGCTCGCAAGATTTGGGGCGAACACGGACACCCCATTATCGGTTTTAAAGACACAGTTGGCGATATGACGGTAGATCGCCTTACTGGCTTCAGGGACCAGCATTACAGCAAAGCAAATATTGCATTCGCTCTTGTTGGGCCAGTTGATGAAACGGCAACAGGTGAATATTTTGGTAGTGCATTGA